TTATTTTAAAGCGTCAATTAACATTTTGTTCACTTCATCTGTTGCCTTGTCATTTCGATATTCATTTATTATTTCTGAAAATTTTTCGTTTTCTGTTATAAATTCATACCCCAACAGATAGTAAAGAAAATTTGCTATTTCCTGTGGATTTGAAAAGTCTGTAAAACATTCACCATAATCGGCTTTTTGAAAATCTTGAACTTTTTTTATTGCTTTAAAGATGCCGTATTCTTCAAGCATTTTTACAGCATCTTCTTTGTTATCTGCATAGTATTTAGTATTGAAAACATCGTTGTGCAAGTCTTCGTAATATCCGTCATAACCGTTTAAAACGTCAGCTATGTTTTCTTTAATTTCTTCAGTTGTGAAATATTTCATAGTATACTCCTTTATTTTAGGTTCATCTTCTATGATGCAGTTATTGATTAATACGTAAACATCTCTCATTAAGCATAAATCATCAATATCTGCTAAGTTTTTAACTTTAAAGTCTTTAAATATTTCTTCAGTATCAAACTCGAAACCACACATTCCACCGAAGCTTGATAAAGATAGGGTAACGTAGTTTTCTTCGAGTTTTATATGCAAAAAGTTTTCTGAGGAGAATCGATGTGAGGTTTTTGTACCATAAGACCTACAAGTTTCGTTGTTTTCATCAAGGGTTAGATGTATATTGTTTAAGTTTTTCTTAAATTTTTTGACGTTTACTTTGAATTTGTTTTTACTTTTTATTTTCATTGATTTTTCCTTCTTAAAAGTATTCTTGTTTTTTCATGCTCGATAAACTAGGTCTTTTACTAGGGCTATTGTCAAAAGTTACAATTAAGCTATCTAATAGAGGGATTCCTAAGATATCTCCACATTTTTGTAATGTTATTGCGACTTTGATGTCGGCAGGGGATGGTTCTGTATTGTTAGATGGATGATTGTGGGCTATTATAATTGAATCAGCGCCTGCTAAGATAGCTTTTCTGAAGACTTCTCTAGGATGTACTAAAGAAGCATTTAGTGTACCAACTGATACAAGATCGATACCTATGATTTTCTTTTTTGAATCTAATAGGATTGTTATTAATCTTTCTTTTTCGTCTTGAAATAGTGAAAAGTATTTGAATAGTAATTCTTCGAATGAATCTGGAGAACTATGCGTTTTTTTCGTTGATTCTTCTAGGAAATTATCTATTAGTTTTTCTCTACCATCGTATTGTATGCTAGTGTTTCTTACCACAAGCTCTAAATTTTTTAATTTCATTGGTTGATTACCTCTTTATAAAATTGATTATTTCTTCAACAGTTTCGTATTCTTCCAAAAGTTTTGGGAACTTGTAGAAAGCTATTGTTTTATACCACTCGTTATATTCCAAATATAAGTCGAAATCGGCTAAATCCCATATTATTTCTGATGTAGTCATTTTGTAGTTTTCACTTTTTAAGTCTTCTGGTTTTAGATTTTCTAAATTGTTTATTTTAGAAAAAACTACAGTATTAGTAGCTCTTTCTTGAATTGTAATGTCGGCGTTTAATAGATCTTTAATTGTTAACATAAATTTTTTTTCCTTTGTTTATTTTCGTGCTAAATAGAGTAAAGACGCTACTATAGAGTAACGTCTTTTGCCATATTTAAAAATTCTTCTATTACTGGTTGTTTTAATTCTTGAGGAATGATGTTTTCTGATTGAGTTGTTTGATTGTTATACCATTCTTTATAGAATTTAGCCTCTGCTAGGTCTATATATTTTTCTAAGTCTAGGTTATCGCTTATTTTCTTTTGATCTTCTATTGATAAAAATTCTAAGTCTCTGTTTTCGATTAATACTGATGCGTCTTCTTCAACGTTTGATATTTTTTGGAATTTGATTTTCTTACTACTTAAATCAATGTCGCCTACGTCTACGTAGTTACTTATTATGGAAATTGCTTGAAGGTCTTGTTGGAATCCTTTTTCTATCATTTTAGGTGTTGCTGTTGAGGCGTATACTGATGTTATATAAACAGAATCTTCAGTATCATCTTTCACAAAGAATACTCTATTGTGTAGTTGCAATGGGGTATAGTCTTTTGTTATTTTATTTTGAGATACAGTGTATCTATCTGAAGATCTTGATGATGATACTATATGTTGGAACATTCTTAGTAATTCGAAATCTTTAAACTTTTTATTAGAACCTCTTAAAATATCTTTTGCTATTTTTCTATTGAATTTATCGTTAAGTCCACATTTAAAGTTTTTAGCTTGTTTTTCGTTAAGACTTAGTGAAATGTATTCACCAAGGATGTAATCAACAATAGGGGGCTTTGTAGGGTTGTATAGAGGTGTTGATCCGAAATAACAACCTAGAGAACCTGCTGCTGATAAGACTTTATCTGTTTTAGGGTCACGTTCAATACGATTATTAGCATCTTTTGATATAAGGTTAAGTCTTTCTGGATCTATATCTACTAAGATTTCTTCTTGTTTACTTTTTAGTATTTTATTGTTTTTCTTTTCATCGAAAATAGTGTAAAGACCATCTGTATTCGTTGATGGTACTATAGCACCTTCTAAGGTTTGAGCTTGACCTATTAAAAATGAAAATAGTTGTCCGATTACCCTCATTGATATTATAGTGTTGGCTTTTAGTATGTCGTTGTCTGTTTTAGCATTCATTATACCTGATGTTGCGTTTAGTATTAATTTTACACCTGAACGTTGTATTTTATATTTCTTTCTTTCTTGTTCTGATATTTTAGGATCTTTTTGTTTTTGTCCTAGAGTTTGTTTTTGAAGATATATGTTGTAGTATCTATCATCTTCAAAGTTTTTATTGACTAAAGCCCCAAGTCTTACCAATAATAGAGGATAATATGATTTAAAGTCTTCGTGATTCATTACTCCGTATGATGTAAACTTGTATTCGTCACGTAGTTTATATATCCCGTTTTCTTTTCTAAAAAGTGTCGGCTTTTTAAAGTCTTTATAACACTTTTTGATTCTATCTTCTTTAGTCATTTTTTCCATAGCTTTTATAGTTATGCCTGATTTTAGTAAGTCTTTATATTCGTAGTTTTTATCTAGTATGGTTATAGTTTTAAGCTTTCTTATATTAAGAGGATCGGTTTCTGTTTCTTTACAATAATCTATTACATCTTGTTTAAGCTTATAATCTGCATAGTCTTTTAAAAATAGATTAATATTACATTCTTGACCGTGGATACCACCTAAGCTAAAGTTTACAAAGCAACTTGTAGGGGTACCGTCTTTTTTATAATACGGATAAAAGTAGTTTACTTTATCTGGTAGTTGTTCAAATTGAGGTTTATCATCGTTACAATCATCGCCTATATATTTATCTTTATAAGATTGTTTATCGTTGAAGTTTTTACCTTCTACGCTCTTATAGAATTTATAGACTGGTTCAAAGTTTTTGATTACATGAGGTTGTTCTTTAAAGTTTTCTTTGATAAAATCGTGTACTTTTTCTAGTACGTTAAACCTTTCAACCCCTAAAGCTTTAGCTTGTTCTTTTGAAGGATAAGTTAGATCAACATATTCAATATCGTCAAGTCTACCATACGGACACAAGATTTTAATAGCTATTTGGGCTGATGGAGAATCTATCGTTAACCTTCTCCTTCTTATTTTTTTAGGATTAATATCTGGTTTATAAGTGTTACCATCTTGTTCGTAGATACATTCTGGATAGTCTTTTAGTAGTTGTCTTTTCAATAAAAAGTTATTAGTGTATATATCATTATTAAAAAGCCAAGCTAAGCCTACAACGTCACTTACGTTATAAGCTATTAAATCCAAAAATTCTTTATTATTGTTTATCGTTGTATCATTTTCTAGTTTATCTGATTCAAGTATTTGATAACCGAGAAGCCCTAAAAGTTTTTTAAGTGGCACTCTTGCTTGTTTTTCATTAAGTCTTGCAACATCTATGTGTCTACCTGATCTCGAAAAGTTTTGGTGTATTTGATAGCGATCGTCTCTTGTAAAACTATAAGTTTTTTCTTTTGAGTTGATGTTTTTATCATAACTTAATCTTCTAGGCATATAACTTATAAATTCTTCTGTAAAGAGGCTATCGTTGAAATCTCTCATTTCTTTTGCTGATACGTCAGTGTAGGCATTGAAATTTGTTAAAGCGTTAATGCCGTCTCTTTTATTTAGTGTTATTTGATCAAAGTATTGAGCAAGCATTGTATCATCATAGTTAAAAGAGTTGTAACCGAAAAGATAAGGGGTTTTTTCCTCATCAAACTCCTTATCAGTGTCACAAATTGGTCTAAATTTGCCTTTTAAAAAGTCTTTTTCCATAGTGTCTTTATCATTTACGTTATCAGATATAGAAAAGCCAAAAGTTTCTAAGATATATTCTTTTGCCTCAGTTGTTTTTAGATTGTGTAGATTAATTTTGCAGGATTTTGGAAGTCTTGGGTTTTTTGTTTTGATTTTTTCATTTATTACATTGAAATCTGTATTTTCAAAGTCTTTTTCTAGTGTTTCCGTATCAATCATATAGAAAATATCTAGTATATTATCTTCTTTTTTGTAATTCGATAAGGTAAATACATTACTTAAAGACTCAATATCATAAAATTCTGTTCTCATTGCTGTCCTTTCTTTCTATGTTGTTTTTTCGTTATCATTTTCTATTTTCGCTAATATTTTTAAGTTTTCATCTTTAACTAAACCTCTATAAGAGTTTGATTTATTAGCTAAAGTTGAAAGTTTGACTATATCATTTGTTTTAACGTTTGGGTTTAGCCAGTTAGTTAATTTATATTGATATATAAGTGTTTCTGGTTTATCCATTTTATCGGATGTTTTTATTTGTTTTGATTTATCTTCACAAATAAAAAGCGTATCATCATCTTTTTCAAGAGCTTGTAGTAATTGTTCTATGAATTTAAGTTTACTTAGTACTTTTCCTTGAGGCGTTGTATCTTTAAACCACGCTTTATATAAATCATAAAGAAACGTAAAGGGTAGTAGATCCCAAGTGAAATCGTCTTTAAATTCATGCCAAAATTGAGCAACGCTATCATTATATTGAGTATAAGATTTTAAAACACTCTTAGTTGTTGTTGTATCTTCTAAAGAGTAGTAGCTTGGTAAATTCACAACTTTATATAATACGTATTCTAATACTTCATCACGATTTAGATAATCTGATTTTATATAGGTTCTTTCTTTACCGTTAAAATTTTTCTCAAAAGGTATAATCAATAAACGTCTAAGCATTGATGAAGAAGCGTCTTTAATTCTAGGAAATTCATTTACACATTGAACCATAAAGCCGTTAAATCTAAAAGTAAACGCTGGGTTATACTTAGGGTTTACGCTTATAGGGTCTCCCGTTATTATAGCTTTAAGGTTTGCTGCTTGGTCTATGAATGTTCCTACGTCGTTTTCATCTGTTATTATAGCTGTCGCATGAAGTAGTGGTACTAATAGAGCATCTGTTGAAAATCTATTTAAAGGTATTGATACATATGAGTTGTTGCCACAAAGGTTACGTAATAGTGTACATAATGTACCTTTTCCGTTATTACCTACAGTTGAATAAAACCAAGCTGATTTGTTCCAATCTACGTTTGGTCTTATCATAGCTCCTACTATTTTCCATAAAAGTTCTATTACTTCTTTATCATCAGATAAAGACTCAAACCACGTTTCAACATCCCATGTAGTATTGTCTGGGTTAGTTATTATAGGATTTGTAGGGTTATCTTTATAGTGAACTTTTATTTTAGATACAAATATCTTTTCTGATGTATAGGGCAGTAGCTTTTTAGTTTCGTAGTCGATTATACCGTTACCAACACAAATGAGATTTTTTTCATGGCAGATTGTTTTAGTTTCTACTAAGGCTTTTAATATGTTTAATACTTCTTTAAAGCCTCTGTCTGATATAGTACAGTTAAGTTTTTGTACTACAGCTCTTAGTGTTGTTGTATAAGTGGTGTAAATACCTTCATTGATACCATCTTCGTTGTATATAGCTAATATACCAGCGTCTTCATCACCCATAGATGATTCATCTATAATTTTCACAATAACATATCTATAGTTTAAGATAGTAGCTATTTGATAGGGGTTTAAGTATTCTGGTATAGTCCATGCATCTTGACGTTTATGTTTTTTACCATCGTCTGATTCATAGGTATTACGTTTAATGATTAGTTGTGTTTGCCTTGAGATGATTGATGATTCCATTTCTTTAATACTAGGTTTAAGATTATTTTTTTTAAGTTCTTCTATATAATCTTTAGTGACCTGTATTAAAAGTTGGTTTTTAGTATCGGTCATCTATAATCATCTCCCTTAAAGTAAGAATAATGTATTAGTTATAGAGCAAGATGGTACTGTATTTTCGATTAATTCATTTTTCATATTGCTTTTCATTTTTTCTTTTAAGTCGTCATATTTTATATCAGACTCCTTAAAGCGTTTAATACTTTTTACAAGGATTAAAGTCTTTAAGTATATTTCATAGAAGTCAAGACTGTTGCAGTTAAGCATTTTAGCGACTTCTTTTACTTTAATAGGGGATGTTCGTTTAAAAATTGCAGTATAGGATATACCAAGCATTATTCTCATTTCAACGTATGTAAAACAACTTTTAAATAGTTCTGATACTATTTTGTCGTTATTTTTTACATTTGAGTGTTCAAGCAAAAATTCTTGTCTTTGCTTTGTAGAAAGCGTCATGCACTTTTTAAATTCTTCATCATCATTAAGTATGAACCCTATAGCCTCACTATATTGATTTTTTTGTTCTTCTTTGAAGTTATCATCATTATATTTGTAGTTTGTTATAAGTGTGTTCATAGTGCAGTAGGCTAGAAGGGTTTCTAGTTTTTCTTTTTCATTATTTAACATTGAAAGTTCCTTTCTTTTAATTTTATTAATTAACGATAATGATAATCGTTACGATATTACTTTTCTTATCATTTTCTATACTTTAAGTTTACTATATTTTTTTAAAAAATGCAACCTTTTTTTATCTAAAAGCTATAATTTTTAATTGCAAGTGAACAGGGGTATGCATAAAGTACTTTGTTTATACAAAATTATGCATAATAATGAGTAACACTTTTAAATTCAAAAGTGTTACTTTCGTGTTACCGATTGCTACAGACCGCAGAAAGCCTACATTCTTGAGTAACACTAAAGTGTTACTCTTTAGGAGCTGGAAAACGATTGTGGTTTAATGTAATAAAGTGTATTGAAATGTTGCGCTACGAAGTGGGGTAGTTATGATAAAGTTTTTCGTTAATTTATGTCGATATCAAAATTCATCATTTTAATCATAACTTAAAATATTTAATCAAATATTTAACGATAAGACTTAAAATAAAATAAATTTAAAATATTATTTTAACGATTTTTTAAGTTTAAATAAAATGTAAACGTTATCACAATTTCAAGAGTAACACAAGTGGTAACACTTTTGCTATTTTCCCGAAAAGTACACTTAATATGTATTTTTCAACGTTTAACGGTATTTAAAAGCATGTCAAAAATAGACGAGTAACACAAGTAACACCAAAAGTGTTACCGATAAAACGGCTAAATTACAACGCTCACAAGGAAAAGTAACACGGTAACACTAAATTTTCAAAAATCTTTATAGGTTGCTAAAATTCTATTTTTTATTTTTTACAATGGAAAAACTTTTTCGTGCGCGCGTGTGCGTAACCTCCCTATAAAGAGTTTCACGTAATGTGTGTTACTACGTTACATATAAATTTTACTATGTATATAATTTTATAAAAAAAATCATAAAGAAATATTTAAAAAAAATTTAAGAAAATACCTTGTTATTATTCTGTCTTTTTTCTTGGTGAGGTTACAGCATTGTATCAAAGTATTAATACGCTCATAGTCAAATATAAAAAAAAGACAAGCAAAATGTAATTTTGCAAAATTACATCATCTTGTCCTTATTTCTTTTAGCATAGTATTCGACTATTCGACCTTACTTATTGATATTATCACTAGCAATCTCGTGGTTACTTTGTAACCACTACCTTCACTTAATATCAATTGTATGGCTCTCAGATACTCTTTAAACTCATTTTTATATATTACTTGACTAATTAATACCTAAAGGTATAAGACCGTTTTAAAAAGCCTCTGAGAGCGTTAAGAAAAATTAAAAATAATCAAAAAAAGCTTGATTTCTGCTTGAAATTAAGGTATAATATATTTAGGAATAAGATATTTTATGAGAAAGGTGGGATTCCTATTAACGAATTATTAGCTCAAGTTTTTGAACGTAGGGGATATACTAAAGAATTTTTAACTAGCATAAATACGTTTAAAGAACAAAAATTAGATGATATAGATGAACTTTGCGAAGCTCTACATGATATAAAATTGAGTAAAGAACAAATAATAGTTTTACCTGATTACGATATGGATGGTATTATGAGTGGCGTTATAGCTTATACTGGTTTAGCCGATTTAGGTTTTAACGTAGACATTTATGTACCTGATGTAAGTTTAGGTTATGGTTTTAACAAAGATGTTATTGATTTAATTATTTCGAGATTTCCAAATGTAAAACACATTATTACTTGCGATAATGGTATTCAATGTTTTGACGGTGTAACTTACGCTAAGTCAAAAAATATTGATGTTTATATAACAGATCACCATATGTCGAGTACAACTTTTCCTGAGGCTGAAGTAATAGTTAACCCCAACAAGTTTGGAAGTACATACGAACATCCTGAAATTTGTGGAGCCGTTGTTATTTGGAAAGTTTTGATGCATTATGTTGAAAAATATAAATGCGATACTTTTGTATCACAACGTATTGATAGATTAAGAGTGTTTGCAGGTATTAGTACAGTTTCTGATATGATGCCTATTCTTTATGAAAATCGTGTTATATTAAAAGACTCTTTGATTATTTCAAATATTTTACTTAATAGTGACGTAGAAATTTATTTAGAAAATAGTAGAAGACCTTTAGATAGGGCTTTTAAGAATTATAAAACTCTTTTAAGACGTTACAGAGACGAATATAAAAAAATAGGCGATGAAGTCAACGAAGATTTTTACGCTTTCTATCTGGCGCCGACTTTTAACTCTGTGAAAAGATTGGCAGAAGATATGAAGTTTGCTTTTGGTTTATTTTTAGCCAAGGATCCTGATAAGTTTATAACTAAACTTCATGATTTAAACGAAAAACGTAAAGATTTGGTTAAAAAATATCTTTCCGAATTGACACCTCTTGATAATAGCTCTATTTATGTTTATTTTACAGATGCCCAACCTGGACTTTTAGGACTACTCGCAAACTCCGTTATGAGTACTACGGGTCTACCTACTTTTGTTTTGAATTATAGTAGTTTATCTGGTTCTGGTAGAAGTCCTTATTGGTTTTCATCTATCACAAATTTACAAGATTTTACAATATTAGGTCATGAATGTGCTTTTGGTTGTTCTTTTAAGGATATAGACGAGGTTGAAAGATTAAATGAAGCTGTTGATTTAAAAGTAAAAGAAATTATTAAAGAATCCGAAGGTAGTCCTCAAGATAATTCTGATATTTACGATTATGAAATTTTTACTGTAAGCGAAGATGGTTTATTTACTCCAGCTAGTTTATATTATGATTTCTGTAAAGAACTCAAAGTGTATGAGCCTTTCGGTCAAGGCTTTACTAAGCCAGTTGGTCTTTTGCATGTTGATATGAAATATGTAAGCTATCAAGTTATGGGTAGTGAATCGCAGCATTTAAAATTGATTCTACCAAAGGGTGTTGAAGTTTTATTGTTTAATCAAGCAGATTTACTTGAGGATTTAATTAAGCGTGAAGTTTTTGATGTTGAGGGAAGTTTACAAATAAGTGAGTTTATGGGTAATGAACGAGTTCAATTTAATGGTAAAGTCTTATGTTAGATAATAAATTCAAGTTAGATAATAGGTTTAAAGCTTATTTGATATTTTCAAGTGTTATAACCTTATTTTGGTCTATAATGGGCTTTGGGGAGTTTGGCTTAATTTTATGGTTACATTTTGTGGCTATAAGTTTTTATGTATGTTGTAACAAAAAGCTATTAGTTAAAATTGGTAAAATCGATCCTATCGATATATTTTATCTCTTTTTAACATTTTTTAGTGGTCAAATTTTAGGAATGTTTTTAAATATTACTATAGGAGACCCTAAGTATGATCAACTGCAAGAAATGATGGCTAATAACTTGACGTTCGTTTTAATCGTAACGTTCATTACAGCCCCGTTAGCCGAGGAAGTTATCTTTAGAGGTATAATTTATTCAACACTAAAGAAAACTCTCCCTGTGAGCCTCTCAAGATGTTTACAGGCGATTTTATTTTCACTTTTTCATGGAACGTTGACTCATCTTTGTCCGACATTTATCTTTGCGTTATATCAAGCATATATTTTTGATAAGTATAAGGATTTAAAAGCTAGCATAATATCTCATATTTGCTTTAACATTTGTAGTTTTTTAATACCGAGCTTGATGCGTATTCCACTTGACAACGTGTCAGTGATAGTATCAAGTGCTGCTTTTGTGATATTTAGTTTATATCTTCTTTTCAATAAATATAATAATTTGGAATTTTTTAATGATTTAAGTATTTTAGAAACTTTAAGATAAAACAAAAGAGTAGACATAAATTGTCTACTCTTTTATTATTTTTTTAGTTAAATTCATAGTATCCCATAGGATCCATTCTTCCACTAACGTCACGTGAGAACCAAATACAAGCATAGTCGCCATTGATGGCCACACCCATATTAGATAATCCTGAGAATCCATGTTTAATTTGTTCTGGTGTAGGGTCAGTCCATTTATTTTGAGACAAAATTACATCGTTATGTCCTGGAGAGTTTTGCCATGATTTTAATGCCCTTTGAGGTGTAATCATGAACCCGTTTACAGCCACTTCATAACCTGATTGATTATATCCAGTAATTTCTTTAGGTTTGATGTGCATTAATTTACTATATTCATGATCATCTGTATAAACTACTGGAGTCCAATTACCCTTATTAGACCATGAGTGCATATTTCCTTTTATTCCCCTAGAGTCAACTGGAGGGTTATCCATATCGAAGTTCATGTTTAAGTCATTGATATGAGTTCTAGCAACTTTCATTAATGATTTACTAACTTTTAGTCTTTTTTTACCATGTTGTTCTCTGTAATCATTTACAAGTTTAATTAACTCTTTTTCTTTTGCTGATAATTTTGGACTATTAACGTCTAAAAGTTTATCTTCAGAAGGTTTTTCTTCTGGTTTTTCAGAAGGCTTTTCTGGTTCTGTTGGTTTTTCTTCTGGTTTTTTGTCTTCTGGTTTATCAGCAGGTTTGTCTTCTGGTTTAGGATCAACTGGTTTTTCCTCTGGTTTTTGTTCAGATGGTTTAGTTGTATCTCCATCAGAAGGTTTATTTTCTTCTGGTTTAGTTGTTTCAGATGGCTTAGCAAACGTTGGAATTTCTACTTGAGTTTTTCCACCTATTACAACATAATCTTTGTTTTCAAATATGTTCATGACATATTTTGAATGTTTCGCTCTTTTTGTTAAGATAATACTTCTGTTTTCTCTTTGAGAGAATGGGGAAGCTAATAAGTTATCTGCAAATTGTTCACCATTTACAATAGTGTACTTAGAGTTTTTGATTATGTCAGCTAATCTTTCAGATGTTTCATATCTATCATAACCACTGATTCTGTTGATGTTTGCTTTAGTGTAGGCTTTAAGTTCTTTTTCAACTTTTGGGCTAACTGAAGCTTTACCACCTACGATAAAGATTTCCTTTAAGTTCTTGTTGTTTTTTAAGTAGTTTTTCAAACCGTTAGGCACGTTGTCTTTTTGAGTCAATGCTACATCAGAGCAAAGTTTCTTAGATATTGAAGATGTTACTAAAGCATCTGCAAATTGTTCACCGCTAACGATGATTAACTTTTCAGTATTAGTTAAACCTTTTGCGTTTGTTTCGTATCTATCGTTTCCTTCAACTCTTTCAACGTTAAGACCTAATAATTGATTTTCAACAGTTTTACTTACTGCGTTTTTACCACCAACTATTACAACTTTCTTATGGTTGTTTAGAATAGTATATAAAGTTTTACTATCCATTCTGTCTTTTGCTGTAAAGTAGATTGGACTATTAGTATTTGCTACTTTTGTTGCTGTGATAGCGTCTGGGAATTTTTGATAATTCATTACCACTGCTGTATCACTTTTTGTTAATTTAGCTAATTCAATAGCTGTGTCAAATCTTGATTGACCTGCGATTCTGTGTTCTTTATCAGCTAAAACATTTAAAGGCGATAACATAGACGCAGTTAATGTTAAAGCTAAAACTGATTTCAAAATTTTCTTGTTCATACTTTTTATTTCTCCTTTTCTATTATTCTAGGTTAATATTATTATATACCAAATTTCATTTAAATTTTCGATATTTCTTTAGAAATATTTTCCTTTGTTTCTATTTCTTCGAGAAATTCGTCTAAATTTAATAACGGATGTCCTTTATAATTGTTTATTAAGTAATTCCAAAGCTCATTATAATTTGTTGATAATATGTTTTCAAATGTTTCCATTTGGTCTCTTATAAAGTTTAATTCTTCTATGTTTTCTTTTTCCAATTTCATTATGATTATGCCTCGTTTTTAACAATTCTTCTCGCTACAGCTTTTAATAAGCATACGCATTCACTTTGCGAAATGTAGTTTATTTCTGTTTTGTTTTCTATGAGATTTCTCAATTCAAATTTAGTCCATTCATTCCATCTTTTCAACTTTATAGAATTAAATGTTTTGTCTTTTTTATGGGCTTTTTTTAATTTTTCATCATCTACTTTAATAAATGTTTTTAAAAGTTCAAAGCCTATTTTGTCAATTAGAAAATCATATTTATCTTGATGAGATAGGTTTTTGACTTCTGGATATACAGTCGTTATTGATTTGGTTGTAGTGTTATGCATAGCTACTCCTTTTTATTTTTTTCACTAGCTATCTCGTCGCAATTTATTGCGACTAGGTTTTAAGCGTTAGCGTTAATAAAACCGTCGGTAATACCGACGGTTCATCTTTTAGTTATTTTTAAATTCTTCTAATTTTTCAAGTGTTAAATCAATTTCTGGTATATCTTCGATTGATTCATAAGGGGAATCAGAGTTTATATCATCTAAATCCCATTCAAATATAAAGTTTTGATTGTTTTCATCATATCTCATAGATTGTTGATTGGGATCGTCAAGTCTTGCTGCGACAATGAATATTTCTTTTGAACCAGCATCATAATATTCTTCGTCTATGATTTCACCATTTTCTATTTCGAATGTTCCACCATATTCAGTAAGTTGTTCTTCAGCGTATTCAACGAAAAGTGGAATATTGAGTTGTTTTGAGATTCCCATAGGGATTTTCTCAGATGGGTTCCATGCCGTTCTAAAATATACTGATCGTTCAGACCATACAGTATCAGAAGCGTTCCATTTAGTATCCCAATTGTTTCTTGACCAATCATACTAATCACACATACCATACATCATGTAATTGTAAAGCATTTGTTTACCGTAGTTTTCAATAGTAGGTTCAAGGTTAAATTCTTTACAATATTTACGGAATTGATTTTCGATTATTTCATGATCTGGTTCATTAATTCTGCTTAGTATTATTTCTTTATGTCTTTTGTCTGCTTTGATATCTATCAAATCTTTAATTGTCATATTGTTTAATGTTTTATAAATTGGATTTTTTAAGGTTTTAACAAATTCATCAATTTTAAGCTTGATTTCTTCTAATGGCAAAATTTCATCTGGCATTAGGAAAAAGGCTGCGGCTTTAAAGTCTGATGGTGAACTTGTTAGTTTAATTGATTTTGGCATAGGAATGATCTTGTTGAAATCAATGTCTGCGTAATCATCTGATGGATCTTCTGAAAATGCGTTTCTTATTTTTTGTAAATCTTCTTTGTTTTTGCAATGTATTTCTTGGTAAGCCCAATTTGGCATAGTTATTCCTCACTTTCTAATTAATTGATAATTTTTAGATGTTTTGTTTATTAGATTTTTTTCAGATTTTATATTTTCTTGTATACTTCATTATTTTGTATTTTCATAACACCGTCTTTTTCGGTTACCACACGTTCAATTATTTGTCCAGTGCCGTTACCCTTATACCAGTCGCTATGTTTTTGCATTTCCTGTTTGACTTTTTCAAGAGATGTACTTGAGAAAGATACTTGAGAGTGATATTCATCTATAGTATTTACTAAGTCATACCATCTAAATACTTCACTTGGTGTAGATTTTTTAAAATCTTTTTCTGACCAAGAAATTATCATCTTCGCATTACAAAGCAACTCAACAAATAATCCTTGATTTTTGAGAATTTTTTGCAATTCTTGAAGTGTTTCTTTTGGTGTACCTGAAAAATCTAACTCAGTTTTGTTCTTGCCTTTATTAGACTCTTCAATCAAAGTTTTCTCTAAGTATGATGTTAATATTTCTTCAGCTTTTTGTTTAGCTTTCTTTGTTTTATTTTCCCTAGCCTGTTCAGTGTTTTTTGCTAGTGTGTTATATAGGTTCATATAAGTTTCCTCTCTTAGTTATTTTTCACTTTCTAATTCGTTTTTCAAATATTTTTTAAGTTCTTTAGTTTCTTTTACCTTTAGTTCAATAGGATTTCCATATATTTTTGAAAGACTGATTGCGTTTCTAATAGCACCTGTTAAGTTTCCGTTTTGATATTTTGCGTAGCAATATTCGTCATTCATTATAATGTCATAAATTTCTTCTTGGTTATCGTTTAACATCGCATAACTCCTTTTTTAATTCTTTTATGTTTTCACAGCCGTATTGTCTGGCAAATTGTATTACAAGTCTAAGATCATCTGTATGTGTTTGCCACAAAGTGTTACTCCAAGTATTTTGAAATTTGTAATACAAAATAATGTATTTTCTTGGGCGAATATTGTTCACCTTGATTCTACAAGTGTTATAAACAATGTGAAAATCATTCAACGTTCCTTCTTTTGTGAAAATAGGGCAGTTGTGTTTTCCTGCAAATGTAAGTAGATCTTTTGTATTTTCAAGAGTTGTAGGTTTAGTGTAAGTTCTCATTGGTTATTTCCTTTTTTTTAGTACATATCGTTTGATGAGTACACATTTAGATGAATGAAATTTTCGTCCTCATCAACATCTAATAAGACTTCATTGCTTACAATCTCTAAAGCTTTTTCTTTAGTGATTTTTTCTCTACAAGTTATTGGGTTTTTATAACTGAACCCATAAGTATACAAAATTTCTTTCTCTGTTTGATTGATAAAGTTTTTGAGTTCATCTCTTTTAAGTGTTCCATCATAAAATGACATCTTAATCATAATTTTTTCTCTCCTTTTCTAGTTTAAAAAACTGCTTTTCAAATTTATTTTTACTAATGACATAATATGCTCTGTGACCGAAGCCATATTTGTAGGGTAATTTGAAATTTTTAAGTGGCGTTTTTAAATTGAAATATTTTTTGTAGTTTTCTAAAAAATATTTTTCAGCGTCTTCTCTGTTTGGATGAACGACAATATCTTTTAGACCATCTAAAATGGAATAATAAAACGTAACCCATTTCGCTATAGTATACCTCCTGTTATTTTTTCAGAAAAATATCTCGACAAGCGTCACGCTTGTTTTTTTATATCACAGAGTTTTTTTAAAAAATTATCACATCACAATCTAATTATTGTGATTTATGTTTTAGAGCGTTAGCGATAAAGAAGGGCAAGTGGAGCTTATTAGCGAAACGGTAAGAAAGCCGTCGGCTATGCCGACTGTTCGGATAGCCTTTTGGCTATACGTAACACCAGCTTTCCTTATGCCCTTTTATCCCTTTTCGACACTTTCAGACACTTTTAGATACTTCAAACACTTTTGAGTTTCTATATGTGTTTTTATCTATTTTATATAGATGCGAAAAGGGGTGTCTCAGGGTCGGTGTAAGACGGCCCGTAGACAAGATATTTTGTATTTATATTATTAGGGTTAAGGTGTGATAAATAGCTTAATCTTAGCCCTAGTTATAGATTTTATATTTATTATAATGCTTGCGTGCAAGCGTGTTTAAATTAAACTTAAAACATATAATTTAAAGGTTGCCTTAAAGCAACAATAAAACTTGGTGTTATATCTCGGCGTGATAGAAATTTTGAACTTAGTGATGCCGAGGTTTCTAAGTATTTTTTGAAAAGTATAGGAAATAGCCCGTTTTTAAAGTGGATTTTTTTAGGACTTCGCAAGTATTTTGGCGCCAATCTTGTTTACTAAGTTTTCTATATTTTTTTGACGATTTTTGTCAAAAAAGTTACTTGAAAAAAATAAGATTTAAGACTTTTCAAGCGTTACGAAAAGTATCAAAACGACCATTTTTGATATAAAATTTTGACCATTTTTTATACCATATTTTGACCGTATTCGGTCAAGTTTTAGATATTAACCAAAAAATAACTAATATTTCGACTATATTTTAACCGTATTTTGTATCAATTTTGGTTAGTACCTTATAACATACTAAAAAGTGGTTATTATTTCGACCACTTTTTATACCAAAAACGGTAGGGTATAGTTTTACTACCATTTTTTGACCAGAAAGTGTATAGAATTTTGACTGTATTTGGTTGCGTTATAAATAAAACCATTTTGCAACCAAATAGGCTATATTTTTTTAACCACTTTTAATACCAATTTCGGTAGATTATATAATGACCATTTTTTAACCAAATAAACTACCAAAAAGAAAACCAAAAACGGTAGCGTGTAGATTTTATTACCGTTTTTGTTATCAATTTTTAACCAGTTTTAATACCAAAAACGGTAAGCAATATAGTAACTATTTTTTGATACAAAATTTTAACTAAATTTCATACCATATTTTGTATCAATTCTGGTAGTATATTAATAATTATATTTTTTTGACCGAAAAGACTACCAAAAAATAGTCAATATTTTGACTATTTTTTATGATAAAAATGGTAGGTTATGTAGTAAGCATTTTTTAATACTATTTTTTGACTAAATAATATATCAAATATTGACCAAATTTTGTCTTGAATTTGATATGATGATTGATATGAAGAAAATAAAAAAAATCTTTGTAAAAAATTTTGCAAACTCCTTAAAAATATGGTATGCTTTTATTTGAAAAAAACTGAAATAAACGAAAGGAATTATAAAAATATGATACAGAATTTATTTTTAAAAACTGAAAAAAGCAAAAAGTTAATGAAACTTTTCACAGCAGTTTTGCTTGCTTCGGCTTTAATACACCCTACAAAATTGAGTGCTGACGGTAATGATTCTTTTGTTGGAAGGGATCGTTACGAAACGAATTTCAAGACGGTTCAAAACATACAAAACCCCGAAGGAATAATTGTAGCAAGTGGCGAAGATTTTCCAGATAGTTTGTCTGCAATTTCACTAGTAAGAGTTACAAATTATCCTTTAGTTTTAACAAGCAAAAATGGTCTTAATAGTGACCTTAGAAATTATGCGTCTCAGAGTAGTATAAAAAATATTATAGTAGTCGGAGGAAAAGCCAAATGTAATAAATTTGAAAATAAAAATTACATATATTTGAAAGGTCGTGACAGATATGAAACGAATAAAAAAGTTAAAGAATATGTGGGAAAACTTGACAGTGATAGTTTAGGTTTTCCAGTAGTAGTTGACGCTAAAAATTATGCTGATAGCTTATCTGCAAGTAATGCACTTTTGACACAAAAAGGCTACCTTGAATTTGACCCTTACAGTAGTGAAGTTGTCAATAGCTCTAACGTATATGTTATAGGTGGTAGAGTTAAAAATTTTTCGAATAAAAAACACACAACTTGGATTTATGGTCGTGACAGATACGATACAAATTCGAAAGTTTTTGATACCTTCAAATACACTTTTGAAAATCCTGAAAGTTGTGTTTTAGCAAGTGGTGAAAACTTTGCAGATAGTTTAAGTGCTTGTAATGTTTCTCTTATCAAAAAGTGTCCTATTAAACTTTCAAGAAGTGTTACTTCTAATAATTCTGAAACTTATATTGTAGGTGGATTTGGTGGAAGATTTGGTGAAAGGAATGTGAACCATACAACACCTAAATTAAAAGATGAAACACAATTGATAGTAACTAAAAATAAAAATGAAATTGAAATAAAACAAGTAATAAAACCTAAAGTTACAATTGGAAAATATGGCGACCGTGGTAGGTTATATTTGCCTAGTATTAATGCATCAGTTGCACTTTATGATTGCCCACCAACAACGAGTGGCGTTGAACGTTCTCAAAGAGTAGTTGATGCTGAAGATTCAGCAGCAGTTATGGAAAAATGGTTTGGTGATGGTACTGTAATTGGCGATCATAATAATCAAGCTTTTAGAAATTTAAAAAGACTTAGTGTTGGTGATGTTGCATATATTGATGATAAAGATGGTAAGCACACTTATAGATGTAAAGAGGTTGATAGAAACGGTTTAAATTTAGTTACAAGATTAATAGATTCTAACGGCGATAGTGCGTGGGATAAGTATCCTCTTTCTCTTTACACTTGTAACGATGCTTTAGGAAAAAGTGTAACAATTGCAAGGTTTGTTTTAGAAAAAAATTAATTAAAAAAAAAGTCACAAGTTTTATACTTGTGACTTTTTTAATCTTTAATTCAGTCAGGATTCGAACCTGAAACTTCTTGACCATGAGTGCTTTACCAATTAAGCTAAAGTTTTTATCCTCTTGGGACTTGAACCCAAAACTTCTCGATCGCAAGTGCTTTACTACTTAAGCTACTAAATCATAGTAAATATTTAGGGTGGTGTATAAACGATCCTAAATATTTTTCATTTTATTCATAGCTACTGTATCCATTGTTATTGTTTTTATTTCTTCCCACCTGTTTTTGAATTGTTTAAATTCTTTTGGTTCTTGTTTTTGAAGTTGTGGGATGATACCTAATAGCACATTTTCTAAAGTCATTTCTTCATTGTAATTATATGGTGGGAATTGGGGAAAGTTTAGATTTTGTGCTTTTATATCATAGGCGTTTTTCATATATATTTCTATATTTGCGAGTCCATTATTTATAATAATGCTTTCACCGATTGCTAAATATTGCATTAATATTGTGTAATTTTCAATATTAAATAGTTGATTTTTGTATAACATTTTAAACCTCTTTTTATAACATCATTTCTAATAATTGGTTAGTCAATTCTTGGTTTTTAATATCTTCATAGAATACATAACCTCTTGCTGAACAATTTTCATAGATTATTTCGTTATTTTCTTTGATTTGTAAGTCAATAACTGTTTCTAAAGTTCTTGAATCATCTGGAAATGTTACATAATCTTGATCTCTTTCAACTATTACTGTATATTTTTTTCCGTTTAATACTAATGTATCTTTTTCTAAATTTGTTTTATCTAATTTTAATGCTACTAAATTACTTAAATCTTTCATGGTGATCCTCCCTATAAATTTCTTATTATCTTTATTTTTCGCTTATTATCTCGGGCGTTTTTAAACGCCCTTTTTTTACTTATTATTTAAAAAAAAACCCATAACTTTTGTTGTGGGGTCACTTATTATTCTCTATAGGTATCATATATTTCAATTTTTGGTTTACCATATATAAAGTCTTTCCTTGTTACTACAACTTCACCTGCTATATCTGAAAGTTCTAATAATTCTTCAATTGAGTTTATTTCTTTTGTATAATACCAATCACCATTTTCATCATATTCTTTTTTACAACCTTCAATGGGCATTATTTCTGGGTTATAAGACTCGCTTGTTTTACAAATAATAAATTTCATACGTCACCTCGATTTTATTGTTCTTCTAATATTTTTTCTAACATCATGTTTATATGTTTTAATTCTTTTATTGTTTTTGTTTTATTTAACGCTGAAAATTCTATTGTATTTTCAGTATCATTTACTGTTATTTCTTCGTAAAGTTCTTCGTTTTTGTTGCTTAGTGTTATTAAAACAGTTTTGCTTATTCTTGATTTATATACTTGAATTTTTACTTCAAATACACTTAATGTGTTATAAAATATGTCTCTTTTTGCTGAAAATATGAGTTTTTTGTAGTTTACATTTATATTTTCGTCTGTGAATTTTTGTTTTGTTATTGTATCTTTTATTTTAATTAAGTTTTGATTTATTTTATCTTTTATTTGTTCTAATTGTTGCTTTTCTTGTTTGTTTTCTATGAGTTGACTTTGTATTATTTTTTCTAATTGATTCATTATTTCCTCCTTCTTTCAAATTAAAAAATAAAAGCGACACTTATTGTGTCGCCAATTTCTTTAATATTTTGTTTAGATAGTCGTAGCGACTTAATACGTTTAACATTCTTTCTTCTGGAGATTTCACATCATTTTTGATGATTTCTTCAAAAAGTTCAGTTGAAAATCCTGAAACTAAAGATACATTATCATTATTTGATGCAGGTGTGCTTATTGTTTTACAATCAACATTCCAAAAAACTATGTGAGGGAATTTGACGTTTTGTTCTTCAAATTTTCTTTTTGCATTTTCATAAGTTGATTCTTTTTCAGATGATTCAACGTAGTTAAATTGCATATCTGACACAATAACTATTGTATCTATTTGTTCTTCTTTAGGAATACCAATTGATGCTTTTAATATTGTGTTATAAACTTTTTCAATATCTGTTGTCGACCAATCATCAAATGATTGTAAAAATTGTATTTTATCAGTTAAGGTTTTTGCGTTTTTAGGAAACTCTACTAATTCAGGGTGACTTGAGAATGTTATAAACGAATCTTTAAATTGACCTTTTAAACATTCTGATGAATATATTGCAAGTGCTGATGCTGCAATGATTGGGTTTCCCCACATTGAAGCTGAACCGTCACGTACAACTATAATGTTTTTATCTGTGTAATCTCTTTTTAAATCACGCCAATTTAGGTTTATAAAATCTTTTTCTTTTTTTGTTAACGATTCGTTTAATCTAAAGTTTTGTTCTATAGGCTTTCTTAGTGCTTGTTTTACAAGTTGAGGTGGGGTGATTGTTTGAGTTTTAGCCGTTATTTTGTTGTTTTTTAAATCTTTTAAGTATTCTTTAAAGTGGTCTGAGTCTTTGTTTAAAAATAGTGATTTATTTTTAAGCATTGCTTGGCTTGCTACTTTAGAATAATCTATTTTTTCAAAATTTTCTTCTACTATTTTTGTTTCTAGTAAGTTTAATTTCTTACGAATATCTTTGACCATTCTGTGATAAACGTATTTATCAATGTTCATTTGTTTTACAATAATTTTTGCTTGAGCATTTGCTTTTTTACCAGCATCAACTGTAGGCAACCATTTTGCAAGTAGGGTAGGGGTTTTTGATTTAACATCTTTTTGTAATTGTTTGTATAAAACTTTTGCAATATCTCTTTTTGCTTTTTTTTGTTGAGTTGCACAAAGAATTTGCACTAAATCGTCCCAACGACCTATTTCTGCAATATATGGTATAATTTTCTTAAAAACTTTAGGGTCATTATTTGCTACATATGTTAAGGCAAATCTTCCTAAATCTCTTTCTTTGTTACCATTTCTTACATCACGTAAGAAAAATATGTTTTTAATAGCTAAAATTTTATTTTCAGTATAAGCTCTATCAAGTAATTCTTTAAGTTTTGGATAATCTTTATATTCTCCGTTTCTTAAACTTGAAGCTAATGCGAAGAAATCAAGATTATAATTTAAAGTTGATTTATACGCTAAATCATAATTTTGTGTATAAGTTTGATTCAATTCGTTTCTAATGTTTTCTTTTAACATGATTTTTTTTCTCCTTTGATTTTGTTATTTTAAAAGGGTCGGTGCTGTAAAAAAATAGTAAATTATTTTGCTGTTTGTACCGATTATGTATCTTCATTTTCGCTTTAGATTTTAAAATTTAAAGCGATAAAAATAAAGACATCACAAAAGTTTAAGATATTTGATACTTTAAAATTTTCACCAATTGTAAATAATTAATATTTGCTGTTTGTATCAATAATTGGGTCTTATAACTTCATGATGTCTTTAATTTTTATAATTTAAAAGGGATTGGTGCGATATATGTTTAAAACAATTCTTTAAATATATTTTTAAAACTTTATTTTGCTGTTTGCACCAATTTACTGGTTGCTTAATCCATGCGACTAGTCTTACAACATGGATATAAGACTTACTGCCAGTATATACGCTAAATCTCTTTTTGGATTTTAGCTTATTTATTATATCATACTATATGACATGACACCGCCTTGGCGTATTTAGTATGCCATGCCATATAATATGACAAATTAGTACAGTGATTTATTTTCGCTTGCACAATAAAATCAATTGAAATTATGTGTAGCTAGATATCATATTTATAGTGCATCCTGCAAACACTTTTTGGGATTTTTCCTCTGTTTTTCTAACAGAGGGAAATATGAAATTTCTTCATTGTTTTACTCGCAAATCAAAGATTTGCTTTGTTAACCGTTGAAGAATATAGGATGATTTCCTATACATATATTATATCATGAATATGATGTGAAATCAACGCTTTTTAAATAATTTTATTAAAGTTTTAAATTTTTAAAAATTCACGACGTCAATTATGGGTGGTTCAGAATTCGATTATATCGTTATACAAGACATTAAATTCGATATTATTATATGTGATTTTATTGTTTATGTGATGATGACCAAAATACCATTTTGTGGCATTTGTGTTAAATTCTAACATCCTATTAAGCATACTATTGACGTTGTTCTTTTTTATATTTTTTATTTGTTTCAATACATCAAATGGTGCATCATGAGTCAATATTATGTCAGCTTTATCAAGTTTTTTAAAAGCTTTTTCCCATTCATGATAAGTTGGTTCTTCTTCTTTCCACCACGAAATATTTTCTTTTCTATATGCTCTATCTACAGATACAGCACCACCCATGCATAGGAAATTTATGTTATTAATGTTGATAATTTCACCTCTTGTAATGTGATATACACTATTTCTTAGTTTATGACATTTAGCAGCTTTGAAATTAACTATAGGGTAATTTTCCAATGCGTTGAAATTTTCGTGGTTTCCGTCTATAAAAAGTGTTGTGAAGTTTTTATTATCGAACCAATCAAGCCAGTATTTATCTTCTTTATTTTCTGGATTATGCCATGGAAAACCAAAATCGCCTAGGATAATCACATAATCATTTTTTGTGAGTTCCTTTTGAATAGGGAAGTTACGATTATTGAATTTTCCAACATCTATTGTATTATGAACATCGCCTGTTATAAATATCCTAGACATAGTGTTTACTCCTTTCTTTGAATTTACGCTTTATTTTGTAAATTATATTTGTCGGTAATATATTGTTCTAGTTGATCTAATTCATCATAGTTGTAAATGTTCCAACATTTTTCGTCAATGTCTTGATCTACTAAATATCTTATTGCTTCATTTGTAATTTGGTTGTTTTTTCTTTTTAAATTTGCTATTAAAGTATGTTTGTAGAAACAATATTTAGCGATATTTTCAAGATCTGATAAATCACCGTTTATAGAAATTTCAGCATTATATGCAATTAAATTTCTCACAGCGTCTTTGAAAGTTTGTGATAAATAAGTTTCTTTATTTTCAGGATATCTTTTAAGTGCTTCCGTTAAATAGTTTTGATAAAATTCATCAGCAATAGTTTCTAAAGTATTGTTATTTAATAAAAAGTCTACAAGACATTCTTTATATTGTTTTTCCGTTAAATCTTTGTTGTATAATTTACTGAAATTGTTTATATCTTGTTCATTAAATGGTATAACAAGGTTTGACTTGCTTTCTATTTCTTTTAATATGTTTTCTGTGTTTTCTTTATTAATTTGCATTTTTTCCGCTCCTTTTCTTTTAATTTTTTTATATAAATAGGGTGTATTAGTCACACCCTATTAGTTCTTTTTATTTTTCTACAGGAATCATATCGCAAATTTTTGCAACTTTGTATTTGTTTTGAAGATAATTGCATTCAGATTTGTTAAATATGTTTTTGATTCCGCAAATTTGTTTATTTTCGTCAAATAAAATGTATTCTTTGGCTGTTTGAAAATTTACAACACTTAAATAGCCATATTGGTTTAATTCCTCATTCTGCAAGTAATAAGTATCGTGAATTTCTTGCGCTTCTTGGAATTGTTGTAATTTTGATAATTGACCTTGATTCCTTTGCCAAATACCAAGCATAGGTTCATAGCAATATAATACATTGTTTACGATTTTATATCTTTTCTCACCAATTTGGTACTCAGTATTTTCTTTCCAACCTAGAACTTTACATAAATTGCCAACAGTTGTTTTAGTTGGTAGATTTAATTCTTTTTCTAATCTGTTAATTTGATTTTTTATTGTTTTTAATTGTTTTGCAGTGTATTCGCAATTTCTCATATTATCTATTAATGAAACTAATTGTGAAACTTTTTGTGCAGGTGTTTTTTTACTTTTTGTCATTGCTTTTTTTTCCTTTTAAAGTTTAAATTTTTTAATTCGCTGTCTTTTGTTTTTATAAATGTAATTGACTTAGTGTATATGAATTATTTTGTGGAATTATTAGGATCAAGGCTTTTAATTTCTTGTTCATAATTTTTATTGTTATATTTTTCTTTTAAGTTTTTATATAACATAGCTCTTAATTTATATGCGGCTTTGGCTTCAATTTGTCTTATTCTTTCTCTTGTAACATTGTAATCGTAACCTACTTCATCTAATGATTTTCTATCAGCATATCGTTGGATAATTACGTCTTTTTCTCTTTCGTTTAGTTGATTTAGCGCTTCATTAACTAAATCTTTTTCATCTTGAGTTAAATCGACTATTTTGTATTTATCTATTTGTAAAATATCTTTATATAATCTTTCTTCAACTGTTTGATTTTGATACAATGCAAGATAATAGTCTTTTTCTGTTACAAAGTGTTTTTTTACAATAGCGTCAAAATATTTTGGTTTATTTTTTAGGTTATTCAGTTCTTGAGGTGTAATTGATAGGTTTCTTGCAGTGGTTGCAAGTGTTTGTTTTTCATCAATTGCTTTTTGTAATTCTTCTTTCATCAAGGCTAAATATTTTACAAGATTAATTAAATTTTCTTTGTTTTTCATTATTTTTTTCTCCTTTATTTTTTATGTAAATAGGGTATATTAATCACACCCTATTATATATTAATCGTATCTTCATTTCCACGATCAAAAAGTTGAAAAGTAATTTTGTGGATATTTTCTGGATACGAAAAATACTTAAATAAAATTGATTATAATACTGAATAAATCAGCATAATCAACGTCATTTCTCACACCAAATAAACTTATTGATGTTCGATAATCACATAATAATTCTATCATTTCTTTTTTTGTGAAATTCTTTGTAAAATTTGAGTCGATTCTTTGAAAATCTTTTTTTATTTTTTCGCTATCTATATTCGTTGCTAATATTTCAAAAATATCTTTCGATGCTTGTTTAATAAATACTTCATCGTCTTCTCTTATACCTAAGATTAATAAAGTTATACGTGAAATTAGTATTTTTTTTAAATCAATATCATTATCATATATTAGTTTATTTGTTTTGTAATTTTTGATTAATGTTTTAAGTTGAAATTTTCTAATATCATCAAGTATAATTTTTGGTGAAACTTGTTGAATATTAGCAATCTTTTTAATTAATTTAATTTTAGCTGTTTTTAATTTTTTATTTAATTCATTTTGTAATTGTTTATCATCTATATTATCTCTCAAATTTAAAACATATTTTTCAATATTGTCTAAATTTAGCCTATTTAGTTTTTCATTAGGTGTTAGATTTTTTGACATGTTAACTCCTTTTCATTATTCTTCATTTAAACATATTTTAATAATAATTGAAGCAATTGTTGCCATAGCTATTCCTGGGAATAATTCTAATTCACATTGTTCAATACCACCAGCGATTCCTAATAAGCATATGAAACTTATGAAAACTACTATTGGTTTTAGTTTACTTTGTTTTTTCTTTTTGTGTAATTTTTGCATTTTTTTGACCTCACTTTTTGTTTTTATGTATCAAAAAAGTGTCAGCTTATTCCAACACTTTTTGGTTATTTTTAAGTTCTTCTAGCATATCATTTACGCTACTTTTTAAATTATTTGAAAGCTTATTATAGGTATCATAATATTCTTTTTGTTTTTCATCAGAAATACCTGAAATCATTTGTAAAATTTCATCATTTCTTAAAATTTTGCCTGAATCTGTTTGAATTTTAGTTTTGAAATTATAAGTGTCAAAATCAGAATAATAAGCATCTTTCAGAGTCTTATATTCAAAATCTGGTTTGAATTTATAGTGACATTTTGTCTGTTTGATTTTAATACCCACAAAAGTTTGACCATTTAATTCTAAATGTGTTTTAAATCTTTTTTCATCAAAAGTTTCATTGTATTTCTTATTTACGACTTTTAAGAAAAAATCAATTATGTTTTCTACAATTACATTGTTATAAAACTTATAGTAATTTTCAAAACTTTTTACATAGTCTTCGTATGCGTTTAAAGTTTTTAAGTCTTCGTGTTTTTCGTCTGCGTTTTTTCCTTGTAAATGTTCTCTGAAGATTTTTGTTAACGCAATAGAAAAAGTGTTGCTGTCTAAAGCTCTTTCAAGAGGTTTTATCATATTATACCTTGAATAATCGCCAATAGTTAGTTTTTCATCGGCTAAAAGTGCAAGATAATCTCTTGTTAGTCTTAGGGCAAAAGCTGTATTAGTGTTATTTGATGGTAGTAGTTGTAATTCTCCACCCATATACATATTTAAAAGATTTTCTATCTTATCTCTAAAGTTTTCGCCACTTACACTCCATCTGGATGGTGTTTTGGGAAAGACGTTGTTAGGATAAGATGTAACATTTATTTCCTCTTTTTTAACGTTTACTGAAATACTTGTGCATTTTTCGTAACTCATTTGTTTTTACTCCTTTAAATTAATCAACAATTTCTTCGTTTATAGTTTCTACATTGATTGCAACATTATATAGATTGTTACGAACATCTTCCATTATTTCATCGATATTATCGTTATCACAATTATCAAATTCTAAAATAACATCAAGTCTAACTCTCATAATTTTTTCCCCTTTTATTTGTTGTTTTTTTATAAAGACCACTGGGTGCAGATTTACGCCCAGTGATCACTCATCCTCATTTATACAGAAAGGTAAACGGACATCTTTGAGTTCACAAACGTAAATTTTTATTGCGACAATTTCTCCGTTTTCATAAACAAATTCTGTGTTAACACAGTTTAGTTTATATTTTTTCATGGCTTTTTCTACTTTTATTTTGTCAATGTGTTTTTTAAGTTCATCCTCGTTGAAAATTCCAACGAGGATACCTTTATTTTTGATATAGTTTTCCATTGATTTTTTTATTCTTCTGTTGGTTCATAAATTTTAATGATGTCTGAAATTGGATGTGAATTGTCACAGATGTAATCTATGTCACGGACATCATCTGTGTCTCGATAAGCGACACAGAACTCAAATTCTCCAAAAATGTTTTTAATATCTGAATCGAAGAATATCATGTTGAATGTTGCGATTTTTGTTTCTTTGTCTAATTCATCGTAATATTCATATTTCAATTCGTTATATTTTTCAAGATATTTTACAATTTCTTCTACTGTGTATTTTGCCGTTGCTATTTTTTCTTTTCTATTTTTCTTCATTGCCGTTGTTATTTTCTCTTTTCTATTTTTCTTTATATTTTCCCAATACTCCATCATTTCTTCTAAAGTGTGATTTTTCATTATTTTTCGCCCCTTTTCTATAATTTTTTTCGTATTTTACTAAAAATTACTCAGCCCAAATTTGGGTTTAGTAGTTTATGTTATTCTGGTATGTGGTATTTTTTTTCTTCAGTATTGTATATTTTAATGATTTGTGAAATCGGAACTACGTTATAGTTAAGGTTATCGACTTTTTGATAAGCTACGCAAAATTCCGCTATTTCAAATTCATTATCAACACCCCAATCATAAAATATTATGTTGAATGCCGAAGTCTTTTTCTCTTTAGTGTTATAATCGTAATATACACATCTTATATCTCGTTGTTCTTGAAGATATTTTATAATTTCTTCTGCTGTGTAATTTCCCATTTGGCTACCTCTCTTTTTCTATAAGTTTTTTTTATAATATGTAAATTTTAGGAAGAAAGGGGCTTTTCAGCCCCCTCTTTTATTATTTAATCAAGTTTATCAAGTATAAAACATTCAACGTAGTCTATTTTGTCTTTTTCATCTAAACCAGTTGTTTTAAATTCTTCTTCAGCTCTTTTTTCATAGTAGAATATATCTTGTTCTTGACCTGGGTATAATCTCATTAAGCTGTAAATTACATCATTCATTGTATATTGTTTTTTCATAAATTCTTCCTTCTTTCTTTAATTTTACTTTATCATTACTACTTCACTCGATAGCCCTTTATGGGCTATTTCGTATTTGAGTGAAGAAATATAGTTTGTATAAGACTTAGAGTTTTACTAAGCTATGATTTAAAGTGATAAGGTGATTTCTTTCTTTTTTTAATTGTTGTTTTAAACTTTTGATTTCTTCAGTGATTTGAACAGCTCGTTCGTATGTGTTTGTGTAAAGGCGTTCTTGTCGTTTTTCACAAATTTTGGCATTTAACTCTCTGATTTTTTCAAAAGTGTTGTTAATTTCTTGTTTAATTGTCTTCTGGTTTTTTACAATTTTTGTTTCATTTGTTGTTTCGGTTATTATCGAATCTAAAATATTTATTATTTCTAAAATACCAGCTTTTTGTTTTTTCATCAGTTTTTCTTGTTGATTTATTCTTTTTAGTAAATCCTCAATTTCAACGTTTTGTTCAGCGATTTCCTTATCTAATTTTTTAGATTCTTTTCTAGCTTTGTTGATTTTTATTTGTGTTTTAATTCTATTGATCATGATTTTACACTCCTTTATTCTCTTATTATCACTATTTATCTCGATAGCCCGTAAGGGCTATTTTCGTATTATGTAAAGACATAAAAAAATACTCTAAGTATTACACTTAGAGTAAGAAAAAAGCCACCTATTCGGTGGCTACAGCATTAACATATGTCAATTGCTTGCTGGGTTACGATGATATACATCGCTTACCTAGATAAAGGAACTTCAGTAAGACTTATTGTTGACACAGTTATTATATAATAAACTCGACAAAAAGTCAAGTATTATCTATATTTTTCAATTAAACTTTTTATAAATTCCTCGACTTCTGAGTCTGGAACGCAGTCAAGAATTTTTTCTCCATCTTTGTAAACTGTAAAGTCTACTTCTGCATTATCGTAGCTCGATTTAACTGTAGGGACATCATAACCGTATCCTATTGAAAAGTTGAAATCTTCATCGTCTATTTTCTCATCAAAGTCACATATATTTATTTTGCCATATTCTAAGACGTTATGAAAGTTTTCTTCGATTTCGATGTGTTCTAGTTTTAAAATATCTACTATTGTAGGTTTATTTAAAAGTTCTGGATGGGATTCAAAGTAGTTTTTGAAATAATCTTTTACTTCATCTATTGTTAAATCGTAGTTTACGAGGAGGTTATTTTTAGAAATCATGAATCTAGTTGTAGCATCACGAGTATCAACATATCTTTCTTTTGTATTGATTGTATAGCTTTTTTCATTTAAATTTGAAAGTAAGCCATCTTTTATGTTATCTAAATTTATAGAGGTTAATGTTTCACAACCGTACATCACTTCAATAATATCAAAGCCTAAATTTTTGATAAGTTTTAGAGGTATTTTTTCGTATTTTTGTTCTTCATCTTTTTCCATATTGTTTTAAACCCTTTCTTAAATTTGGTTATTTATCACTTTTTCTAATTTGTTGGCTATGACGTGATATGCTACAGATAAGCCATCATAATAATTTCTAAGAAATGATTCTTTGTTGTTTTCAGCCATTTTGCTGTAGTTTTCAGAGTCTTTATCTAAGTTTTCAATAAAATTTTTTAATTCTTTTTCCATAATGTAATTCCTTTTTTAAATTAAACTTTTTTTGTTTTCGTTAATCTTCAGACCAGTCAAGTTTTTGTCCGCAACTCGGACAATAATTAAACTGTTGGTTTGCGTCTAGGTAATAGTCACAACTAGGGCATTGAGAAATATAAAAATCTCTATCGTTTAAGGTTCTAATTGTGAATATTACTTTTTGTTCATGTTCTTTGTTTATTAGATGTGTATTATTTGGCATATTTTTTTAACACTCTTTCTAAATCAAACTACTTCGACTATTTGTCGAAGCAGTTTATTTTAAATACTGATGGATATTTTTCATTATCTACAGTATAAGTTTTTTTAGTATTGTTTAACATATCAAATGCGTCCTCTTCTGTTAAGATATCTAAAAGCCAAAATCTATCCATTTTATACAAGTTATCTATAAAAGATTTGTCGAAGTAAACTGATTCGAAATCATCTTCGTCAAATGTTGTTTTTCTATAGCAGTCGTTATGTGTATAGTAAAATTTACCATATAAGCTGTAGGCTTTGAGGTCGTGTTCTTCTTCTGAAATAATTATTTGAAAGGCTTTAAACGAGTCAAGTATTTGTGCTAGGTTATAAGATAAGTTCTTAGCTGTCGTTTTAGTTTTTCTTAATTTAAAAGTGATAGATATATTATTTCTATAATTTACATTAAATTCTAATGTATCGTAGTGGTCGGGTATGCGTTCTAAACCGTCATATAAACAAGTTTCTATTATGTTTACCATAGAATTTCTCAAAGTGTTGAAATTATTTGCTAGGTTTTCTATTTCTTCTTTTGTTGAATTTTCGAATTGGTATGTTTTGTCTTTGTATGTGTAAGTTGCCATAGTTTTTTTTCCTTTCTATTTTATATAATTTTAAAGTCAAATGCCTCAAAAATAGAGTCTTTTTGAGCATTTTTTAAGTAAACATTAAATCTTAAAGTTTCTTTATTGATGTATACGAATACATAGAGAATATCAAATTTTTTAAAACCGTATTTTTCCAAAGTTTCGTTGAAATTATCTATGAAATTCTTTTTAGTTATGATAAAATTTGTAGGGTTTGAGTCAAAATATTTAACGGTGTATAAGTTTTTCTTTACAAGTTTTATTAAGTCTTTAGCCATATTATTTTTGTCTGTATATGTTAATTTATCGAATGTTTTACTATTGATTTTTGATAATCTTAGTTTCGCCGTTGTAAATGGCATCATTTGATTTGTAATGTGTTTTATTGTTTGGTTATCCATAGGCTTGAATTTTCCTTTCTGTTGGTTTATTTATCTACAACTTTTAACGTTCATTTTTGAGGATTCAATCAAAAAAGAGCCTTAACAAAAGGCTCTAGTCTAAAAATGATTGTTGACCTGGAATTTGATCGTCATTTGGTTTTTCTTCTGTTTCGAATAAATCTTTAAGTTCTTCCATTTCTCTGGCCTTATCGAACCAGCTATGTTCATCATCTGGTATTATACGTCTCGGTACTGCTCTTATTATAGTTTCTGCGGTTATACCCATCGGTTTTTTTTCAACAAGTTGTTCTTCGTCTTCATTTACCCATTCTTTGAAATCATCGTAAAATTCCTCTGGATGTTCATGAACGTAATCTTCTAATGACTCACGTTGTTTATCAAAACCTTCTAATTCATCTAGGTTATAGTACTCATCACCTAAATCGGCTAAATATGTGTCAAATTCTTCAGTGTTTTTACTGTTTACATAACCATCTGCGATATCTTGATTCATACCATAGTAATCATCATCAAAATCTCCATCATAATCTTCAAGTTCAAGATTATAATCTTCAGAATAATCACCATTAGGATACTTTTCGTCAAGATACATACTTAGCATGATAGCATAGTTTGCCATATCTAGTAAGCAATCTTTCATTGACTCATTGACATTCATATGTTTACCTAGCGCCATATTCTCAAGTCTTTTATACTTATCACAGATCCTAGCGATGCCGACCTCAATGCCAAATTTGTTCATTGTGTCTGTGAAGCTGTCCCCGTAATCACTGTTTTTCTTAGCATAAGTTTTGTGAAGTTTATCTAACATTCTTCTATGTCTTATTAAGTTATTCATAAATATCTCCTCTTTTAATAATAATTTCATTACATCAGCACTCGTAAAATCTTTGATTTTAATAAGATATGCTGAAGGAAGAAATCCCAAGCACCCACATTTACAAGCTTTGTGAGGTACTTACTCAATTTTATTATATCATATTGCGGTGATGTTTTCTTATTATTTTTAATAACTGAAATACAAAAAAATTAAAATTTTTTTCAAAAAAGCTTGATTTAACCCAAAAAATATGTTATTATGTAATTGTAAATGAGAGATATAGAATTTCTCGCTTATAAAATTTTATAAGATAAAACAAGGAGTAGAAGAAATGAAGAAAAATATCGGAAAATTATTAGTATTGTCAACAGCAGCTTTAATGGCTATGAGTCCAGTAGTAACAGGAGCTGAAAAAGACACATCTGAGTATGAAAATGCAGTTAGAAAACAATTTTCAGAAGAAGCAAACTCTGAAAAATCATATGAAGACGCAGCTGAAAAAGCATATGCTGAAATGACTGCTACACCAGAGAAAAAAGATGCTGAAAAACAAGCTCAAGAAGATAAAGATAGAGAAAAAGATTATCTTGATAGAGCTGAATTAGAATACGCTAAAGAAAATGCTATCAATGAATTGAAAGCTGCTGGCGTTACATCTGATTTGTTTATTAATCAAATTAGAAAAGCTAAAACTATAGAAGGTGTTAATTCTTTAAAAGCTGATTTGATTAAATCACATAAAGCATCTGTTAAAGAACAAGTCGACAAGAAAGCTAAAGAAAAAGCTGAAAAAGAAAGAAAAGAAAAAGAAGCTAAAGAAAAGTCCGAAAAAGATAAAAAAGAAAAGGACAACAAAAAAGACGATAAGAAAGATAACAAAAAAGACAACAAGAAAGACGATAAAAAAGACTCTAAAGATAAAAAAGATAAAAAAGATAAAAAAGATTCTAAAGAAGATAAAGAAAAGAAGTCCCCAAAAACTACTAAAAAAGATTTACCAAAATCTGGTACTTCACCAAAAACTGGGGCTAATGAAATAGCTTTATTTGCTGGTAGCGCTTTAACTGCTATTGGTTCTTTAGGTTATATTTCTTTAAAGAAACGTCATTAACTCAATATTTCGTATTTGACCTACTATTTTTAAACAAATAGTAGGTTTTTTTATTGACTTTATAACCTTTTTTGTATATAATGAACTAATAAGAGGAGTTTTTTTGTGAGGTGGTTAAGATAAAATCAGTAAAGAGGTTATTTTTAATTTTAGTTTCTTTGATTTTCCTTGCAAGTTTTACTGGTAAAGACACTGCTAGCAATAAAACCTTAGTTAAGATCAATTTTTATTCAACAGATGATTTTGTAGTTTACAATATAACTTCGACTGAGTATTCTAAAATTACAGAAAAAGAAGCTATGATGAAAATTAAAGAAATTAAGAAAAATTTAGAGAAATACGATTATGAATATGCAACAAATGGTATGTATTTAGAAAGTGATAGAAAATATTTAATAACTAATTCATCAAATACTTTGAAACCTATTATTGTTGACACGACGGGTAAAAAAGGTGATATAATAAAAGTGGATGGCGAATTTACTAATCTTAAAGAGCTTTTTGATACCAAAAATGAATTTGATATATTAGATGATTTGTTTAGTCGAATTTTTTTAGTAATGATTTTTGTTGTAGGTGTTTTAGTTTTTTTGTTGCTTTTTGACTTATCTAAAGATGTTGATTAAAAAAAATTTGTATGGAAAGGGTGAAAAAAATTATGACTGGGAGATTGGCAAAATCTTGCGCAGCCGTTTTGATGGGCGTTTTATTAGTATCTCCAATGAATGTAAGTTTCGCTTCGAGTTGCGACATACATACTCCAGAGATAACTTTAAAACTTAAAGAATGGTCTAGTGAACAAAAAGAACTTGAACAAGGTTTAGGAAGTTTAAAAGTTAAAGACCAATCAAAAGGAGAAATTAATAATGAAAAAAAAGAACCTAAAAGAAAATCTAAAAAGAATACTATTAAGACCGATACACAAACTTCTGTGTCTAAGCCCAAAGTATCGAAAAAAGTATCAAAAAGAAAGTATGAAACGCCTGTTAAAAGAAAAAAACATCAAACTTCAAGAGTTTTCAAAACTAAAAGCTCAAATGATGAAAAATACTTACAAATAAGAAGTGATGTTAATGATTTGAAATCGTCTAATAAGGCTTTGAAAAAAGACGTTAAAACGCTTGATGAGAAGGTTAAAAAGCTTGATGGAAGGATTGATACAGCTCTTGATAAAAAGGCTGTAGATAGTAGTAATAACGCTAATACAGAAGGTGTCAAGAAAGACACTAAGGAAAGCGTTAAAGAAAATGTTAAAGCTGATGTTAAAGACAATAGTAATAGTGAAAAATCTAACATCACAAATGTTGATAGTAGTGATAAGTCAAACGTTAAAAAAGATAAATCTAAAGCTAGAAAAAAATTGTCTTTTTTAGTTACGTTAATAGCTTTTGCTACGTCAATACTTGTTGGCTCAACGTATTTTACTATTAAAAAATATGAGTAATAATTTTAAGAAAGGAAGAATTTAGATGAAAAATAAAAGATACGGATTGAAACTTATGGTGTTATCGACAGCTTTTTTGATGGGTGCTATGCCGACAATAGCAAATGCAAGTCAACCTATTAATATAGCTGAAGAAATAGTCGTTAAACCAAAGGATGAAAAAGCTGAGAATAAAAAGGTTGAAAAGACTGAAGACAAAAAGGTCGAAGATAAGAAAGACGATAAGAAGGAAGATAAAAAGGTTGAGGATCAAGGCGTAAAATTACGTAATGAAAAAGACGAAGCTGATAAGGATTTTCCTCGTGTTAGTGACGCTATTACAAATAGAGTTGCTGAAAAAATTGAGGCTAATACAAACGCTGTTGTCAATATGAAAGACCAAACTATAAAGTTAGGTGAGGCTATTGAGCCTTTATCAGTAGAGTTAAAAAATGTTGATAATCACGTTATTACGGAAAATTTAGGTAATTTTAAAAATTCTTTTTATCAAATTGATAAAATTAGCGAAGACGGTAAAATTGAGCAAACACTCCTCGATCAAGATTTTAAGTATTCCTTAATAACTCGTAACTTCGATGAACCTACATTCAAAGACGTTGTTAATAAATACAGCGCTCTTGATAAGGTTATGGAACGTGATAACCCTGATTATAAAGGTTTAGTTAATGCTAAGATAGTAAAAGATGGTATTTCTTATAAATCTGTTTTATTTGGCGTTCCTAAAGTTGCTGGTAAATATCGTGTTAGATTTGTAGCTGAGTACAATAAAGGTTTAGGTGGAGATTATCAAAGAACTTTTGTAGTATCTAATGATTATACTATTACAGTTACATCAGATCAAAAAGCTACGGATAAAAAAGCTGAAACAAAACCATCTACACCATCAGTTGAAAAATCTTTAGAAGATAAGAAAGATTCTATTGGAACTATAGTTACACCAGGTAAAGAAAAGGCTGAAAAGAAATCACAAGATGAAATTTATAACGCTAAGTTAAAATTGAAAGCACTTTTCGATAATTTTAGTTCTTCTAAGGTTTTAACAAGTTATGTTGATGAAGTTAACAAAGTTTTAGGTAATAAAGATGCTACATTTGATCAAGTTAATAATCTTTACAATGAAATCAAAGAAAAATTAGATAATAACATTGAAAAAGATGAATCTATCACAAAAGCTCCTCAAGAAAATGATAAGAAAAATAACAGTAAAGAAATAGTTCTTGAAAAAGTTGACGAAAATGATACTGAAAATCCAGCAGGCATTGAAAAAAGAGATACAAGTAATGACAAACTTGAAAATGTAAAAGCTCGTGAGGCTTTAAAGGTTCTTATTGATAAATATAAGAACGTTAAAGACGATTCTGTTTCAAAAGCTATAAAAGAAGCTTTAGCATATGTAAATGATGAAGCGTCTGATACTGGTAGTTTAAAACAAAAATATACAGCTTTAGATAAAGTTATTAAAGAGTATGAAAAGAATAATAAAGGTAAGTCTAATACAAGATCTGAATTAATTACAGCTATGGTTAAAGATTACAAAGATACTGAAAGATTTACTAATATTGATACGATTAAAAAAGCTCGTGAAGTTTTGAAAACAGTTTATACTGATAAAAACAAAACAGATGATGAGTTGAAGAAAGCTAAAGAACAATTTGAAGATTTAGTTAAAAAGACTATCAAACCTGATACATTAGATAAAAATGGTATGAGAGCTGATTATCAAAAAATTAATAGAAAACCAACACGTACTAAAGGTGGATCGGATGCAGCAGTAACTGATGCTGATAAGTCTAAAGCAAACTCAACTGAAAAGGCTGTAGGCGAAGATGAAGCTAAGCCAACAGGTAAAACAACTGAAAAACAATCACCAAAAACAGGTCAAAATATTTTCAAAGTTTTATTAGGTGCAGGCTTTTTAGCTATAGGTTCAGTTTTCGGTTATTTTTTAGTAAAAGATCGTAAAGCTGAAAAACAAAAAAACAAATAATTGTTGAAAAATGATTGAAAATAGGCTATAATTAGAGTATAGGTAGAGTATTTCTATTTGTACTCTAATTTTTTTAAGAAAGGCAATTTTTTACATGAAAAAATCCATATTATTATTTTTCTTTTCACTTTGTCTATTTTTCGGAGTTTATCTTTTGTATGGGCAAGCTCATGATTTTCTCAGTAATAGAGAGATAGAGTCAAGCTCAACTGAGGTAATGGATAAGACTCTTGAGAAACTTGATGTTAAAAGTATTGCTGATAGCGAGGCTCAAAATAAGAAAACTGGTGAAAAGTTTGTAGCAAGTTTAAGAAAAAAATTCAATAATAACGCTGTTGTAGGTCGTGTTCAAGTTAAAGCTTTAGGTATAGATCAACCTATAGTTAAAAGTAATGATGATAAGTATTGGTTACATCATAATATTTATAGAAAATTTTCAGATTATGGTACTGTATTTTTAGATATGTATAACAAGCCTGATTTTAGTGATGATATTAATACAATTTTTGGTCACAAGATGTTAAATAGCGCTATGTTTTCTAATTTAGTTAACTTATTAGACCAAAGTTATGTTAATAAAATTGATCAAACTATTACACTTACAACAAATCAAGGCGTTGAGCGTTATAGAATTTTTAGCGTTATGAACTTTGACACTTTAAATAGAGATTTCTACAGAACAGATTACGATATTAATTACATTGAGCATTGTCTAAGAGAAAGTGCTGTTGATTTTAAATATGATAGGGAACAATTGAACAATTCTAAGCGTTTCTTATGTTTATCGACTTGTAGAAACTCTTATTCTGATGGTAGAGTTATAGTGTTTGCATATAAGATTTAAAAAAATAAGAGGACTAATTAAAGTCCTCTTTTTTCTTCTTCTGCAAGCTTTTTATATGCAAATTTTTTGATAGATTTAAACTCTGCGTATAAATCTTCGATTTTTTTTATTATTTTATCTATTAGTATAAATGGTGCTGAAAAGCATGCTATTATTACTAATATTGATAGTATGATTATCATTTTTGTTCCCTTTCGTCTTTCTTATTATTTACCAACAAGCTTTCTAAATAAAACATTAAGTAGCTTGTTTACTAATTTTACTGCTAATATAATTGGTGCTAAACCTATTGCATAGAATAGTATAATTCCACCTATGAAAAATATTAAAAACATATTATATATCTCCTTTTGTTATTTCATCATTTATTATAAAATTTCCTTATTATTAAATTGAAAATTTAATTGTTTATTTGTTATAGACCTTTGTAGATCTATTTAATTCACTTTATCTCTCGAAAGAGTCCGTCTCTTTTTCATTTAAAAAAATTAGGTCTTGACAACCTCGTCAAGACCTGTTTCATTCTTTATTGTCCCATAACAAGGCTGTTATGGTCTAGTATTTAATTTTTAAACGACTTGATGGTTTAAAAGTCAAATTTGAACATTCTGGTATTTCTACTGTTTCTTCTGGGTTTCTAGGGTTTTTTCCTATTCTAGCTTTTCTTCTTTTTCTTTCAAACTTACCAAAATTAGTTAATTTTACTTCTTCACCAGCATCTGTAACCTCAATAATAGTATCTTCAAGCGTATGCAATATGATTTCTATTTTATTAAGGCTTAACATAATATTCTCTTTCGCTAATTTTTCTTGTAATGTTTTAACTAAATCTTTTTTATTCATAATTGTACTTCCTTTCTTAAATTTTTCTATATTTTTATTATATAGGTATTTTAGGGAAAAATCAAGCTTTATTTGACTTTTTTTTCGGCTTTTACTTGTTTTTCGAGTTTCTCATTGATTTTTTCTTCAAGGTTTTCGTTCATTCTGTTGACAAAATCCTCAATTTCCCTGAATTTATTCTTAAATTTGTTAGATTTTGTCTTTTTTAGTTCTTCTATAATATAAGGCATTGATGTAACATTTAGCGATGATGTAAACTCAACTACTTGTCTATTTTTTCTGTATATTAAAAACTTTTCGTCTTTGTATAGTATGATATCATCATTTATTTTTAGTTGAATCCCTGTATATAAAAAGTCTAGTAGTGTTTTAATTTCTCTATTTTGTATGATTTTTTCAATATTAATATCCATTTTTTACCCCTTTATTTTATGTATCTCTTTCTATGTATATTATACTAAAAAATAACTAAAAAGTCTAGTAAATAGGCTATTTTTTACAAAAAAATTAGGCACAGTTTACTTAAAAACTGTGCCTTCAAATCCTCGACGCATGGAAGATTTTAGTGTCGTTGTCCTTAACTGATAAGGCTTTTGACACTTTTATTATAAGATCTATTTCAAAATGTGTCAAGTTTCTATTTTGGTTAAAAAAAATGCGTACCCCATGGCTTTCGCCAAGGGTACGCTCAGTAAGTTTTTCAAAGACTTTTAACTGCCATAGTTTAGTGATTTGTCAACTACGGGCATTGCTATTTTCTCAATCACAAAGACTTTTAGCATGCTATGATTTAACTCGGGAACGCTTGCGTTTCTTATTTTTAACCAAAAAAACAACCAAAAAGGCTACTATTTTCGGTTAAAATGTGGTATAATAATGGTATAGTGAATAAAAAGTAGAATTAAATAAAGTCTGAAAGGGTGGTGATGTAGTTATGAATGAAAGTTTGATTAATAAAAAAACTTATAATATTTATAAATGCTATATAAAAGAGAATGACCTTTTATATGAAGTGCTAGATGAGTGGTCTCATCTTGCGAATAATTTGTATAATGAAAGTCTTTTTATTATGAGACAGCTTTTTACAGGTTTGGCAAAACCTTTTGAAAAAAGGCATAATTTAGAAGTTACAACTATAGAGGATGTGCTTAAAGTTGTAAAGTTATATCAAAAAGATATTGCTTTAAATGAAAGTCAAAGGCTTGTCAATTACTTTTTTTTAGATTTTTATTTTAAAACGACGAATAATAAAAATTATTATTCAGCTTTACCTAAACAAGTAGCGCAAGCTGTTATTAAAGAGGCTAACGCTAAGTTTAGCGAGTGGTTTAAAGCTTTAAAAAGTTATAAAAGAAATCCTTCTAAATTTAATGGGAGGCCTAAAATGCCGAAATACAAGAAAAGCGGTGGTAGTATCACTTTTTCATTAACTAATCAAAATGTAGTTTTTAAAAAGCGTACGCATAATTATATTGTTAAGTTCCCCAAAACAAAAACTACTCTTATTTTTAATAAAAAATTAAAAAATGAGCGATTAAAATCTGTTAATGTTAAGAAAGAATATGGTATTTTCAAAATTACTTTTATTTTTGAAGATTTGAGTTCAAAAATAAGAACTATGAGTGGTGGTATTTCTTGTGGTATTGATTTAGGTGTAAATAATCTTGCAGCTATACAAACAAGTAATGGCGATAGTCTACTTGTTAAAGGCGAGTTTATTAAATCTAAAAATCAACGGTTTAATAAAAAGATTGCTAAAAATTTAAGAGGCCAAACTATAGGAACTAAAAAGAAAGCTATATCGTCTAAAGCTTTAAACAACCTATACAAAAAGAGACGATTTTTTATGGAAGATGTTATGCACAAGGTTGCTAAAAAAATAGTTTTGTGGTGTATAGAACATAAGGTCTCAAAGATAATTATAGGTAAAAATAAAAGTTGGAAACGAAATACCACATTAGGTAAAATTAATAATCAAAACTTTATACAAATACCTCACGCCTTGCTAATAAACTATATAAAAACTGTTGCTGAAAGAATGGGCGTACGAGTAATTGAAATTGAAGAATCTTATACATCAAAGGCGAGTTTTTTAGATATGGATGAAATACCTGTGTATAAAAAAGATTCTAATATGACTTATAGTTTTTCGGGTATTAGAATACAAAGAGGTTTATATAAAGATGGTTTTGGTAGGATAATTAATGCTGATTTAAATGGAGCTGGTAATATTATGAGAAAAGTAATATCAGATGAAGATATTAAAGTAAATGTTAATAATTTAATATCGCCGATTAAGTTAAAAGCATTTGAAATATATGCTTAAATGTAATCCAGTTAAATGGATAGAGGGTGTAGTGAACCATCCTTATAGGAAAAATAACTATTTAAGTTATCGGAACTTATTAAAAAACTGTAGTTGTTCTTTTGAACACAAAGAAACTTCACTCTATAGTTTGTTATAGATGGAGAGGTTCATAATAATGGTATGAAAAATAGGGCAAAGAAAGGATAAAAAAAATGGCAAAAAAGAAATACAAAACTTACAGACTAAGCGTTTCTGTTGACGACAAGCTTACGTTATGTTGGCTGGATGTTCAAAACAACAAAAACAATTCTTTAAAAGAATTAATAAGAAAAGCTATCGAAACAGATGGTATGGTAGACGCTTTTACAACGACTGATAAAGACATCTTAAAAGTCTTAAAGAAGATGGGACAAACCGTTGAAGGTTTAGGTTTAGATCCTGTGAAGAAGTCTACTAAAAAGAGTAAACCTGAGGTTTCTCAAGTTATTGATAAAGATGAGCCTATTATTTATAAGGAAGTAGAGACTGATGAGGTTATTGAGAAACCTATTGAACAGATAGATGAAAGTGCTGAAGATTTACAAGAAATTAATGATGATAAGTCTGATACAAGTGAGTTAGATTTCTTAGATTTCAGTTCAAATGAAAAGAGTTCTGATTCAAGAGCTAGTATACAAGAGTTATTAAATAGATAATAAAGAGGTGATAAGTTATGAAAATTAAAATGGGATTAGACATAGGTAATGGTTATGTTAAAGGTAAAGCTAAGAGTGATTATAGTGATGATAGTATTTTAATAGATTTACCATCTACTGTTTCTTATACTACAGCAAGTGTTCTTCCAGCAGTTGTTGAGAGTAATTATATAAAGGATATTTTCAATAATCTTGATTGTTCTATTCAATCAAACACAATAGCTGAAAGAGATAAAGGTAGAGTTTTAGTAGGTAAAAGAGCTATTTTAAGTGGTGAAAGTCAAGTAGAATTTAATATAGAAAATCATATACCAAAATGTAAAGAAAGTTTAAGTGGTATGTTGATTTTATCATCTGTTGCATCAACTGCTATATATAGTGAATATAAGAAAACTAAAAAACTTCCTGATGAGATTGAGGTGCAAGTTGATTTAGCTATTGCTTTACCTATTAATGACTATATGGAATATAAGAATATATACAAAGATGAGTTAAAGAAAAATTCTCATTATGTTACAGTTTTTAACTTTGAAAAACCTATAACTGTTAAAATAAGTTTTGATAAAATTATAGTCTTGGCTGAAGGTTGTGCAGGACAATTCGCCATAACTTTTTTAGGTGCAACATTTTTAGATTTAGCTTTAGATATGGCTAGAGAAGACGGTTTGATGATTGATGAGAATTATACAGGTGAAATATTGAGTTGTGCTGAAAACACAATAGGTGTTGATATAGGAGAGGGTACGGTAAACTTTCCTGTATTTATTAACGGAAAAGTAGCTATTGAAAGTTCTTCTTCTATTAATAAAGGTTACGGTTCAGTTTTAACAAATGTAGTAAGTGAGCTTAGAAATACACCTTATGCGTTTGAGTCAAGAAAAGATTTGGCTGATTTTATGCTCAAAGAAAACTTAATGCCAGCTCAACAAAAAATAAAAGCTCAAGTTCAAGTATATATCGATCGTCAAGTTAACATTTTTGTTAGAGATGTTATGAAAGAGTTTAGTAACATTTTTAGAAAAGTTGGTTTAAGGACTGATATAGTTTATGTTTACGGTGGTGGAGCTAATGCTATTAAAGATTATTTGTATCCAAGCCTTATAGATGCTTGTAGACTTGATGAGAATAATAGTTTACCTGTTATATATCTCGATAGTTCTTATTCAAGAGATTTAAATAGAAATGGTCTTTTTGATGTTATTAATAGATAGATGAAAAAAATAAGAGAGCTGATCAAAGCTCTCTTATTTAATTTTGTAGTAATTTTTCAATTTGCGATTCTGTTAATATAGAATTTTTTACATATTCTGGGTGAGATTTTAATATGTTATTCGCTTTTTCAAGTGCATCATCACTTACAGCAATATACTTATAATTATCTATATTTATTGTTCTATCTTCGTTTACATTAGTTTCAATAAAACGGTATTGATTCATCCCTGCACATAGTACGGTATCTATTAATACTTTTTTTGTATTATTGATTTGCTCTGATGATAGTTTGATGTATCTTAAAGCTTTTGATATTTGAGTTTCATAATCTAATAAAGTAATTATGGTACTAAATCCGTCTTTTTTTGATTCATTTACTGGGAATTGATTTATTAAATATAATTCAGTCATATTATCTACCCTTTCTCTTATTTTTATTTTATTGTTTTTGCTTTTATGATTGCGTTTTTAAGCATATTTAACGTTTCGAGTTCATAATTTCCAACGAGTGTTCTCGTTTCTTCACAATTTAAATCAGCGATTATTCTGTTAAAAGATTCTTCAAACTTGTCTTTTGTAAATTCTTTTTCCCATTCTTTTGGGATTGTTATCTTAATATGCATAAATTAAAACCTTTCTCTTATTTAATTTAAAAAATAAAGGCTACAATGATGTAGCCTTAAATTTCACTAAAATAGTGGTTCATCTTCAACAGTTTCTTCTACTACTGCTGTTTGTTCATTAGCTCCTTTTGGTGAAGCTAACAATTTTACATCAGTAATAAATACATATTGACGATATTGTTGTTTGTTGTCTTTATCTAGGTATTGGTCATTCTTTAATTGAATTGCTAAAGATACCAAAGTTCCTTTTTTCATGTATTCATATACACCTAAGTTTTTCTTATCTTTTGAGATAAAACCTTCAGCATTTATAAATTGAGCATGATATTCTTTATCTTGACCTGATTTGAAGTTATCATCAACTGCAATGTTTACGAAAGCTTTTGCTGATCCATCGCTATTTTTTCTAACTTCTACGTCTCTTGTTAATCTACCTACTAAAACTCCAAAATTTGCACTATTCATAATTTTTTCTCCTTTAAAATTTAATTTTTTTAATTCACATTTTTTTTCGAACGAAAATTTTTTTCGTTTTTTAATTGATTTTATCAATTCATATTCTTTCTCGAACGAAATTTATTTCGTTTTTTTCTATTGACTAGTATTATACATCAGAACGCTTGACATTCTGGAGACTACTAACCAATGTAATCACTTGTTTTTTCGATAAGATTTATCTTATCTTTATTATTTTGCCCGATAGGGTTATTATTGAATTTTTTTAGGGCTGTGCTTTATTTTTTCTTTAAAATGTGTTATAATTTACTTAGATTAGAATTAATTGTGATAATTCTATTTAGGTTTTTTCCAGTTTTTTTCCATTATCTAGTGTTAGGTATTAATAAAAGACTGTTAATCTCTATATCACAAGTTTACGTGAGTTTACTTGTGTTCACTATAGATATTTTTTTAGAAGGAGTTGATATTTTTTGGAAATCAATTCAAAAGTGAATAGAATTTTTGCTGGTTTTATGGCTGTCGCCATATCGGCAACATCACTTGTTGCGACACCTAATTTTTCTTTTGCAAGTAAAGAAGAAGAAAATACAGTTGAGCAAAACGAAACTGTAGAGCAACCTTCGAAAGAAGAAAGAATCGAAGGGCTTCGTGAAAACTTGAAAGAAAATGCGAAAGAAGACAAAAAGGTAGTGGATAAGTTTAATCTTGAGTCTATGCAAAGAGACAAAGACGGTATCAAGGTTATGTATACTCCTATGAATACTAAAGGTATTGATGAGGTTGTCAAAAAAGTGGAACACGTAACAAACGAATCTATAAAGGAAATGGGTGATACGCCTAAACCATATATTAATGATATGCCTGAATATGTAGATGGTTTGTTATGGTTAAGAACTGATGATTTTTATGGTAGATTACAAAGATCTGTTAAATTCTTGAGTGAAACTCAGTTTTTAAACGAAGATGCTAAAAAGGCTATAGATGCTGGTAATCAATTACCTTTATCAGTAACTATTGATAGGGAAGTTTTGAAAAAATATAATTTAAGTGGGGCATATGAGGCGACTTTGGCTATTAAGTATATGTCACCTGGTCATTATGCTATGCTTGATGAAAGATCAAGAAGTGAAATCAATAAGCTTATAGACTTAAATTATAAGGATACTTTCCCAATTTTAGACATGGATAAGTATACTAAGTATTTATCTGGTTTACAGTTTAATGAAAAAACTGGTAAGTATACTCATCATTTCTCAAATGGTATTTTAAGTAATTTGTTTGGTGGTATTTCGGCTTTAGATTTTTACAAATTTACTAAATATATAGGTAGAGAACCTGAAAGCTTATTAGATGATGAATCTTTAGAATCTTTTAAAGAAGTACAAAAATCTGAAACTGATAAAGCTGAAGCCAATAAGCCTGTAACAAGTGTTATACCTTTTGGTAATCACGTTCTTTCAAGCGGTAATATCGTTAGTGGAGATCCTACAACAAATGGTTGGATGAAATTAAACTTAGATGTTATCGAAGGAGAAAACAACTACATTAAAGGTATAGGTTCAAGAGCAGGTACTTATCAAACTATTTATTTCTCACCAACTGGTAATATTAATAGTGAGAGAGTTGTAATGTATTGTATTATGGGTAATACCGAACACTTAAAAGGTGGTAAAGGATACGCATATATTTATACAACACCTTATTTCTTACAATATGATGCACCAAAACAAGCTGATATGTTTCAACAAGGTGGCCCTGACATGGACTGGATACGTTCTGGTTCGGCGTTAGGAAATAACCCAGTACGTAGACTTGCTGTTATGAGTAGTTATCTTGAAATATTACAACGTGGTCTTGGATGGACTGTTGATAATATGTATGATGCGTTAAACTTACTTTTAACTACTGGTGGTAGTAAGAACCCATTTGATAACCCAAGACAATCTTTTACTAAACCTAAAGATTCTTATCATTGGGGTTCTGGAGCAGATGAGAGTGCAAAAGCTCAAGCTTGGGTTGATAGTCAAGCTAAAGCTAATGGTGGAACAGCTGTAAAACCAGGTTGGCCTGGAGCTGGAAGTAGTGGTTTTAGATGGTTAGTTAAAAAAGGTACTGCACCTGTTGATTGGAACAGTACAGACAAATCTGCTATAAGACCACTTTTTGAAGGTCGTAGTTGGCAAAGAACACCTTATATTATGGCTTATCAATACGGAACACGTGGTGGCGTGTCTGGTTATGGTGGTCAATCTAAGATTTCTGGTGGTTTGTGGTATGTTACTTCTAAAGAGACACCTAAAGTTCCTGAGAGTGCCAATTTGCAAGTTGTTAAAACTTCAGCTAATACAGCTATAACACAAAATAACGATAATTATAATATGGCTGGTGCGACTTATTCATATAGGGGCCCTGAGAGTGGTACTTTAACTATTGGGTCAAATGGTGAAAGTGACCCTGTAGAGGTAAAACCTGGAACTTATACTATCGTTGAAACATCTGCTCCTCAAGGTTATGAGCTAAATACTACACCAAAAACCGTAACCGTTGCAGATGGAGAATCTAAGACTGTTACAATGGATGGTTCGGCTGCTGAAAAACCTATTCTTGATAGATTATCTATTAAGATAGATAAAGTAGTCAATGGTAAAAAACCTAATAATTTCAATTTAAGTGGCTTTGAGTTTACATTATCTTATACCAAGGGTGGTTTTGGTAGCGAATCTGCCACTTGGAAGACTGATTCTAATGGTAGAATAGATTTTGGTAGTGAACCTAGCAGAGGTAGTTGGCTTTATAAAGAAGGTGGAAGAAATGTATTCCCATTAGGTCAATATACTATAACAGAAACACAGGCAATCCCTGGAGTTAGATTAGATAACCCATTGATGTCTTCATTCTCAATAGTAGATGCTGGTGGAACTGCTGTTAAGAGATTTAATAGTGGTCTACCTATTAATTCAGATAATTCAACTGTAGATAATGATTTACCTCAAATGGGAGTTAAAGTTACAAAACTTGATGATAATTTTAGAACTTCAACTGAACAAGGTGATGGTTCTTTAGTTGGTGTAACTTATCAAATTATTAATAGAAGTGGTAGACCTATTATTTCTAAGAATACGGGAATAGAAAATAATGGTGTTATAGCTACTATTAAAACTGTAAAACAAGGCAATAGTTTCGTAGCTACAAGTGATACTGATTTATTACCTATGGGTAGTTATGAAATTCGTGAAATTGATCCATCAACTGGATATTTGAACGGTAATTTCGTTCAACGTTTCAATATTAATGAATCTAATATGAATAAAGGTGGAATAATGGACTTAAACGGCCCTGGTCGTGAAAATCCTATTATGAGAGGTTCAGTTGAAATTACTAAAGCAGACTTTGACTGGAAGAAGTCAAGTTCACAAGGTGACGCTGATTTATCTAATGTTGAATACAACATTATAAACAAATCTAAAGAGCCAGTTTTCGTTAATGGTAAAACTTATGGTAACAATCAAGTTGTTGCAACTATTAAAACTGCACTAGATTCTAGTGGAAAATATGTAGCAAAAACATCAGCTAGAACATTACCTTACGGAACTTATGATGTAGTTGAAAAGAAAGCATCTGAAGGATATTTAAATGCTAACTGGAAAAAGTCTTTTACTATAAGAAGTAATAATCAAGTAGTAAAATTTAATTCATCATCCGACTGGAACGAAAATAAAGTTATGCGTGGTGGAGTTGAAGTTACAAAAGCTGACTTTGATTGGAAAAAGTCTAGTCCTCAAGGGGATGCTGATTTATTAAACGTTGAATATAAGATTGTTAATAAATCTAAGCATGATGTTTATGTAAATGGTAGAACTTATAAAAACGGTGATACTATTACAACTATTAAAACAGCTTTAGATAATGGTAAATATGTAGCAAAACTTGCTAATAACGTATTACCTTACGGAACTTACCAAATAACTGAAATTAAATCTTCTGTTGGTTATTTAAACGCTAATTGGACTCAAATGTTTAGTATAAGAGCTAATGGCGAAGTTAAAAAGTTTGATTCTGCATCTAATAACTGGAATGAAAACAAGGTTATGAGAGGTGGCGTTGAAATCACTAAAGCTGATTTTGACTGGAAGAAGTCTTCTCCACAAGGGGATGCTGATTTAACAAACGTTGAATACAAAATTGTTAATAAGTCAAAACATGCTGTATATGTAGACGGCAAAACTTACAACAACGGTGAAACTATCACAACTATTAAAACTGAATTATCAAATGGTAAATATGTTGCAAAACTTGCAAATAATGTACTTCCTTACGGAACATACGAAGCTGTTGAAGTTAAACCTTCCGAAGGTTATTTAAATGCTGGATGGAAACAAACATTTACTATTAGATCTAACGGTGAGGTTAAAAAGTTTGATAGTGCAGCTAATAAATGGAATGAAAACAAAGTTATGCGTGGTGGAGTTGAAGTTGTTAAAGCAGATTTCGACTGGAAAAAATCAAGCCCTCAAGGGGATGCCGATTTAATAAACGTTGAATATAAAATTGTTAATAACTCAAAACACGATGTATATGTAAATGGTAAAACTTATAAAGTTGGAGAAACTATTACAACTATCAAGACTAAACTTGAAGATGGCAAATATATTGCAAAACTTGCTAATAATGTTCTACCTTACGGAACTTATAGAATAACTGAAGTTAAACCATCTGAAGGATATTTAAATGCTAATTGGTCTCAAACATTTAGTATAAGATCTGATAAAGAAGTTAAGAAATTTGATAGTGAAGCTAATAAGTGGAATGAAAACAAAGTAATGCGTGGTGGCGTTGAGGTATTAAAAGCAGACGTTGAAACTAAACTTTTAACACCACAAGGTAACGCAACTTTAGAAGGCGTTGAATATAAAATAGTTAATAAGTCAAAACATGATGTATTTGTAAATGGAAAGACTTATAAGGTTGGAGAAGAAATTACAACTATTAAAACTGTTTTAACTGATGGTAAAGCTATTGCGAAATTAGATAATAACGTATTACCTTACGGAACATACGATATAATCGAAGTGAAACCATCTGTAGGTTATTTAAACGCTAACTGGAAAAAGACTTTCAGTATAAGAGCTGATAAACAAGTTAAAAAATTCGATTCTAAAGAAGAAAGAAACGAAAACAAAGTAATGCGTGGTGGAGTTAGCGTAGTTAAATCTGATAAAGATTTAAGAGAAAGCTATGCTCAAGGTGATGGTACTTTAGAAAACGTAGTTTATACTATCACAAATAAATCTATTAACCCTGTTTTAGTAGATGGAAAGCTTTATAAACCAGGTGAGGTAGTTAAAACTATTAAATCAGTTTATGATAAAGCTAAAAATCTTCATATAGCTAAAACAGATACTGATTCTTTACCTTACGGTTCATATACAATAGTAGAAATTGAAGCTCCTGAAAGTTATCACAACTCAAAATGGACTCGTGATTTCTCTATAACTTATGAAGGGGAAATGGTAAACTTTGATGATGAAAATAATATCAACTACAACTCAGTATGGAGAAGTGGAAGGATTGCTTTAACAAAAGCAGATTTCGACTTAAAGAGAAGTGAACCTCAAGGTGACGGTACTTTAGAAAAAGCAACTTACACTTTGACAAACAGATCTGCTCATAAAGTTGTTGTAAAAGGAAAAGTTTACAATCCTGGAGAAATTATTGAAACTCAAGAAACAGTAAAAACAGAAAAAGGCTTTGAAGCTTTATTTAAAGACGTAAGATTACCTTACGGAACTTATGAAGTAAAAGAAGTTAAAGCTCCAGAAGGATATTTGTTAGCTGATTACATCAGAACTTTCGAAATAAGAAAAGAAGGTCAAGTTGTTGATTATAACAAAGCTCCAGACTGGAACGAAGATAAAGTAATGCGTGGTGGTGTTGAAATCACTAAAGCAGATTTCGATTGGAAAAAGTCTTCACCTCAAGGTGATGCTGATTTATCTGATACAGAATACACTATTACTAATAAGTCTAAACACTTAGTATATGTTGATGGTAAAGAATATAAACCAAACGAAGTTATAACAACTATTAAAACAAATTTTGAAAATGGTAGATATGTTGCAAAATTAGCTGATAATACTTTACCTTACGGAACTTATGAAGTTGTTGAAACTAAAGCCCCAGAAGGATATTTGAACGCTGGTTGGAAACAAACATTTACTATTAGAGCTGATAAACAAGTTAGAAAATTTGATTCTGTTTCTAATAAGTGGAATGAAAATAAAGTTATGCGTGGTGGCTTAGAAGTTGTAAAAGCTGACTTTGATTGGAAGAAATCAAGCCCTCAAGGAGACGCTGATTTATTAGATGTTGAATACAAAGTAGTCAACAAGTCTAAAGCTCCAGTTTATGTAAGTGGTAAAACTTATAAAGTTGATGAAACAATTACAACTATTAAAACTAAGCTTGAAAATGGTAGATATATCGCAAAATTACCTGATAACACATTACCATATGGAACTTATGATGTAATCGAAGTTAAATCATCTGAAGGTTACTTGAACGCTAACTGGAAACAAACTTTCAGTATAAGAGCTGACAAACAAGTTCAAAAATATGATAGTGTTAAAAATAACTGGAATGAAAATAAGGTTATGAGAGGTGGCGTTGAAGTTACAAAAGCTGATTTCGATTGGAAGAAATCAACTCCACAAGGTGATGCTGATTTGACAAACGTTCAATACAACGTTATAAACAAATCAAAACACGATGTGTATGTAAACGGCAAAACTTATAAAGTTGGTCAAGTTGTTGCAACTATGAAGACTAAATTCGAAAAGGATAGATATGTTGCGAAACTTGCTGATAACACATTACCATATGGAACTTATGAAGTTGTTGAAGTTAAACCGTCAGAAGGTTATTTAAACGCTAACTGGACTCAAACTTTCACAATTCGTAAAGATAAAGAAGTTAAGAAATTTGACAGTGTAGATAATAAGTGGAACGAAAACAAAGTAATGCGTGGTGGTGTTGAAATCACTAAAGCAGACTTTGACTGGAAGAAGTCAAGTCCACAAGGTGACGCTGATTTAATAAATGTTGAATACAACATTGTAAATAAATCAAAACAACCAGTTTTCGTTAATGGTAAAACTTACAAAGTTGGAGAAGTTATTACAACTATTAAAACTAAGCTTGAAAAAGATAGATACGTTGCAAAACTTGCTGATAATGTATTGCCATACGGAACTTATGAAGCTGTTGAAGTTAAATCTTCAGAAGGCTATTTAAATGTTAATTGGAAACAAACATTTAGCATAAGAGCTGATAAAGAGGTTAAGAAATTTGATAGTGTTAAGAATAAGTGGAATGAAAACAAAGTTATGAGAGGCTCAGTTGAAGTTACAAAAGCCGATAAAGAACTTATGAAATCTACTCCACAAGGTGATGGTACACTTGAAAATGCTGAATACACTATTACTAATAAGTCTAAACAAGCTGTATTTGTAAACGGTAAAACTTATAAACCAGGGGATGCTGTTATGGTTATTAAGTCAGTTTATGATAAAGACAAAAAAGCCTATATCGCTAAAACTGTTAACACTTTACCTTATGGAACTTACCATATAGAAGAAACTAAGCAACCAGTGGGCTATAGACTTACAAAATGGGCTAAAGACTTTACAATTAGAGCTGATAAAGAAATGAAGAGTTTCACAGATGAAAAATCTTGGAACGCTGATGAAGTTATCAGAGGTGGTTTTGTAATAGGTAAACTTGACAGAGAAACTAAACAATATATAAGTTTAGGAGATAGTTCTTTACTTGGAGTTGAATTTGAGTTGAAGAATGTATCTAAACACCCTGTTTTAGTTGAAGGTAAACTTTACAAACCAGGAGAAGTTATAAAGAAATTTGTAACTAAAGAAGAAAAAGACGCTAAAGGTAATTCTATTTATGTAGTTCGTACACGAAAAGATTTATTACCTTACGGAACTTATGAATTAAGAGAAACTGGCAAAGGCTCTACAGGATATTTATTTGATAAAGATTCTATGAGTCAAGTAAAAGTGTTCTCTATCGGTTATAAAAACGAAAAAGCTATCGCTCATACTGATAAAGATTTAAGTATTGCTGACTTGACAAAAGCAGATAAAGGATTCTTAAACCAAGTAATGAGAGAAGATTTCCATTTCACTAAGAAAGATGAAGAAACTATGGAAAGAATGGCTAATGTTCCATTCCTTGTAACTTCTAAGACAACTGGTGAAAAACATATTATAGTAACTGATGAAAACGGTGAGTTCAGATCAACATCTTTCCAAGATAACGAATCTACTGGAAGAAAACATAGTGTAAAAACTAATGTTAACGACCCAGATAGTCCTATCACAAATGGGGCTGTTGTTGTTGATAAGAACGGAAAATATGTTGTAAAAGACTCTAAGAAATTAGATAGTAACCACGGTGTTTGGTTTACTGGTTTAAAACCAAGTATGACTAAGTGGAATAAAGATGGTAAATCTTATGATGTTAACGGAGTTAAAGTTCCTGTTAACGATAATCTAAGAGCTTTCCCATATGATGTTTATACTATTGAAGAATTAAGAGCTGATAGCAATGCAGGTCACAAGTTGATAAAAGCTACAGTTGTTCTTCGTAAATATGGAAAACACGCTGATATTGGAGTTGACTTAGATTATGGTACTATTGATAATAAACCTATTTATATCAATACTTTATTAACTTTAGCTGATAAAGAAGATAAAGTTGTACCAGCCTTAAAGAAAGTTGATTTAACTGATAAGTTAATGTATCAAAACTTAGATACAAAACTTGAATATACTGTATTTTCTGAGTTAAGACTTGTTAACAAAGACGGTCAAGACGTAGGAAAATTAGCAGAAAAGACTTCTAAGTTTACACCAAAAACACCAAGTGGAACTTATAAAGTTCAATTCGAAAATACTGATATGACAAAGGCTAAAGGTCTTAAAGTAGTTGCTTATCAAACACTTTTCGATAAAGACGGTTTGGTTGTATCACACGCTGATATAACTGATGAAGATCAAACAGTTTTAGTTCCTGAAATCGGAACAAAAGCTCAAGGTGTTGTTGATAATATCATTCCAAGTAGCGGTAAAGTTGAGTTTTTCGATACTGTTGAGTATAAGATGTTACTAAAGAATAAAGAATATGATGTAGTAGCTGAATTACACGAAGTAGTTATGAAAAACGGCGTTAAAACTGATGGTGGTATTGCAAAAGATAAAGACGGTAGAGAAATTATCGTTAAAGATAAATTCACAACTAAGGATGAAAATGGTAAACATAAAGTTAAATTCTCATTCGAAGCTGGTGGTAAGTTTGAAGGTAAAGAGTATGTTGTATTCGAAAAAGTATACAAGAATGGTTACTTGTGGGGCGTTCACGCTGATATAACAGATGAAGGTCAAACAGTAAAATCTGTTGAAATTCATACAACTGCTACTGATAACAAAGATAACGATAAGTATGTATCATTAGATAAAGATGCTCAAATCAAAGATATAATAGCTCATAAGAACCTAGTTACTGGTAAAGAATACACAGTTGTAGGTGAAGCTCATATTAGAGATGAAAATGGTAAAGATTTAGGTATTGCAACTAAGAAAGATGGTAGCAAAGCTATATCTTCTAAGAAATTTATCTTAGATGAAAAACCTATTGAGTTGTTATTCAATGTTGATGCAAGCAAACTTGAAGGTAAATCTATTGTAATCTTTGAAAAGATTTATCATGGCGATATCTTACTTGCAACTCACGAAGATATTAACGACAAAGAACAAACTGTAAAAGTTGTAGATATCCGTACAACACTTACAAGCGATAAGACTAAGTCTCACGTAGTTGAGATGGGTAAAGTTAGCCTTACTGATACAGTTAAGTATAGAAACTTAGAAATAGGCAAAGAATATACTCTTAAAGCTCGTTTAATGACTAAAGACAAAAACGGTAAACCTGTAGCTTTCAAAGATAAAGACGGCAATGAAGTTATCGGAACAATTAAATTCAAAGCTGAAAAAGAAAATTCAACTGTTGATGTTAAGTTTAACTTCCATATGCCAGTTGATTCTAAATCTTTAGATATCGTAGCGTTTGAACAGTTATACCATGAAGGAAAACTTATAGCTACACACGAAGATATCACTGATAAAGAACAAACTGTTAGACTTATCAAGATCGGTACAACTTATGTTGGAGCTGATAAGAAGGCTAAGGATGTAACAACTGCTGAAAGCATTGAAACATTCGATAAAGTTAAGTTTGATGGAGCTATTGAAGGTCACAACTATACAATGGTTGGGGAAATTCATAGAGTTGTAAACGGCAAAGATTTAGGTGTCGTTGCAAAAGCTCAAACAGATTTCAGAGCAGAAAAATCTGAAGGTCTTGTTGAACTTAAATTTGTAGTTAATACAAAAGATTTCAACGATAATGATAAGTTAGTAGCTTTCGAAGAATTGAGAGACAAAGATACTCAAACTGTTTTAGCAGTCCACAAAGATATTAACGACAAAGAACAAACACTTGTTGTTAAGAAAGAATCTAAGACTCCTAAAGTAGTTAAGAAAGCTAAAATAACTGATGTTAAGATCAATACTGGTATTAAGTCTGGATTGTTACCTATTGGTATACTTTCTATAGTAGTATTGGTAGCTTTAGGATATGTCATTAACAAAAGAAGAAAAATCGCATAGATTTTAAAGTGAGCTAGGTTAATCCTAGCTCCTTTTTTCTTTTATGAAAATAAATTTGGACTAGGTTAATCCTAGCTCCTTTTTTTTGCGTTTTCTTCGCTTAGCCTTTTTCTTTGAAAATAGGCTAGTTTTTGTTGACAATAGCTTAAAATTTTGGTAAAATATAGCTATAAGAAAAGATAAATCGAAAGGGGCAAGAGAAGGTGAAGAACTCTGAGGCTAAAAATATGTTAAGCATTATATCTGTATTAGTGCTTTTGATAGTGCTTTTAATTTTCGTAAAGACTAACGATAGACCTGATATAGATAAATATAAAGGGATAGAAAGAATAGCATATAATGATGTGAGGTAAAGATTAGTGAAAATACAAAATATTGACGATTTTAAAGAGTCACAAAAAGAAAAGAACGTAAAAACACAAGAAAAAGAAAAAACGCAAGAAAAAGATGCAGAACTAAATTCACGAGAAAAATTTAAAAAGCGTTTGAATTTGATTATTATAGGTTTGGCTTTGGTATTTGTCGTTTTGGTTTTTTTGTTTTTTAGGTCTTATCAAAAATTAAGTGATGAAAGCGAAAATATAACTAAGATAAGTTTAGAGAATGGAATTGTTGGAAATTCCGATAAGCTTGTAACTAAAAAAGAGGTGGAGAACGCAAGAGAGGCTAAGGCTATTAAAAAAGAAATAAAAGCTAAAGTTCTAAAAAATAACTCAAAGAGTGTATCACAAAAGATTATTCAAGATGATGGCTTTAGTGTTGGCGTAAATTGGAATAAGCTACATAGAGCTAATTCCGATTTTTCTTTTTGGCTTTATATTCCGTCAACTGGTATTAATTATCCTGTTATGCAAGAACCTCATGTAGGTAGAACTAAATACCTTTTTAGAAATTTCTACGGTAGACGTAACGAGTCTGGTTCTTGTATGATACCTCCAACTATAAATAATGTTAAAGATTTTAGAACTTTAGTTTTAGCTCATAAGATGGTGTACTATCACGGTAGGGCAGATTATATGTTTTCTAATTTACCTAGATATTACAGCTATAGATCTAATGCTAAAAATTACGAATATGTTTATACTTATCATAAAGATAAAACTATAAAGTGGAAGCTTTGGGCAAGTTGTGATTTGTATGCTAATGATTATGTTTATAACACGCCATTTCTTGAAGATACGCCTGAGTATAGTAATTTGATTAATCATGTAAGTAGTGTTTCAAGATATCAAATGGATAAAAAACCTGACGTACATACTCCGATGTTAATGTTATCTACTTGTCACAAGTTAAAGTATGAAAGAAATTATGGAAGGTTCGTTGCAGTTTTTACTTATGATTCTGAAGTGGATAATGAAGGTGTATATCATAGCCTCGATGATTTTAAAAATCGAAACAAAAAAACTGGAAAATTTGATGAAAAACAAGAACCTGCGAAAATTAATTTAGAATAAGGCTCTGAGAGGCTTTTTATAAGGCTTTTATTGTTTAAGCATATGATAAGACCTTTAAAGATATAAAAGCTTGTTTAAAGGGTATTTCAGAGTGTAAAAAAATAAAGATGAGGTGGAAATTTTGAGTAAAGTTAAAAGATGTTCTTTTAGAGTAGACGAAGACGAATACAATGTTATAAAATACTGGGCGGAAAAAAAAGGAATGACATTAAATGATTTTCTTTTAGAATGTGTTTATAATCAAATTAAATATGAAAATAGAGATTATGATTTGCCGACAGCAGAGATTGCACGACTCAATCAATTACAAGATTTAATTGTATCATTATCTAGTAATGTAGAAAATTTAGAAACAGTTGTTATAGATGGTTTTGATTCGTTATTGAATCTTACTCGTGGCGACAACTATTTGCTTGAAGATTAAGGGGAAAGGATACGTAACATGGATTTTAATAATTATAATGATTTTTCAAAACCTAATCGTTTTAGTGGTATTGACCGTAATTCGAAAAGGGTTTTACCTCAAACTACTGAGGAAAAGAAAAAGACAGATGAAAAAATAGACGAAAAAGTAACGGATGTTGTTGAAAATTCCGTTAAAAATGAAAGTAAAGGTGAAGATGAGAGTAAGAAAGAGAAGTTGCAAGAAGAAAGGTGTGAAGAAACGCCTGATGAGAAAAAAGAAATAAAAAAACCTGATGTTAAATCTAAAAAAAACATCGATAAGAAAATGAATGTTAAAAAGGTTTCTGAAGCTAAAGATATAAAGGATCAGTTATCATATATTGGTCGTATTCCGAAATCTATTTTATTAAAAATTAAAAGTGATGGTTTTTTATCAAATTTCAATCAATCTGATGCTGTTATGTTGTTTTTAGCTGCAAATTTAAAAATGGATTCATCTGAATTACCTAGCGATTATGCTGGAGTCTATAAAAAGTATTTGAATTATAGAAAAAAGGAATATCAAGATGATGCGATGAGTAATGATGTTAGACTTATCAACAAAAAATTAATAGATCTCAACAACATATCTAGGGAGCTTGAGTTGATGTTAAATTTCATGATTTTATCAGAGACAGGTTTTGTTCGTACTACTGTTGATAATGTTGAGAATTTTCATTTTGATATAGATCATTTCGAAGAACTTTTAAGTACTATTAGAAAAACTAGTAGCTTATTTATCAATGATGAAAATCGTAGTAAAGGTAGAATAAAAAAAGCACCTTCACGTAATAATAACATAAAAAAGCGTTGATAAAATGCTAAAAATGTGGTACAATTTAAGTAGTTGAAAGCTAAAAATTAAGAAAAAGTCGGTGATAAAGAAATGATAGGAATACTTTGTGAAAAGCCTAGTGCGTCAAGAAATTTTGCTAATGCGTTAGGTGGAATGAAATCAAAGTTTAATAATGAAGATTATGTTATCGTAGCTGCTAGAGGGCATTTGTATGAATACAAAGACCTTAAAGATATGGTAAATGCGTCTAAATTAAATTATTATAAAAGTTGGAATTTGAATAATTTACCTTGGTTTTATGAGGATTTAAGTTTTGCCAAAACTAAAAAAGAAGGTACATCAAGCTTGTTACAGTCTATTAAGAAAACTCTTAAAGATTGTGATGAAATAGTTATAGCAACTGATGATGATCCATCTGGAGAAGGTGAGATGATAGGTTGGGAAATAATTGAAGGTTTAGGCTTATTGAGTAAGAAAATAAGCAGAATGTATTTCGTTGATGAAACAAAAACGAGCATACAAAAAGCCTTTATTAACCGTAAAGTATTACCACCTAGAGGACAAGATAAAGACTATATCAAAGCTGATGTAAGAAGTAAGTGGGACTTTTTATCTATGCAATTTACAAGAATTGCAACGTTATGTGCAGATGGAAAATCTGTTTTACGTCAAGGTAGGCTTAAAAGTGCTATGGTAAAGCTTGTCGGTCACCAAATAGAATTGTATAATAATTACAAGAAAATACCATTTTACGAACTACGTTTCAAAGATGAAAATAACAACGTATTTTCAAGTAGTTCGGCTGAGAGATTTGATGAGAGAAATAAAGTAAATACGAATGTTAATGGCAGTGATATTGTTATAGACAAAACTGAAATGAAAAAAATATCACCACCAAAATTACTTGATTTATCAAAGCTTTCTGCTATTTTGTCAAAACAAGGGTTTGGTGCAAAAGAGATACTTTCTGTATATCAAAAAATGTATGAGGCAAATATCGTAAGTTATCCTCGTACAGAAGATAAAACTATAACTTTTGAGCAATTTAACGATTTAAAAGGTTATATAAAAGACGTTGCAAGAGTTGTTGGCGTTGATCCTAATAAATTAACTTATTTTGAGGCTAGAAAAACTCATGTTAAAGATAAGGGTAGTCACGGTGCTAATAGACCCGCCAGCAATGTTCCAAATTCTTTAAGTGATTTAGATAAGTATGGTAGTTGTGCGAGAGCGATTTACAAAGTTTTAGCTGAAAGTACTTTAGCTATGTTTTTCGATGATTACGAATATGAACAAACAAAGGCTCATTTAAAAGTTTATCCTGATTATACCTCTATTAGTAATAAATGTGTAAAATTAGGCTATAGAGAAGTTTTCAACGATAGCGAAGATGAAGATGAAAGCTTAGGTTTCGGAAAATTTGCAAGTCCGTTTGTTTTTGAGGGTTTTCCACCAAGAGCAAAAAGGGCTACTATGGATTGGCTTATGAAAGAGCTTGACAAGTACAACGTAGGTACAGGGGCAACAAAGACAAGCACTTATTCTGATGTAACTAATCAAAGGTCAAAATATCCATTACTGGTGGATAAGAAAGGTAAAATAGATTTAACAGAATATGGTTTGATGAGTTATAAGTTGCTTGAAAACTCTAGCATAGGTGATTTATCAATAACTGAAAAATTACAAAACGATTTGGTTTCTGTAAGTGAAAACAAAAAGAGTTTCGAGACTGTTTTAAATGAATTAAGTGAAATGGTCGTAAATGATATAGAAGTAATGAGAAACAATGGACTAAAGATGAGAAAGGATATGAATATTAAAATGGATGAAAATGTTAAAGATGAAAGAGTTGCAGTAAAATTTGACGGAAATGTTCACTATATTAAACAAAGTTTCGGTGGTCATAAATTTACACCAGATGAAATTGATAAATTAAATAATGGTGAAGAAATTATCATTGAATGTGTTGGCTCAAAAGGGCCTTATAAATACAAAGGAAAGCTTGGTAATTGTGAATACAAAGGTCACAAATATGTAGGTTTTAAAGGTGATTTTTACAACGATTTTCCTAATGAATATTTAAAATATAAGTTTACAGATGAAGAAAAAGAAAAATTAAAAAATGGTGAAACGGTTCATATTGATGGCTACTTTTCTTCAAAGAAAAACAAATATTTCGGAGCTGATACAACTTATGAAGACGGAAGAATAGTGTTTCATTTTAACTAAAATTTAAGAGGAGAATAAATTATGGCTAAGGATGTTTATAAAATCCCTCATAAGATGGGTGAAACACAATTAGATAGGGAAATAGTTATTCAAAATAGGGATAATATCGGTTTAAAGCCGTTACCTATTAGAATAGTTATAGCTTATTTAGTTAGTTTTTTAGCGTTAATTTTTCTATTATTTAATACTTTCATAACTCAAGCAAGATTTAGCGTTAAAGTTGTATTTTTCTTATTGAGTTTATGTATGATAGGTCTAATGCTATCAAGAGACGATATGAATAAAGCAAAGTATAGACTTGTTTTAACTGCTTTTGATTACTTTAAGCCAGGTAGTAGAAGAATATTAACTAGAAGAAAATCTAATCCGTATCATTTTTCATATCTTGCAAATATTAAAGATAGTATGGATTTCGATTCGGGATTAATACAGTTTGCTGACGGTTCATACGGTTTTTTATATCAAGTTGTAGGTTCTGCATCAAGACTTCTATTTAAAGAAGATAAGGAAATGATACTTGATAGAGTAGATAATTTTTACAAAAATATGGATGTCAATTGTGAGTACATTTATATAACTGTAAAAGAACCTCAAAAAGTGTTCGCTCAAATGGAAAACTTGTATGAAAGATACGATAATTTAGAGATTAAAAACAAAGAATTAGATGAGTTGTTTGAAACTCAATTCAACTATTTAAAAGATGTTATCGGTAAAGAATACAAATCAATTCACCAGTATTTGATACTAAAATCTGATAACAAAGAGTCTTTAAGAATTGCACAAGCAACACTTTACAACGAAACTTCTGATTCTTCGTTGATGTTTAGAAAAACTATAGGTTTGTCGTCTGAAGATATGACAGACTTTTATAAGTCAATTTTCAAAAAAATGTAATGTGAGGTGAGTTTAAAGGATGTTATTTAAAAAGAAAAAGACACAAGAAGATAAAGACAAAATTAAAGAAGAAGCTGAGAAGAAAAAAAGCAAAAAACTAACTCATCTTGATGTCCCTACGTTTCTTCCTGTGAAACCTAATGAGGGTTATTTATTTTTCAGCGATTATTTTAAAATAGATGATTGTTATGCTACTATTATGAATTACTGGCACAACGAAGCCTCAAATGATGGTTTCCCAGCTTTTTGGGGGATAAATAAAATACCAACTGGTCTTGATGATGATGTAGTTACTATTAATTTTGAACAAGTATCAAGATTACCTAAAAGTTGGATAGATGCTCACCAAACAAAATCAGAGCAAGTTGCAGAATCTAACAGTTCAACTCAAGCTTACGACGGTACAAACCAAGGTAAACTTAAAGCTTCAAGAGCAACAAGGGACTTGATGGAGATTGCTCAAGAGTTAAATGACGGAGCAAGCTACTTGAAGGTTCACAACAGAATACTTATTAAAGCTAAGACTTTAGAAAAGCTTGATAGCACAGTAAGACTTATCTCAAAGAGATATAGTGAAAGTTTATCAACTTTATCTGCTGTAAGTAGTATGGGTGAACAAAGACGTGAGCTTAATGACTTGTTTATGAAAAACGATATGAAAAAGGGAGACTTCTTCTTATTTACATCGACAGAGTTTGCAGGAGCGTATAACCTTGTTACTCACGGTCTTGAAGATAGCGGTGGAGAGTATGTCGGTATTATGACAGGAGACGTTAATAACTCGGCTGTACTTTTTGATGTTGATATGTATGAGAAAAATGTAGTTATCGCTAGTGAGCAAAAGGATAAAAATTATAATAAGGCTAGAGTATCTGATATGTGGGGTGTTAAGGTAAGCCAAGCTGCTCTTATGAATAACAAAAAGGTCGTTCATATAGTACTTAACAATATGAATTTAGATGATATTTGCCCACCTTTTAAGTCTTTTACATCATCTATCAATATGAATAAAGGTGATGTTAACTTATTTGAAATGTTCGGAGATAGTAGCGAAGAACTTTCAATTTTCGCTCAACAAATGGAAAAAGTAAAAATTATGGCTGAACAGGCTTATGATTCAGAAAATGATAAAACTGTTATAAGAGGGGAATTGCAAGCAATCCTTGAGACTTTCTACATAGAACAAGGTATGTGGAGAGAAAATGCTAAAAATCACAGAGATAAATTGCGTGTTGTTGGTATAGCTCACGATGAGGTACCGAAGCTTGAAATGTTTGTAAGTTATTTGGATACTGAGTATAAATCGGCTTTAGCTTCTGGTATACGTGATGAAAATAGAATAAAGGCTTTAAAGATTTTATCTGTTGTTTTCAACGGTATGTTAACAACAAACGGTGATTTATTTAATACCACTACGAATAGTATTATTGATACAACTGCGAAAAATAATCGTGTTATTTATGATTTTTCTAGCTTAAATCGTAGAGGTAATGGTATAATGATGGCGCAGCTTGTTAATGTTATAAGTTTTGCTGTAGGAAATCTTTCAGACGGAGACGTGCTTATATTCCATGGTACTGAAAAGTTAACAGATAACGATGTAAAAGAATACGTTAAAACTCAAATAGAAAAATTATACGAAAACGGTGGTAGAGTATGTTTTTGTTATAATGATATAGATAAAATGATTGATGATAGAGCTTTTAATGAGTTTGAAAAATGTGATTATACTATATTTGGTTCTATGACAGGTCAATTAGTTGAAAAGTATCAAGACGTGTTGAAACAACAAATACCACCTGATTTATCAAATCTGATTACAAAACAAACAGATGATATGAATTATATAAGACGTGGATTTACTAATGTTGTTTTCAACAGAGATTTACAACTTTTCCCAACGGCAAGACGTAAGAAAAGAATTAGAGATAAAATTTTAAAGAGAAGGTGATGATATATGGAAAAGAAAACATTTAAAAAAATATTTATAATGATGTTATTGATGATTTTTACATTATCACCTTTAACAAGTTTTGCAGAGCCTGTTATCAACGGTGGAACGATAGTCGTTAAAAAAGTTGAGGAGCCTGCGACTCCGACAAACCCAGAAGCTGATCCGACTAAAAAAGATGATAAGGAAGGTGATAAAGCTAAAGAGAAAAAAAGTAGTGATGATAATAGTCAAGATACATCGTTCTATAAAATTTCTTCAGCAGCGTCTACTTTTTATGAAGAATTACACAATCCTCAATCTAAGAAAGAAAAAGATGGTAAAGGTTCAGCTAGTGGATCGGTTAATGGTATTGATGTATCCACTGCTGGTAGTTTGATAGGCTTTAAAGATGAAGATTTTGATGGAAATGCGATAGGTGCAACATTATCAAAACTCTCTTATTCTGCTCAATCAAGAGGTTATCAAAGTGTTGCTAATCGCCCAGGCGAAGAAGGAATTTATGCTTATATGGTTTATGGCCACGCTTTAAGTCAATTAGGTCTTGACTCAAGTGTAAATCCTAATTTTGCATTGATGAATACGATTATAAGAGCAATTGCTGGAATTGTTTTTGCAATATTTTTTCTTTTAGCTAGTATAGTTGATTTTATAATGGATGCTGCTATAAAAGTAATGAAGTTTTTAAGCCCTTTTTATTGGCTTTTAGGAGATGCAAGTTATAGAGATTCTGTTACTTATACTAGAGATGTTCCATCTCAACTAAAACCATTACAAGAATTTGTTTCGGGTATTTATACTACGTTAAGAGATAATTCGTTTATTGTTATCGCTATGAGTTTGACTTTCTTAATTTTCTATTGGATAATTAGAGGTCGCAGTGGAGATAATATGAGTAGACTTAGACGTTTTTTAACTAGAACTATGTTTTTGTTAGTGGGCGTTCCGTTATTGTTATCAACTTATGAATTAGGTATAAATTGGTTATCAAATTTCCGTGCAAGTCAAACAGTTAATGCAAACTATATAACGGCTAGAAGTTTTATGGATTTCGAAAATTGGGCTAAGAAGTATAATTTAGCATTGTTTAATGATACGACAATATCAGTTAGAACGGATAAAAACGTATCTGGTGATGTTACAGCGGATACTAACCCTCGTAAGATAGCGTTAAGCGTCAATAGGCATATAACTGGAAAAGATATGGGTTTTGATTATGAGAATAGTTTTAATAAGTCGGATAAAAACACTTTAAATCCAAGTAATTTTCAAAAAGATTTTCAAAATGGTTTGGATATAATCGGAAGATATATTAAAGGTTCTTATTATACGGCATCAAGTTATGAAACTGATATGAGAAGCAAAATATCAGCTGATGAGATGGCTGAAACTGTTGAACAATTAGGCGATAAAGATAATTGGGCTGAAGGTGATTTTCTTACAGGTCGCCAAGGAAAATGGATTAGTAATAATGGTGGAGACGGTTTAACTTTAGGTAGTTATAATAATGCTGGTGCTTCAAGTGGTCTTACATTTAACCCTGGTGGTCGTACAAATGATAAAGTTGCTAATTTAGGTATGGCTGATCCCTCAGTAAAAATAAGTGATAAAAAAGGTCTTTCGACTTTGGCTATGTATAACTACCTAAATTCGACATTTGATGATGCGAATGTAACTACTTATTCGTCAAATAAAGCATCTTCAGATATCGTAAGAAATAAACACAGATCAGTTAACCTTGTCGGTAATGGTATAATGAAACTTTTCTATTATTTCGAAGCTATATCACTTTTTGCAGTAGTTGCAGTTTTAGGCTTAGGTTATACAATCTCTATGTTATTTAATAACATTATGAGAAGTGTTAGAATGTTTACAACTTTACCAGGGGCTATGATAGGCTCTTTAAGAGGTATGGCGAGATTTACAACTATTGTTATTATGATGTTTGTTGAAGTGTTTATGACGTTAATTGCTTACAGTTTATTAAGTCAGTTCTTTATGTCAATGAATAGTGTTGTCACTAATATAATTACAACAGACTTGTTTGGATCTGAGGCTGTTCCTGCTGTTATTGGTGGTATTCCAATGGCTGGTGGCTTAATCGTTGAAGCTTTATGTATTATATTTGTTATCGTATTAAATCTTGTATTCGCTAAGAAAGCTTTACAATTTAGAGGTTCTTTAGTTAAAGCTATGGATGATGGTATAGCTGAAGCTATTGATAAGTTCTTTATGACGAGTCAATATGGTTCTGCTGTTAATACTTCTAAAGAATACGCTCAACCTGGTGAACAAGTTGCTGATAAGGCAAGAGCTGGTGCTAAAGTTCTTGCAGGCGGTATAATCGGCGGTAAAGTATTATCTAGCGTTGCAGGTGCTGTTATGGGCGATAAACTTCGAGGCGATAAAGACGATAAGGATAAAAAAGACGGTAAAGACGGCAAGGGTAAAGATAAAAAGAATAGCAATACTAAAGGCTTTAGAAAACAACGTAGAGCTTTAGATGGTCTTAAAAAGTTAGCCGCAGGAGAACCTCCTGCATTAGTTGCAGCAGAGGCCGCTATGGATTCTGATGAAGATGAATGGAAAGATTGGGCTGGATTTGATTCTTTGAATGATATCAAGAAAGATAAAGACAAAGATAAAGATGGCAAAGATAAAGATACTAAAGACGATAAGAATAAACTTCATTCACAAGATGAATTTGATGAAAACGGTAGACTTAAACCTAAGAAAGATCTTAATAAAGTTGTCGATAATGACGGCAATATTGATAGCAATAATACAACTAAGAAAGATAATAAGTCTGATATTAAAGGTCTTGATGAAAATAAAGATAATCAAGACGATCAAGATAGTAAAGATGTCAATAAGAAATCTAAAGTTAATCTTAGAGAATCTCAAGAAACTAATAAAACTAAAGCTGGTCTTGATAAGAGCCTTGATGAAGATAAAGATAATCAAGATATTAAAGACAAAGATGATAGTAAAGATGTTACAAAGAGAAATTCTAAGAATATCAGAGAAGCTGATGATATCAAGAAAGCTAAAGATAATAAAGAATTGAATAATGATTTTGGCGATGATTTCGAACTTGTTGACTCAAACGATTCAAAGAACGCTTTAAGACATAAAGATATCAATATCAATGATGATAAGCATGTTATAGACTCACCTGATGATAAGACAAGCTTTGATGGAAATGATAGTGACGATACTCATTTAACTAAGAGTGCAAATGCTACAAAGACTGTAGAAGCTAATAAAGACGGCGAAAGTGAAGATTTAGAGTCTACATCAGAAACTAAACAACAAACTAAAGATATCAATGTTCAATCTAATAGTAAGTTTAAGAAATTAAGCGATATTAAAGGTATGATTCCACTTATTAACGAAGATGAATCTAATCTTGCTCCAAATGGAGAAAGTCACCTTGATAATGATTTTAACCCATTCGGTGATGTATCTAGTAAGAGGATATCAGCTAATGCTGATGTGAAACGTGATACGAAAACTAATAGTGAAGATAGAGTCACTAAAGGTTCGCATACAAAATTTGGCGATATAGGTAACTTTAATAAAGCTAGTGATAGCGCTGATATGGCACAAGAAAGTACACGTAAGGTTAAAAATGATGTTAGAGAAGCTGTTGAGTCTAATGTAAAAGCTGATACAAGTGGAAGTGCTAATGTAGGTGCAACTAAAGAGGTTACAGGTAATGTAAGCACAACTAAAAATGTTAGAGCATCTAACGTTGACAGAGTTCAAAGGACTAATAGAGTTGAAGATAGTGGTTTACAAAATCGTTCAACTATGAGAACTTCATCTGATAATGATGGCAATATCAGTACAACAAGAAACTTGAGACAATCTAATGTTGATAGAGTCCAACGAACTAACAGAATGGAAGACAGTGGATCTACTCAAAATACTTCTACTATGAGAGTGGGATCTGACAGAGACGGAAATTTTAGTACAACTAGAAACTTGAGAGCATCTAATGTTGACAGAGTTCAAAGGACTAATAGGGTCGAAGATAGTGGAAATTTACAAAGTACTTCTACTATGAGAACAAGACAAGGTAATGATGGAAACATCAATACGACTAGAAATTTAAGAGCATCTAATGTTGACAGAGTTCAAAGGACTAATAGAGTTGAAGATAGTGGAAGTTTACAAGGAACATCTACTTTTAGACCTAGAGCTGATAGAGACGAAAACATTAATTCAACTAGAGTTGTTCGTGATAATGTCAATACTAGATTTGTTAGAAACACTAATAATCAAAATGTAGCTGATAGAAATAGTGGTTTTACTGATAGTAACGTTGATAAAGTTCAATATAGTAATTTAAGAACTAATAGGGTGATTAAAGAAACTACGAACGATACTTTTGCAAACGGAAGTAGACGTGGTAGATCTAACTTGAACAATGTTGTTGATAATAAAAATATGCATAGAACTGTAAATAATACGGTTACGACTGATGTTAACAACAATGAAGTGACAAGAGAAGTTAACCACAAAGTAAACGGTGGTAGAAAATCTAAGAAATTTAGATTTAAGTTATAGTAAAAATTAAGAGAGCTTATAAAGGCTCTCTTTTTTTGTTGTTAAAATTTAACCCAAAATAGGTTGACAAGTAGTTGTTTTCGTGGTAAAATTGGTATATAAAGAATGATAAGAATAAGAAAGGATAAGGGGTTAATGGATACACCAATTAGAGTTTTTTTGAAAAAATTGAGATCTGATAATAATGAAGTGATGAGCGATATGGCTGAAAAGCTTGGTGTTACTACTTCGTTTTTATCTGCTGTTGAGCTTGGAAAGAAGAATCCGCCTGATTCTTGGATTTATAAAATTCGTAAATCTTATAATTTAACTGGAGAGCAATATGATGAGTTTAGAAATGCAATTTTTTTATCACAACGTTTTGTAAAAATTGATTTAACAGGTTTAAGTCGAGAACAGAGAGCTGTTGTACTTAATTTTAAGGGAAATCTTAAATATTTGAGTAATGAAGATTTAAAGGAAATTCGTAAAATATTTAAGTTTATGAGAATTTATTAAATATTAATTGTTTTGTCCGTTTTGGAACTGGAATGAAATAGAGGAGAAAATAAATGGAATTAACTACGAAAGATTGGAAAGAGTTTAGGATTGGGGATTTGTTTGATCAGATAGGCTCAACTGCTGTTAAAAAGCCATTTGATAAAAGGAATATGCCAGAAGATGAATTTATTATACCTGCATTATCGTCTAAAATAGATAATAATAGCTTTGGTTTTTATGTTAGAGAAGAAGACCATTTATTGATAAATAGATTATGTTTATCAGTTACGTTAAACGGTGATGCTGGGAAAGTATATGTGCAAAATAAAGCTTTTGCTATTGCTCAAGATGCTTATGCAATATATTTAAAAGATGATTTTAATATTTTAAATAATGAGGCTATTTATTTGTTTTTAGCTACTATTATGGAAAAAGTTTTAATACCAAAATACGGTTATACAAATAAGGCTACTTGGAATAAAGTTAAAAAAGAAACGCTCCTTCTTCCATCTAAAAATGATGAGCCTGATTGGGATTTTATGGAAGAATTTATTAAGGGGATCGAAGAAGAAAATAAAGAAAAGTTAGCTGTTTTAAAAGACGTTAAGCCTGTTGATGATGAAATTGATATAAGTGATTGGCATGAGTTTAGGATTGAGGATTTGTTTGATGGATTAAATGGTGATTTTGATATAAAATAAAAACACATAAACAATAAAGGTGATATAGTTATAACTTCTGGAGTTGAAAATTTCGGAATACTTGGAAAAACAGATGTTAAAGCTAGATTGATAAATGAAAAAACTTTAACCATAGATATGTTTGGAAATGTTTTTTATAGACCTTATAAATATAAAATGGTTACACATGCGAGAGTTTTTGCATTAATTCCAAAGTTTGATATGAGCAATAGTATCGGACTATTTATGGCAACTATTTTTTTTCATTTAAAAGAGAAATATAGTTATTCTAATATGTGTTCTTTTAATAAAATAAAAAACGAAATGATCCTTCTTCCAGCTAAAAATGATGAACCAGATTGGGAATATATGGAAGATTTCATAACGAATCAACAAGAAAAAATAAAGAATCAATTAAAGGAGTTGAGATAACTAAATGAGTAATTTTTTAACAGAAGACGTTGTAAGAAATATGGTGAAAGATAAATTAAATTTAATAAGTGATGATAAGGCTATAAGCGATGTAGGGCAGTTGACTACGTTTAATGTTTTATCTAAGGCTTTGAATATTTTAGAATTTAAAGGTGTTTCAGATAAGCCAGATGGATGGTATTTACCATACAGTCATAATGAAACAGCTATAATAGTTGAGACTAAAAATTCTGACACTAATTTAGATTTAGCTAAATGCGTAGATGAAATTAGAAAAAATTGTAATATTGCAATGGAATACTATAAGAATGTGATAGGGATTTTGTATAACGGTTATGAGACTAGAGTTTTTTTAAATAATAAGCCTATGGATAACCCTGATGAATTACAAGATAAAGACTTTTATATAAATAGGCTAAAAGATGAGCCGATAGACAAAAATAAGATATTTATTTTAACTAAAAGCATAAACGATAATCTTCATTTTAATTTCGGTATTAAGAATTTGTATCATAGAATGATTTTTACGGCTGCCGCTCTTGTATCATATAGATATAATGATAAATCACTCCCTAAAGGTCTTGATTTTAATGTTTTTAAGACTTCTGTAGGTAGACAACTAGAATCATCATTAGAACGTTCAAGAAAACAAAACGAGAAAATAACAACTATCGTTGATATATTCAATTCAATTATTCCAAATCAAGAACCTAGTGTGAAACACGTTAATTCATTTATTGATGATGTTATTGAGATTTCAGATTCTGTTAATTCTAACCATTGGGATGGCGAAGATGTTATGGCTATTTTCTTTAATGAATTTAATAGATACAAAGGAAAGAGCGAATCGGGGCAAGTGTTCACGCCAGATCATATTGCAAGTTTTATGTATAAATTAGTAGGTGCGAACCAAAATAGTCGTATTTTTGACGCTGCGTGTGGTTCTGGTACTTTTTTGGTCAAATCTATGTCTAAGATGATTAATGAAGCAGGTGGGGTAGACACTGAAAAGGCAAAAAGAATAAAAGCAAATCAATTATATGGTATTGAGTTTGATCGTGAAATATTCTCTTTAGCCTGTGCGAATATGCTTATTCATAAAGACGGAAAGACTAATTTAAAACTTTTAAACTCGAGAGAAGATGAGGCTGTAGAGTTTATTAAAGATAGTAAAATTAATAAGGTTCTTATGAATCCACCTTTTGAAAATAAATATGGTTGGGATGAGATTTTGTTAAATGTTTTAAACAATGTAGAGTCGAGTTCTAAATGTGCTTTTATTTTACCTGATAAAAAGTTAGAAAAGAAAAAAGGATTCTTTAATAAAGCGAAGAAAAAGCACAGATTAGATATGATAATTAAATTACCAGAAAATACGTTTTTTAATGTTGGTGTTACGACTTCTATTTTTGTTTTTACTACTGGTATACCGCAAAATGATGAGGGGATATTTACTATTAATATCGAAGAAGATGGTTTAGAGACTATTAAAAATCAAGGTAGACAAGATGTTAAAAATAGATGGTCTGCTATTGAAGAATATTGGCTTGATGTAATAAAGAAAAAGATTGATGATAAATATAATACGGTTCAATGGTTAGACCCAAATGAACATCTTTCTTGGCAAGAACCAATTCCACCGTTTAAAATATCTTTAGAAGATTTCAATAGAACGCTTTTAGATTTTGAAATGTTTCAAGAAAATGTTGATAAAAAAGAGTTTTCTGAAGATTTGCTCAATAAAGTTTTATATAAAAGCAAAGTATCTACAGAGAATGACGATGTAGTAATCAAACTTTAAACCTTTCAGGTAATATAGGGGCTTAATGTTTGTATTATTGATATTATTATGGTATTATGAAGATAAGAAAAAAAGAGTATTTGTTTTTTCTGAAAATGTTTAGAGAAAAGGAGTGGGGATAAATGCGTGATTTTCCAACAGATGATAAATCGCAATTTGAAAGGATTTTTGTAGATTGGTTGGCTAAACCTCGAATGGATGAGCCTCATATGTCTGTGACTCGAAGGGCGAATACTATAAAACAACCTAGAGGCGGTTATGTAAAAAGATTAGATTTTAAAGAAACACCTCTTGGCCCAGGAGAAGAAGGATTACATGAATGTGAAAATATACATGCGACTCTTATCGGTTTAGCCGTTGATTATTTAACTCGTTATGTTTTGACAGGTGATGTAAAAGATGCTTTTAAAATATCGCTTTTAGGTGCGCAAAATATAGGTGAGGTTGAAACGGCTGAGAGACTTGTGAGAGGTGTTAAGAAAGGTATTAAAGATTTAGACGATCAGTCAATTATAAATGCGGTTAAATTATCTGGATTTGATGTTTGTTGTAGATCTAGTGTATTGGGGTATACTCCAGTTAGTTTAATTAGACCAAATACTGATACAATTGAAAATATAAGAATTATGGTACAAAGAACATTAAATTTTTTTGAATTATATGGCCCACTTGTATTAAGTGGTTTTACTTTTAAAGGCGGATATACGAAAATAATAGCTAGTGGAGATGCAGATTATTTAACTGAAGATACATTATGGGATTTAAAGGTTTTGAAGAACTATATTAATAAAAACCATATCATGCAGTTATTGATTTACTGGAGGATGGGATTATGTAGTGATTATGAAACTTTTAAAAATGTAAAATTTCTTGGGATATATAATCCGAGACAAAATAAAGTTTTTACTTATGATTTGTCGAAATTATCACTTGAAATTATTCGAATTATAGATGAAGAGGTCATAGGATATACAGAACCTCTCAAATAATGTAAAAATCAAATTTTTGATTTTTTGCATTTATTATTTGCATTATTGATTTTTCTATGTTATTATATACTCAAGAAAAGTAATTTACTTTTCTATGAGTACTTAGAGAAAAGGAGATGAAATTATATGAATTTAATGAACCAAGTTTTCATCACAATGGCTAAATGGGATGTAGATTCAGCTTTAAAAAACGGTTTAGCGAAGTTTAAAGGCTGGGGTAATTATTTAATCATGATTCTTGGGGTTGTCTTAATCATTTATTCTGTTTATAGATTCTATAAAGCTATTCATACAGATGGCCCTCAAGAAGGTAAATGGGCAAAACCTATTTTAGCTTTATTGTTCGGTGGTTTGTTCCTATTCGGTGGATTCAAGATGATGGGAACTATCGCTGAAGGTGGTAACGACACTATCAAAAAATGGGGTAGTTCAGGAGTAATTTATTTACAAACTTTCATGCCAAGATTATTCTTGCGCTAGTTTGAAAAAAGATTAGGCAACTTTAGCCTAGTCTTTTTTTTTTGTTTACTTTTTGGCTTAAATGTGGTATAATTTAGTTAAGATTTACAAAGAAAGAGGTGTGGTTTTCACGAATGTTTAAAGAAATTAAAGATAAACTCTCAAGTCCCCACTATGGAATGGAAAGATTTATGTTGATCTTTTTTAGTTTAGTATTTTGTTTAGCAATAACTTTAAGTATTGCTTTTTCAGATTATGTAAAAGCTCAACAGCTAGATTTTAGTAAAAACGCTGTTTATACAAAAGATTTTACTTTAACAAAATCTCAAATAACAGGCCAAGTTTACGGAGTTTACAGAAATAAGAGTAATACAAAAGCTTTCGTTTTGTTTAGATTTCCTGATATGAGCAAAATGAGTACTGATGCTAAAAATTACTCTATGATAATGCGTGGCGCTAATATCAAAGGCAATAAAACTAAAATAAAAGGTGATGTTAAGGGAGCTTTTTATTGTTTCGGTAATACTGGTTTTATGGGTACTTTCATCAGTAACCCTCAAGGTTTTGATAGGCAAATTCTTGATTTAGCTGTTAAAATTAATAAGCCTATAGGTGTTGATGAAAAAGATGTTATGGATATTGAAGATAGACGTGAATTAGAAAACAGCGATGAGGCTAATAAAGAAACGGAAGATAAAGGCTATGATGCAACAAAGGCTTTAGATATGTTTAGATTGCAATTTAATCCTGTTGCTGATAAGTCAAAGGTTATAAAAGCCTTAGATAAGACTGATATATCGCCAAAAGAACTTTACAAAGAAATGATTAGTGATGGTGATGTAAAACTACTTAAAGAGCAAACAAATGATAAGATCGGAAATATGAAAAGTAAGCTTGCTATAATTGATGAGTATACAAACCGTGTACGTAATGATTACAAGGTTGTTATACCTAAAGTACCTGATGCTATTAAATCTGATGTTATAACATTCAAAAAGTTAGATGTCAATGGTACTAAGAAAGATTACACTTATAAAACCGATCACGTAGTTAAAGGTGGTATAAATCTTGATTGGAAAAACTTTGAAGCTGGCGTTGGTACGTTAGATGAAATTAAGCATAATTACATCAACGGTGGTAATATGAGTGATGATGAGTTTTTCACAAAAGTCGCAACTGATCAAACTGATGAAGCCGTTCCTAATTGGAATACAGAAGAATGGAGACTTTCTGATGGTAGAACTATAGGTAGTCTTAATAATAAAAGCTTTATTAACGATAGTTATGCTAAAGTTAATAATGATGTGACGACTTTAACTACAACTTGGAATGAGTATATTGCTCTTAAAAAAGATTTACAAAGAAGTCAATTTATGAAGTTTTTACAAACTGATTATATTTTAAATAAGGTAGATGATTCAACGACTATCAACGTGCTTAAAGATATTAGGTGATAGTAATGGGTAATTTAAAAGATACGTTTAAAAAGATTAGAAACGCTGCGGCTGCTGGTAAAGCTGGTGCATCTGGGGCTGGCCTTTACGGAATGGGTAAAGGTGTAGCCTCGGCTGCTAAGGCTGGTCTTTCTGCTATTAAAAATGTCGGTAACGCTCTTTTAGGCGGGGCTAAATCTGCTTTAGGTGCTGTTAAAGGAGCTTTCGGGACTGCTGTTAGTAAATTAAGTAATTTAATGGGTGGAGGCTCTGCGGCTGTTATGGCAAGTAAAGTGTTCGTATCGACTTTGACTGTTGCAACTACAACGGCTGTAGGTCTTGGGGTTGCAGGTGCTGTGGCGAATAGCCCTGGTAAGTATGATACGAATATTATAGATTGTAAGAAAAAAGTTGAACAAGTAAGTGCAGTTGAATCTTTAGTTGATTCTAGTGCAAAACAAATGGAAACTGCTAAAAATATTTACTCAGTTTTAAAAGAGTTTGGTTTAAACGATAAGCAAGTAGCAGGTTGTTTAGGTAATTGGGAACAAGAATCGCAACTTGATCCAACTTGTATTGAAGGTATTTATGATGAACCTTATCATCTTGGCCCTAAAAAGCAAAAAGCTATGAAAGATCCAGAAAGTCAATGGGCTAAGGTTAAAAACAGTTACTCGGGAGGAGTTAATGAGGCTCAATACCGTTCAAGCGTTGATGGTAAACACTGGGTAGGTCAAGGGCTTATACAGTGGACTAGTGGCGATAGATTATGGAGACCAGCCGAGGCTATGGGTTATCAATGGGAAAATTTAGATTTTCAAGTAGCGTTTATATTAGCTACTGGTACAGAGTCTACAACTGGTAAAAAAGGTGGTAAAGCGTTTTTTGAAACTTATAAGCGTGAGACTGCAAGTAGTAGTGTAGATGAATGTTCTAACTATATTATTCACAACTATGAAGGTATAACTGCAAGTGCTGGTATAAGAGTTAGAAACTCTAAAAAGTGGTTATCACTTATGAGTGGTTGGAGTGTTGATAAAGCTTATGCGTCAAATGTTTTATCTTTATCACAAAAGCTCGGTGCTGTAAGTAGTAGTGGAGCTGTTAATGATGAGAAAGAAAAGTGTGCTAAGGCTAAAAATTACGATAACTCGACTTTGGCGTCTGCTGCTGTAAGTTATGCTTGGCCTACTACAAGAGAAGGTAACGGTAATGATGGTACTCAACTTTTCCAAGACGTTTACGTTGGAATATGGGGGACTAAGTATTACACTGGTCAACCTATGCAAAGTTGTGATGTTACTATGGCTACTGCTATTAGATGGAGTGGGGCAGATATAGATTATCCAGCTTATGGTACTGCTGTTCAAAAACCTTATGTTGAGCAATCACCAAAGTGGCAAGATATGGGAGAACTTGGAAAAGTTGGTCGTGATGGCTTACAGGTTGGAGATGTAATGATAGTAGTTGGGCCTGATGGTCACGGTCATACTTGGATGTATACAGGTCACGAAATAATTGAGCAAATACACGGTTCAAAGTCTACGGCTAAGAGTGATAGTGTATCGGGTTCTTATAACGAAAGAAGTCCTGGTTGTGGTGAAGATAGTTATTGGTATTTACCTAGTGGTAGAGACTCGTGGCATCAAAACTACATGTATCACGTTTACAGACTTGTTAAACCTGATAACTCAGATAAATATAAATCTGTTGGTTCTAAACACTAATATAAAGGGCTAAAAAAAAAGCCCTTTTTTTGTTGATTATAGCCTAAAAATATGCTATAATAGTGATGTAATAAAAATAAAAAAATAAGAAGAAAGGATAAAAATGTCGATGAAACTATTTAAAAATATTCAATCGAACTGGGATGATTTGGGCGATGAAAAACAAGAAAAAGTCAAAAAGATTTCAGTTAATACGGTTGGGATCGCTATTGTTTTAGCATCTTTCGGTTTTATGTTTTGGGGATATAATTATTCTAATGCTATAAACGATAAGATAGCCACAAACACAAAAGAGATTAAGCTTTTACAAAGTGATATCACAAAGAACAAAATGGAAAAGAAACTTGATGCAAATGAAATTAAAGAAGATTACAAAAACGCTATTGATATAGGAAATGCCGTAAGTGAATTGCAAAATAAATATATCAAAGCTGTTGGAGATAGTAATTTTAAGTCTGATAGTGTCGGTAAGAAATTAAGTGGATATTTTGGAGATACTACTGATGATCAAATGGGTAGAGTACCTTGGTTTATGCCTAATAATTCAGGGGTAAATGAATTTTCTTGGCAGTTTATGAGCGATTATAATTTCACTGGAGACGGGGTTGATTGCGTATGGATTTGTTTTGATAAAGAGGGAAGAATCGTAGCATACACAAAGAGTTATTTCGATAGTAACACTAAGAAATTTAAAGTTCCCGTTACAAAGAAAACTGAACAAGGTTTAACTAATTTTAAACCTGAAGATGAAGGTCGTAATTCTGAAAAGAAAAAACAATTTGATGATTTATTGAAAAAGTTAAAAACTTATGAAGACGCGAATACGAAACAAGCACTTGTTGATGAAAAAAGTCGTGATGCTCAAGATTTGAACCGTCAGAAAATGATGGAAGAACAGAAGAATAAGAGGAAATAAGAATGGTTAAGAAATTAAAATTTATATTCATATTTTTAATTATAAGTGGTGTTATCACTTTAAGTATGGTTATTATGGCAAATCATAGATTATCTAATAGTCAAGCTGAACTTATCAATATGCGTTCTAAGGCAGATACAAGTATGCTTTCTAAGACTGAACAATCACAAAAAATAGCAAAAGAGATATCTGGCCTTTCACATGAAAGAGTTAAGAAGGATCGTGATATTGCTAAGAAATTTTTTGAGAGATATTTAACTTGGGATTCTTGGAAATCTTATGAGACTAATCGTCAAGAAATACTTAAAGACAGAAGGGTTGATAAGACATTTATTGATGTTGTAGCACCTGAAGTTAAAAGTGTTGTTAAAGACGGTAAAGACTTTAACGATATAGATAATCAAGGTTTAAATATGGGTTTTACTGGTATAAAAGTTAGCGTTACTGGAATAAGAGGAACTACTTATAGTTATTTATCAGAAGTTAGCGTTCATTCTAAAAGTAGAACTGGTAGAAAGGCTACTGGTAAGATAGTTAGTACTTATGAAGTAAATGAATCTGGTGAAATTAGTAAAGTTAAAGCATTTACAGTTGCTGAATAGAGGAGTTTTTTTGATGAAATTAAAAGAAAAGTTGAACAAAATTAACAAAGGTAAAATTAAGAAAACAATCAAAACTTTTTTAAGTATTTGTTTGTTAACTATAATAGAAGTTAGTATATGCGTATTTTTTGCTTTATTTGTAGGACAAAGAGTAAGCGTATTGATATTACAAGCATGTCAATTCAATCATAACCCAAATACTTTTGAGTTGATATTTATGGTTGGCGTGCCTGTTATGTTCATAATGAGTAGTTTATTCTATTTGTTTATAAGATGGAGTAAATTGTTATATAATAAGTTAGTTAAAGGAGCTAGGAGATAATGAAAAATACTGTAGGCTATAATAAAAAGTCCGATATTGTTAGTAATTTAAGAAGTTTAGAGGTTTTAGGAAAAGAAGAATGTGAATGTGATTTGTCAATAGCTATTAATAGTGCTTATATTGATTATCGTTCAGAATATGATCCGAAATTCCCAAGAAGACCTTATTTGCATATAAAAGGTAAATGTGAGGGCGTTTACAATCCTACATCACAATCAAACAAGTTTAATGATATTTATTTTATCGAGTTTGATGATGAGGCAAGATTACCCGTTGATGTTTTCTATGAGTTTGATGATGAAGAATTAGCACTTTTAGCTAAAAAGGGAATGTATCGTAGAAATTTTAGAGAACCTGATATATTTGACAGAGACACTTTAACAGTTCATAGTCTTTGTGATATAACAAGTTATGATATTAAAGGCGATAATGATTTATTGTTCGTTAATCTTAAAAATCCTAAAAATTTAGAGACAACTGGAGAGTTATGTAATTATTATTTCGCAAGAGAATTTAGTGATGTGATAGCTAAGGCACCACTACTTGATACAGTTGAGAAAATCTCTGAAAAAGAAGATTTGAGACGTTACGATTATCAAAATTATGATGAGTTAACTGCTGAAGAAGAAAAAGTTACTGAAGAACAAGTTGACGATAGCTTGAAAGCTTATGAATCAGAAGTTTCTGATGTTATGAAACAACTTAACATTGATGAAAATGTTCAAGATGTTATATTTGAGGGACTTATCAATATAGCTATGAAGAATAACAACTTGACTAGAGAGCAAGCTGAAGAACAACTTAAAGAAAAACTTGAAAATGTAAATGATAATTTCGAAGATGATTTTGAACTTGACGGTGAAAATGACGGTCAAAGTGAGGCCCAAAGTGACGGTCAAAAATCTCAAGAAGAAGAACAAAAAGAAGATTTAGACGAAGTCGGCATTGAAAATAATGAAAGACAAATGTTTGAAAAAGAAGTAGAAGACGTTAAGAATATGAATAGTTATGATGCTAATGCTTATACAGGCGTTGATAACGAATCTTTAGATAAAGTTTTGACTGAACTTAATTTACAAGATGATATGCTTCCAAAAGATGAAAATAAATATGAATCTGAGGGAGAAAAACCTCAAGAAGAAAAACACGAAGAAAGAGATTTTCCAAGTAATGATGCGATGAATTATGGTAACGAAGACGAAGAAGTTGAACAAGAAGAACAAGATGAATTTGGATTATAAAAAAGTATTTCAATAAGACAAGGGTTAATTCTCTTGTCTTATTTTTTAAGGACGTGTTGTTATGAGTTTAAAAAAAGATATAGTAATAGTCAACGAGTTTACATCGAGAAGTTACAAAAACGCTCCTAGAGGAAAATCACCTGGAGCATATGTCCTAAGGTATATGAATAGGCAAAGTGCCGTTGAGAAATTAGCCCCTGTAAGAAAATTTGAGTCACAAAATTTCATAGAACGCTATATGCTTAGAGAGAGCGCAACGGAAAAAGCTTTTGAAAATGATTTAGATAAAGATAAGTTAAGAGAAAATATGGAAGATGATGATATGTTTTCTGCTATAAGCTTCGGAAAAAAAGGTAGATATCACAAGTCAAATATATCATTATCTAAAAGATCTGTTAAAGAGATTTCTGATGATATACAAGACAATTTTGATAAAGGAAAAACTGTTTTTAAGACTGTCATATCATTTAGTGAAGATTATTTAAGGCAAAATGGTGTAATCGATGAAAATTTCACCTGCGAGAAAAAAGGTGATTACAGAGGAAATATTGATCAATTAAAACTTCGTAGTGCTATTATGAACGGCGTTGATAAGATGAGTAAGGATTTCGATGATCTGGAATATATCGGCGTTTTACAAGTTGACACAAAGCATGTTCACTGTCACTTATGTATGGTTGATAAAGGCGAGGGTAGACTTATGTCCGATGGTTCACAGAGAGGAAAACTTTTAAAAAAAGACAAGATTATGTTAAGACGAGGTATCAATGATTCATTGGATGAGCTAAGTGTTATGAAAAAACTTTCGAAGAATACGGATTATGATAAAAGAAATATAAAAGGTTTCATCAAAAAGTTTTCTCACGAGATGATAAAACAAAATACCCTAAGTCAATTTCTGCTTGCAACCTTACCTGAAAATAAGAACTTGTGGAGAGCTAGTTCCAATCGTAGGGAAATGCAAAAGCCAAATTCTGTTGTTAGATTCTATGTTAATGAGTTATTTAAAAAGCTAAGAATACTCGTGACTTTAGTCATGAGATGAATTAGCTAGGATAGTAAGCATATAGGGAAACTTGTATGTAGATGCGGACACTTTAGATTCGTACAACAAAGAAACTGAATTGCTGGAAACTCCTAAAGCTAGTTAAACTACAACATAAAGATGAAATAAGCTTAAATGTAAAAGTAGCGAAAGCGGAAAAAATTAACTAGATGGCATAAGGTTAAATCCTAAGTACTAAAAACAATGGACAATCAGCAGCTAAGACTCGAATAGAGTAAAGTTCAACGACTATTCCTCGTGAGGGAAGTACACTAGAAGCTATTGCTAGTGGAAGTGGTTTCGCCTAAGTGATAGAAATATCATATGGATAAGATATAGTCTGTGCTTTAGTGAAAGCTAAAGAAGTTCATAAGAGAACTGTATAGAGTGTAGCGACTTTGTATGAACGACACCTCCCATAGTTATGGGATTCTAAAAATTTAAAACTTAATAAACTTTTACTGAATGCTTGCTTTTTTAGTAAAAATATGTTATAATATCACTATAGAAAGGTGGTGAATATAATGTATCTAACTATGAAACAGCAAGTAAAACAATTAACTAAGGGAGATTATAAAAATTTAAAATTGTTATCTCATATAGCTAAGAATTTAGCAAATGAAGCGATATATAATGTAAGACAATATTATTTTCAAGAAAAAGAATATTTAAACTACGAAAAAAATTATGTGTTGCTTAAAAATAGTATTAACTATAAAACTTTAAATTCTAATATGTCTCAACAAATTTTAAAACAAATAGACAGAGCTTTTAAATCTTTTTTTGGATTAATTAAATTAGCTAAAAAAGGTAAATATAATTTTAGAGACATAAAGCTCCCTAGTTATCTCCCTAAAGATGGTTTTACTGTATTGATTATAGGTGATGTAAGGATAAAAGGTAATAAATTACTTATTCCTTATTCTAATATGTTTAGAAAAGAACATAAAAGCATTGAGATTAATATTCCGCCTAAACTTATTGATAAAAAGATAAAAGAGATAAGAATAATACCGAAATCAAAAGCTAGGTTCTTTGAAATTCAATATATCTATGAAGTAGAAGAAGTTCAAAGTAATTTAGATGAAAAACAAGCACTAGCGATAGACTTTGGTATAAACAATCTTGCTACTTGTGTAACATCACAAGGAAAGTCTTTTATCATAGATGGAAGAAAGTTAAAATCTATAAATCAATGGTATAACAAAGAAAATAAAAGATTACAAAGAATAAAAGATAAACAAGGCTATAAAGCTAAGTACACCAATAGGCAATTAAAAAATGTTATGAAGAGAAATAATAAGATAAATGATTACATGAATAAAACAGCTAGATTAATCATAAGCTATTGTTTGGAACATAACATTGGAAATATTGTATGTGGCTACAATGAAACTTTTCAAAGGTGTTCTAATATTGGAAAGAAAAACAATCAATCATTTACACATATTCCGTTTGGTAAGCTTAGAGAAAAAATCGAATATCTTTGTAATTTGTATTGCATAGCATTTACTAAGCAAGAAGAAAGTTATACATCTAAAGCAAGTTTTTTTGATAAGGACAATATTCCTTTATACAATGACGATAACCCTAAAAAATACGTATTTAGTGGGAAAAGAATAAAAAGAGGATTGTATAAAACAAAAGATGGAAAACTATTAAATGCAGATGTAAATGGTGCTTTAAACATACTCAGTAAAAGTAAAGTTGTAGGCTTAACGGTCTTATACAATAGAGGTGAACTGGACACGCCTATAAGAATAAGGGTTGCCTGATTATTCAGGTGGAAATTTAAATACCAAACTTCTTAAATAAAGTTTTAAACTTTTAGAACCCCGTGACTTTAGTCATGGGAGGTTCAGTTAAAAACGAGGATTCGGGTTATGATGAGGCTGTTAAAAATATTAAGACTTATGCTTTAACTAGATATGAGACTGAAGGCTTGTCTACGAAAGATTATAGAAAGTTAATTAATAAAGGCTTAGAAAAGCTTGAAATAGATTCCATGAATAGCGTTTATCAAGTTTTAAAAGACGTTAAATCTAGTGATAAGTCGGTTATGACGCCTACTTTAGATATGTTTAGCATGGATTATGAAAGTCTTTTAGAAAAAAGAGAAGCTGAGAGTAGTCCTATGATTGAGTTTGGGTTTAAGCTTAGAAGTTACGGATCAAGGTTAAATCATCATAAAAAAGAATTTAAGAAATACAAAAAGCTTACAGAAGATTTCGAAGATGCTCAAAAGAAGAACAAAGTTAGTCAATCTGCTTTGGCTCTTGTTGATTTTTATAGAACTGAAAGAGAATACAATGAAAAAGTCATGAGCAAATATCAACACTTTTTAGCGTTTTTACCTAAAAGAGAAGATTATAGTAGAGATTTCAACGAGGTTTTGCGTTTACAAAAACGTTCTGAAAATATGAATACTCTTTTAGAGGATAAAACTTTCAATAAGTTTAAGTCAAGAGAAAGTGCAGAGCTTTACGGTTTCAATGTATACGGCATAAAGGGTTGCGGGGATATGTATGATAAGCCCAATCTTATGCGAATAAAACGTGATAACATGAACAAAACTTATGAGGATAAGAGAGGCAAGTTTGTTGATAAGCTCTCTGAGTCTGGTTTAAGTTTAAGTGATGATAATAAGTTGAATCTTTCACCTAAGTATGATTTTGATGATGTTAAAGCGTTGGATTTACATCATTTATTTTATGATTTCAACTATGATGTAGCTGTCAGTCAAGTAAATATTAATAATTTTGTCGATATGGCTGATAGAAGGGTAAATAGCTATATAAAGGCTAAAGAATACCTTATCAACACAAATCAAGATGATTTGATTAAGTTTGAGGATGAAGATATTAAGACTATGAAACAAACTGCGGATATAATGAGAACTGATAAAGTCTTAGTTAATAAAAAGGCTGATGAAACTATGAAATATAAACGAAGTAAGACTGTAAGGCTTGATAATAATATTTCTAAGCTTATAGAAAATAACGTTAAGCGTGAAATAGAGTCAACTAAGATTAACTTTGAAGGTCTCGATATTTAAAGTTCAGTTTTATGATTTTTTGATTATTTTGTTTTGACTTATCATTGACTTATGATACTATATAAGTGTAAAGAAAAGGATTTTTCTTAAAAAAATTTTAATAAGGAGATGAGATTATGGCAAATTTAAGAGGTAAAGATTCACATAAAGGCGTATCTTTAATCGTTGAAGAAGTTAATAAGAACGATAAAGGTTCTATATTGAATGTTCAAATTGACCAATCTTTGAAAAATGTAGATAAGTTAAGAAGTGGTGAAAAGAAAGCTGATAGTAACCCTTACATCTACACAGGAACTAGCACATATCAAAATTCAAAAGGAAAAGAAGTTGAGGCTGTTCAACATACTCAATTTTACTCAAAATCACAAGTTGATAAAATTATGGAAAATGCAAAAGTTGCTGAAAACAACGGTAAAACATTCTATGGAATCAAAGCTGATTTAACAGTAGCTAAAGGCGAAAATTCTTTAGGTAAATTAGTTATCAATACTCAAAATGATATTGAGCCTACTCAAAACAAATACTTTGGCAAAGATACTTTAGCAAAACAACATGAAGTTACTAAAGTTGCAAAAGAAGTTAGAGAAGCTAGACTTAACGAAAAAGCTCGTGAGGCTACTGCTGAAAAAGAAGCCGTGGCTGAAAAAGAAGAATCAGTTGAAAAAGACATTTAGTATGTTTTTTAGAGAGGTTTAACCTCTCTTTTTTTTGTTGAAATTTTTTTATTAATTGTTCTTTACACGCAAGTGAAATCGTGGTATAATAGTTGTATAGAAAGAAGTATTATACTGTTTTTGGCTTAAATAGGCTAAAAAATGACTGTTAAAAAAATTAAAGAAAGGAGCTGTTTACTTTTTGAGTAATCGTGATATGCTTGTAGTTGATGTTGCAAAAAGGCTCAACGTTTCTTCTAGTAGAGTGACGGAACTTTGTAGAAAAAAAGTTCTAAAAGCTAAAAAGATAAGTTCTATTTGGTTTATCTCGGAAGATAGCGTGAAAAAGTATGAGAAAACTCGTCAATTACCTGGCAGACCTAGTAGTAAGAAAAAGCGTGAAAATTTTTTGAAAGGGGATATTAAAGAATGACACAATATGATGACAAAAAATATCCATTACTATCAAGATACACTGCGAGGATAAAAGAGCCTGTAAGAGAGATTATCGGTCGTGAAAATGAAACGAATTTGATTTTAGCTACCTTTTCAAGAGCTGAGGTTAGTAACGTTTTGCTTTTAGCACCTGCTGGTAGTGGTAAGACTGCAACAGTTCAAGCTACAATGAAAAAAGATGTTCAGAGGTTATACCTCGAAGTAGACTTATCGAAAATGATAGCTAATATGGATGAGTCACAATTAGCTGGGGAATTGAAGTTACTTTTTGATGAAGCTGAAAAGTTTGCTAAAGAAGAAGCTCGTGAAATAGTACTGTTCATGGATGAGTTTCATCAAGTGGTTCAATTATCTGTCGCTGCTGTAGAGGCTTTGAAACCTTTACTTGCTATGAGTGGTACAAGGAAAATTAGAGTTATCGCTGCGACAACTTATGATGAATTTTTCGAATATATTTCTAAGAATCAACCTTTGGTTGAAAGATTTACAAGGGTCGATTTAAAAGAGCCAGATAAAGATTTAACTGTTAAAATTTTAAAGACTATGGCTGATACTTATAATATAAGTAGGTATTTTCCTACCGATGATTTGTTCTCGTTGATATATGAGTATACAACAAGATATATGCCTAGTAACAATCAACCTAGAAAATCTATTTTAGTTTTAGATGCTATGTATGGTTGGCATAAATGTTTCGGTATGAGTTTCGGTATGAAACTTTTAGCTAAGGTTTTGTATGATATACAAGGCGTTGATGTGGCGTTTAATGTTGATGCTACAAAGATTAAAGAAAGACTTGATGAAAAAGTGTACGCTCAAGAGTTAGCTACTCAAACTATCGCTAAGAGATTACAACTTTGTGTAGCAGACTTAAATGATCATGAAAAACCTATGAGTTCTTTTCTTTTTACAGGTTCAACTGGTGTTGGTAAGATGGTGACTAATGATACCTTAATACCTGTAAGTAGTGATAAAGTATATGCGAAATACCACGGAGACCTTGAGGTTGGAGATGTAGTTTTTCATAGAACTGGAACATTAGAAAAAGTAATAGGCGTTTTTCCACAAGGTATGCAAGATGTTTACAGAGTGCATCTGGGAGACGGAAGATACGTTGACTGTGGGCTTGAACATTTATGGACTTATAAAAAATTATTTGGAAAAGATAAAGGTAAATGGAAAACTCAAACTTTAAGAGAAATGATTAAAAATGGTATAAAACGTAACGGTAGATATAAGTTTGCTATACCTATGAATCATAAAATCCAGTGGCGTGAACAAGAGTTTGATATGAATGATTTAGAGAATATGAAAATCACCGATAAGATGCTTTATAACTCTATTTCTAATCGCCGTAGGGTTGTTAGATACTTATTTGATAGAAATGGTTTCATAGATGATTATAGACGACTTATTTACAAGTTTGATGATGAAGAACACTTAAAGAAATTAAGAAAGATTTTGTTTTCTTTAGGTATAGGTTCTGTTTTAAAGAAGGATACTTTAAAAATTCTTTGCAATGATAAATATAAAGTTTTTCTTTTCGAAGATAGATTTGATGAGGTACTAGACAGACTTGTTCCATTTAAAAACACTAAAAAGTATGATAGTGTTAAAATCGTAAAGGTTGAGTTTTTAGGACAAAAAGAATGTAGTTGTATAAAGATTGAAAATGATGATGGCTTATATCAAGTCAATGATTTCGTTGTTACTCATAACACAGCTATAAGTAAAGAGCTTGCGAATATACTTTTCAAAGACCACAGAGCTATGCTTAGATTTGATATGAGTGAGTATGCTTTAGACGAAAGTTTGGAAAGATTTAGAGTTGAGCTTACAAGTAGAGTTTGGTCGAAACCTAATAGTATAATTTTACTAGATGAAATTGAAAAAGCCTGTTCACCTGTAGTTAGATTACTTTTACAAGTACTAGATGATGGTAGACTTTTAGATAAGCATAATAGAGAGGTTTCTTTTACAAACTGTTATGTTATTATGACAACAAACGCTGGTTCTGAAATATACAAAAACATCGCTCAATATAACGAATCAGATACGGGTGATGGATCAATGATGGCTGATTATCAACCGTTGATTAGAAGAAGTTTAACAAAGACCACTGGGGGCAATAAGTTCCCACCAGAATTATTAGGTCGTATAGATTGTATAGTTCCTTTCCAACCTTTAAGTAGTGAAACTATGAAACGTATAGTTATGACGAAATTAAATGAATTAAAGATTGAGGTTAAAAGAAAGCACAATAAAGAGCTTTTGATATCTCCAAAAGTTGTAGAGTATTTAGTTAATGATACGCTTACAACTGATAGTGATAGTGGTGGAGCTAGACGTGTTATAGGATCTCTTGAAACAGAAGTTACGACAGAGGTTGCCAAGTTTATTAACGAGCATCCAAAGGCTACAAAAATAGGTGTTACTATTCAAGGTACTATGAAGAATGAAGATAAGAAGTTGTTAAAATCTCAAGCAAGAGTTGCAGTAGGGATTGCTAAGAGTAAAAAATAGAAGAAAGTGAGAATTAGATGGGTTTTAAAGATTTTTTTAAGAAAAATAAGAAAAATAGTGCTAATGAATCTGTAGCACAAGAGTCGAATGAAAAGAACGGTAAAATTAAAGCTAAAAAGAAGACAAAAGAACTTGTCAGTTCAGTTGTTAATGAAACAGTTGAGGCTGAAGTTTTAGCAATACTTGATAACAATAATTTCTACAAGGTTAGAAATGATGATGGCAAGATTTTTTATGTAGCTTATTTACTTGATTGCGAAAATATCGGTGGTTTAAACAAAAAGACTGTTAATGATGAAAGTAAAGGTGCATTGGTTAATGAGATAAACTCAAGTCACGTTAACGTAATAGCTGATAAAGAGCTTATGGATGATAATAAACTTATTATTATTCCTACACCGACAACTATCGAAACTTTACAAGAATATCAAAGTATTTTCGAAAGCGTACCTTTACCTATGGTGTTGATTACAGAACATATGGAAATAATTGATACTAAGTTTGCAGTTACATTAGGTGGTCTTTTTGAAATTGATAGTATTGATGATAGACCACTTGAAGATATTTTAGCTGAGAATGAAGTTGAAGGGTTTTCTCTTGAGGAAGAACCTATAGAGCAAGAAGAACCAAAACTTGGCGATGAAGTTGAAAAAGAATATCAAAAAGAAATAGATGAAGACGCTGGAATTTCTACTGAAATAGAAGATGAAGATTTTAATGAAGATGATATAGTAGAATTAATGGAAGATGGGGAAGAAGAAAATGAAGAATTTAATAAATCCGATGATACCGCCAGTGATTTTGATGATAATACGGATATTCAAGAAGACGAAGTAGATCAAGATAATGGATTTAATGAGTTCGATAATGATTTCAGAGAAGATGATGGTTATGATGAACCTAGTGAATACGATGGATATAGCGATGAGGAATATGTTGAAGACAATATAAACGAAAAAGTAACTGATGCTATTATTCAAGAATCTTTGACTAGAACTCTTTATCCAGAAGATTTAAATATTACAGTTTCTACTGATTTGTTTGATGCTCAATATATTAAACAAAATCCTTTGATACTTTTTGAAACTAATAGAGAAAGTGGTTTAACTAATGATTACTTAAATAATTTATCCAGAAGGGCAAATGAAAGTATTACAAGATTACACACTAAAAACTTAGTTAACGCTAGAACTTTATTCTATGAACGTTTAGTCGGTATTACAACAGCTATTGAAAACAAGTTTTCAAAAAAGGCTTATAAGCCTTATATTGAAAATGCTGAAAGTTTACAAGCGGCAGCAGATTCTCAAAAGGCTGAACTTGAAGAAACAATCTCTAAGAAAAAAGATGAACGTACTAAAAAGTATGATGATGCAAGGGCAAAATTTGTTGAACAAGCAGTAGTTGAAGCTGAAATGACTTATGATAAACGTAATAAACTTCAATTAAACGATGATTTATCTCAAATCGAAAAGACTGAAAGAGATAATTTCCAAGCTGATTTTAATAATCGACTTAAACAATTTGATGATGAAAGAATAGCTAATGCTACAAGAGTTTATGAATATATGGTTAATGGACTTTTAGTTGATGTAGGTAAAATTTATAAAGAGTCGTTAAAATCTGAAGAATTACAATATCAAAATTATGAAAATCAAATGCTTGATTTCATAGAATCAAATAGACAAAATGATATCGCTCACGATAAAGTTTTACAAGAAGAATTAGATAAGAGAGTTGAAGTTAATAAACTTAGAGAAGAATACAACAATGCTTTAGATAGTCAATTAAATGAATATCAAATAAAACTTGATTCTATCCAAAATGAATACAACGCTTTAATTAAAGCTAATAATGAACAAATAGATAGATTAAAAGTTGAACATTCTGAAAAAATGGCTTTGGTTTCATCAGATAAAGAACAATTACAAGCTCGTATTGATAAGTTACTTGAAGATTACGCAGCTTTAGGTGATAAGAAAAATGAAGAATACGAACGTTTATTAAAAGATAAAGATAATCAAATTGCTTTAATACAAAAACAATCAGATGATAACCTTAAATCAAGAAATAAACTTAACACAATTACATCTTTGTTGTTCTTGATATCAGTTGTGGCAAGTACTCTTTGTGGTATTTTGTTAGGCAAATTCTTTAGTGGATTGAATTTGTTTTAGTTAATAAGGGCGAGGGACTATCTCTCGCCTTTAAATATATAAAAAAAGGAGAGTGATGATGATTGGGTTTAAAAGATAAACTACCAGGTAAGAGGCTCAAGTCTAAAAAGCATACGGCAAAAAAGATTTTAAGTCTTAACCAATTTGGTAGTAAGAATCTCGATTTGTTGCAGTCACAAAGTTATGAAGATAGTTTTAGATATCGTGATGTGCATGAGGCCCAACAGTTAAAAAGAGGCAAAAAAGGACTCACCCAGACCTACACGTCAAGAAGAATTTTTACAATAGTTCTTTCAGTGGTCATTTTCATCAGTCTGTTTTTCTTTGGAGCTTTGGTGAGATTCGGGCTTTATCAGTTTTCAGAGTTTAGAAATCCTGATAAAAGTGTCGTTGTTAATTACAACCCTGATATGGATCCGTATTTAAATCCAGAGGTAAAGAAAAAAGCTAAGATGGATGAGAAGTTCAATTATCCTTATACAGAAAGCGCTAAGATAAATGGTGTTATGCTATATCGTGCTATTAACAAGACCGAAGCGGGTGTTGTTATAGAAAATACGGATAAAACACCAGTTTATAAGGATATTGACAAAGTGCCTGTTCCTAAGTGGTATGCTAAAAAACGTGCTGGCTATTTAAGTTTACAAAAGAAAATAGGTAAAGATAAAGCTTATGAGAAAACTATGGAGCGTTATAAGTCTCAAAATATGAGTTATTTCGCTTTTAAGTTTGATATTATAACGCTTGGTATAATTTTACTTGATGCACTTATAACTTTAGGAGTTTACGGATTTTTAGATGCTAAGATGAAACGAAACTATGAGGCTCAAACTGCCCTTGAGCGTGATGATGATATCAACCAACACGAAAATGATGGTCATATAGCACTACCTGAAGAAATACTTTTACACGAAGACTTCGATATGGTTCCTGACGCTGGTATGCATTTTTCGTGTAAACCGAACTCTATTATAAGCCATTTCATGCTTAATAATAAGGGTTTGAAATCTGTTAAGCTTACATCAAGACATGAAGAAGATGAGCTTGATAGTGATGGTGATGTTGTAGCTTATAAAGGCGAACCTATAGTAGATAAAGAAGGATATATAGTACAGAAGAAAGTTCCTTTAGTTGATGAAGATTTTGGATATGATTTGTTCAAAGAAAGTGGTCAACCTGAGGGTTTAATGCAGTTTTATGATTCTAGTAAGATTATTTATAATCAGGATTGCTTTAGTAGATCAAGACTTAAAGGTTATAACAAGCTTTCTGATGCTATTAACGGAGACTGGGAGTTACCTTACTATGAGGTGCAAAGACCTGGTGGGTTTTATTTAGTTGATACGGCGCCAGTTAACTCAATGCTTATAGCTATGACGAGAGCTGGTAAAGGTCAAACGTATATCGAAGCTTATATAGATATACTTAGTAGGATGAAAGACCCCGATAATATTTTATCTAATGATCCAAAAGGTGAATTGCTTTTGAAATTCCTTGTTCCGTTGACTTATAGAGGTTTTGACGTCGTTCAGTTTAACCTTATGAACGTTTTGAAAACTTCTGTTTACAATCCTTTATTCATGGCTTTGACGTCTGCTCGTGAAGGCGATAAGACTAAGACAAGTATGTATATAGAAAATATAGCAGATGTATTCTTTCCAATACAAGGAGCAGATGATCCACTTTGGCCATCGGCTGCAAACAATGCTTTTAAGCGTACAGCTTATGCGTTGATTGACTTCTATTTGGAAGAAGAAGCCGAGATAAGACGTAAAGCTATTAAGACTAAGATGAGCAATAAAGTTTTGGAAACGAAACTAGATAATCTGTGGGGAAAAGTTACACTTTATAATTGCTACAGATTCTTTGTTCAGTTAACAAGTAGAAAATTACCAGCGCCTTCTAAGGCTTATAAGAATTATTTAGCTGGTAGTGGAGATATACCAAGCTATTTTGAGTTTTTCTTAGGAAAAGAATTATTTGAAAGATGCTCTGGTAGTAAACATGAAAATTTAAGTTCAGACGATAAAGAGTTATTAAATGATTTAGTTAGTAAATCTAATGATCTTTGGGAAAACAAGCCTGAGATTGATTTATTGACTTTGTATTTTAACGCCACAAAGTTATTACCACAAAATCAAATCAGAAACCTTGTTGACGACGCTGATAGTTCTTTAAGAAGTATCGGTGGGGCTGAAAAGATGTTATCTTCGTGTGAGTTGTTAAGGCTCGTTAAAAAGAGTCTTGTAAGAATCAAAGGGTATTCTTATAATTTATTATTCGATGGGTGGAATGAGAGAGTAACGTCTCTAAACACCTACACTAAAACTGTGATGTGCTACTGATAAAAGTAGTTCAAATTCAATAAAGTCAGAGAGTGAGATTCTCTGGGTGCCGATAGGATATGGTAAAGAGCATGAAGTTTTTTAGAAAACTATTTTAAGTTGTAGTTTAGTAATTTGGAGATGGTGAAAAACTATAATTACTTATAGGGTAATTTGTGGCTTATTATAGAAAAGAAAACTATCTAAGTCTTATCAATGGTAGAATAATAGATACAATAATACAAGCGAAAATCTGAGCGTTGAGGTCTTTTGTAATGAAAGATGGAGCAATGGTTTTTAGTCAAGATTTCAAAAGATTGAAGAAAAAGATGAGTGGGCTGGCACCTGTGCCAGATCCACTTTTTTTATTTGCTTTATTTTAGGCTTTAGAGAGGTGTTTTTTATTTAGGGGTATGATTATATGTCTTATAGTTATAAAGCTTGTTTAAAGGGTATCTGAGAGGCTTATTTTATGTTTTGATGATTGATGTTGAGTAGATTTTAAAGTTCTCGTTTATTTTTTTAATAAGCGTGTTCAATCTTTTGAAATCTAAGATTTGACTATTTGAGTTATGAAAAATTTGTTTGAGGTGTGGTCTAGGATTCTCGTAAAAAGACCTCGAATAAAGTTTGAATGAAGATTAGTCAGATTAATATTTGTTAATAATGTTGTTTGTAAGAAATTTTCACTTTTTTATAAGCGGTGGGGTAAGTTATAACTAATATAATTTTTTCTTGATTTTTTTATCTTATCATATTATAATAGATTTAGAGATTAGTCGTAGCTGATAGAAAGGGTGTAAATGTGATGCAATTAGATACAAATAATCACTCAGTATTTATGTTACACTATCATCTTATCATGTGTACGAAATATTGTAATAAGGTGATAGATGGTGTTATCTCTAATTGGTTGAAAGAGATGTTCGAAAAGATTGCACCTACTTATAATATAACATTGGAAGAATGGAATTATGATATAGACCATGTTCATGTTTTATTCAAGGGGCAACCGAATACAGAGATCAGTAAGTTCATCAATGCATATAAATCAACAAGCAGCAGACTCATAAAAAAAGAGTTTCCCCAAATGCGTAAATCTTTATGGAAAGAAATGTTTTGGTCTCAGAGCTTTTGTCTGTTGACCACAGGTGGAGTTACTGTAGATATTATAAAACAATATATAACATCACAGGGAGAGAAAAATGGCAAATAAAGCAATTAAGTATCGCATATATCCTACAACTGAACAATGTATTATGTTCTCTAAGACTTTCGGTTGTTGTCGTAAAATATATAATCTTATGCTTTCAGATAAGATTGAGGGTTATAAAGAAACGGGTAAATCTGTTAAAAATACGCCTGCTAAATACAAGAAAGATTACCCTTATCTTAAAGAAGTAGATAGTCTCGCACTTGTAAATAAACAGTTAGATTTACAGACTGCATTTCGTAACGCATTTAGTAAATCTCGTAAAAAGAAAAACGGATTTCCTAAATTTAAATCTGCAAAGCGTAGTCGTAAATCTTACACTACAAACAATCAAAAAGGTACAGTAGCTATTGTAGATAAAAGATATATCAAGTTACCTAAAATAGGTAAAGTTAAGTCTGTTATTCATCGTGTTCCTGATGATAGTTGGATTTTAAAATCTGCTACTATATCACAGGAACCAGATGGAAAATATTATGTTTCTATACTTTTTAAGTTTGATAAAGTTGAAAATACTTATACGGTGGATAAAACTAATGCCATTGGATTAGATTATGCGTCTAACGGTTTATATGTAGATAACAACGGCAATGTAGGCACTAATCACAAGTATTATTGTGAGAGTTATAAGAAACTAGTAAAAGCCCAACGTAGATTATCTCGTAAAATAGGTTCTAAAAGATATGAAACTAAATCAAATAATTATTTAAAACAGCTTAAGAAGGTCAATAAAATTCATAGGCATATTGCAAACCAAAGAAAAGATAATCTACATAAAATATCTACTGAGATAGCCAATCGGTATGATATTGTTTGTGTAGAAACTTTAAATATGAAGAACCTGTCTAATAAAGGTTTCGGTAATGGAAAAGCTACTATGGATAATGGATATGGTCTATTTCTAAATATGCTTGAGTATAAGCTTTCTGATAGAAATAAATATCTCGTAAAGGTAGATAAATGGTTCGCATCATCACAAATCTGTCATTGTTGTGGCAAATTACACCCTGAAATGAAAAACTTATCAAAAAGAATTATGAGTTGCGATTGTGGAAATAATATAAGTAGAGACCAAAACGCCGCTATCAATATTTTAAATGAAGGATTACGCATACTTAGTGAAGTAGCATAAACAAAATATATAGTAGGGATGGAATTAGCCCGAACTTATACGCCTGCGGACATTGTGTAAGACGTTAAGCCATGTAATATCATGACAAACGCAGTAGTGGTTGAATCAGGAAGCTCCGAATTTTATAAGTCGGGGTAGTTCACTGAGCGTTGTCAAACTTTTGAAATTTAAGATTTGACTTTTTTGTTATTTAATGATGATGTAAAATATTTTAGAGTTGTTCTTAAAAAGACCTCAAAGAAATTTTAAGATATGTTTGACATTTGTAGAAAGTTTCGTTATAATATAAGTGTAATGAAAAACTTGTATTTTTTTGCTCCTTTCATGTGTTATTTTTAAGCTCAAAAATACAAGTTTTTTTTTAGTTTTGTTTAAAAAATGCTTGATTTTTAGCGTAAAATGGCGTATAATATAAGTGTAAATAATAAAAAACAAAAATGAAAGTAGGTATTTTTTTATGTACGGTATGAGATTAACTAGAGATGAAACAGAAGAATTAGTAGATTATGTAGCTCGATCAGAACTTTTTGAGGAGATTGAATCTATGAAAAATCCTGAATCGAAAATATCGTATCCTAGATATTTGAAAGCTGTTAGGGTAACACTTATAAGTCTTGGTTTTGATGATGAGTGGGTAGAAAATGATTTTAGAGATGCGTTAGAAAAAGAATATTTAAAATAATTAAAAAATATTTGACGTTCACAAAAAAAATATAGTATAATATAGTTGTAAATCAAAGTGATTATACTTGGATTTGCCCATTGTTGGTTGTTTTATTTTTTCACAAATTTTTAATTTACATTTTTTGATGAAAAAAAAGGGTCTCAATCGTGAGGCTCTTTTTTTTCGTGTTTTATTTTACGTTTTACGGCTGCTTTTTTGCATAGAGATATAATTATATCGTTTAGGACTATAAAGCTTGTTTAAAGAGTGTTGTAGAGGCTTATTTTATATTTTGATAATTGATGTTGAGTAGATTTTAAAAATTAGGTTTATTTTTGTGATAAGTGTTGTTAAATTTTTGAAATCTAAGAGAGTTATTTAAGTTATTGATGAGGATGTAATATATTTTAACAATTCACAAAAAGACCTCAAAGAAAATTTTGATGCTTTGAGAAAATGTTTGATTATTGAATTTGTGGCGAATTTACGCTATAATACATATAGTATTAATGAGTAATAATGAGGTGGTTATATGGATTTGCGACAATTAGAAATGGAAATGAAAGAATTTGGAAATGGAGCAAATGCTTTTATAGTTTTTGATTTTGGTGTTATAAGTTATTTAGAAAATTTGGATTTTTCATTTTCGTTAGGCTTGGAAAAAATCACAGATATTAAATTAAATAAAAGATATCTCAACAAAGACTATCGCACAATATCACGAAAATACGGGAGAAAATTAAGTAAAATAGGCTATCCTTATATGTTAAAGTTTGATGAAAAGATAGATGAGGTAATGCTTTTAGTTGTCTATGTTGGAGAAAAAGAAACTGATAATTATTTGGAAATGGTGTTTCCCTTAGAAGTTCATTTGTCGAAAGAAAAACCGATTTTAAATATACGTTTTTTAATTGATGAATATTTTAATTTATGGATTTCTTCTTCGAGATATTCAAAAGATAAAAAAATAGAAAATGTAGAGTTCACAAGCAAAAAGAATATGAATAATTGTAATAATATATTGGATGAGCCTATTAGAATTGGTGAACATATGCTTATATTTAGTGATGTATTAGGTATAGTTGAGGATGATTTCAAAGGAAATTTGACATCCACGAGAAATCGTTGTATAATAAAAGTATAGATAAAGCGATTATGTTTTTATCTAAATAAAATAAATGTTCGTCGTGTAATATAGTATAATTTCCATTAATTTAGTATGTAAAAAAAGAGTCTCGATTTCGAGGCTCTTTTTTCGTATTCTTATGTTTAACAAAACAAAAGCCCTGCCACGTGTGGCAAGGGCTTGATCCTTAATTAGATTATATCAATACCTATTAATTATTTCAAGTAGTACGCTCTATCATGATTTTGAAATTCTTCATCGTAATATTTTTCGATTATTTCATTTATTATTTTATAATTGGGTCTTTTTATTTTATCAAGTTTTTCCACGAGAAAACAACAAATTCAAATACTGATACTTCAATGTTTAATGAGCATTGAGTCCTTATATACGCAGATTTCCAAATATACTCGAAAGCATATGAGACTGATTTGTTTCTATAAGACTTTCACTATCAATTATTCCAACGAATAAATTGACGATAGCATAAGGCTCGTATCAAAACCTTTTATATATTTTTCTTTATTAAATCGCTATACTACTTAAATTTTTACGCCCTATTAATCTTTTTATTTCTAAATTATGAAGTCGGTAAAAGTTATCGAATCTTTCATTGCATTTATTAATATCAAAACTTTTTAAATCATTTGCTGTATTCATTATTAAAAAAGCTGAATATAAATCTCTTTGGATTTTAATTCCATTAAAATTGTTCCATCTTTGAGATAATTTTTTCTTCTTATAGGTTTCATCAAAATGATTAAATTGACTAGCTTTAGCGTTCCATGTATCTATTTTAATTAATCGTTTATTATGATAAGATAATTTTCTGTTTATAATATCTAATAACATAGCAGGCGCTCTATTAGCGATAGATTTACCGAAGTGTTTTTTTCTTTTGAATTTACCTTTTTCATTTTTTTCTGTTTTAGTAGATCTTTTAGCAAGCCCATGGAAATTCATTGTTTCAACATAAATATTGTTACCTAGAGATATAATTTGATTTGCTAAACATTCATGTTGATATTTTCTCACGTCTGCTTGTTTACGATATAGTTCCTTTAATTCATTTTGATATTTAATGTAATGATTTGATTTGTTCCAAATTATTTTTTTATTACCTTGCTTTTTGATAGTACCATCCGTATTGTAATTATTTGGATTTGTCGCTCTACGGCTTCTATCCATTTTTCTTAGCAATTTACGTTTTTGATTTTCAATATTTTGAACTTTATCTGCAAGTTCTAATATTTTTACATCGGTCTGTGATGAATAGGCGATAGTGGAAGTACCAACATCAATGCCGACATCCCCTTGACTTATAGGGTGTTTTATTTCGCCCGTTTCATTATTTATTTTAATTGGTGGGTTTCCTTTAAAAATAATTTGAACGTAATATTTGTATTTATTTCGTATATATTTTCTGATAATACGGCAATATGCGATATCTGATTGCATTGCTTGATATTCATAGTAATTATTATAGTTGATTATTACGGGTATTTTTAAACCTTTCCATAAAATTTTATTATCTTTGAAGCGAATACCAGTTTTATTTGATTTTCCCTCCAATGAGTTGAGTGTGCTATATTTTTTATAATGTACTTCTTTTCCGTTTCCGTAGAAAAATTTATTATAAGCTTTCCAAAGATTTGTGGCAATTTTTTGTGCAGTAAACGTGTCTATATTATCGGAAAAATGTCGTCGTATTTTTGTAATATCCTTATGAAATGAATACTCTGACATATTATATTGTTTTCTTATTTCGTTAATTCGTTTCCAAATAAGTTTATCTTTATCTTTATTTCCTGATAATTGTAACATAAGATTTCTATAATTTTTAGTTTTAATCATTTCTTTGTAACGTTTTTGTGTTACATTTACTAAAGAATTATAAATTTGTCGACCAATTTCAAAGCGTTTATTTAAAATATCTTCTTGATATTTTTCTGTTTTAAGAGAGAATTGAATTGTAAAATTTGCTATTGAACTCACCCCCCCCCTTTTTTTTTCTGGTAGTTTCTTAATCTCGCCATTTTTTATTTTTCTCGCCAATTGTTTTATTTGTGGTTTTAAATGTCTTTTAAATTATTCTCGTCACTTAATTAATTAATGTTATATGCCATTTTTTCTCACCTTTTGGTGGATATTTAAGTCTAATGTTTAAACGCCATAGGGAAAAAATTCCTTGTATATCGTATATTGATCTATTTTTGGAATTTTCATATTTGTATATCGAAAGCACATTTCTTTCACCAATAAGCATTACGTTTTGTTCTATTTCGACAAAAGTTAACCATTTTTCCATATTTTCAACAATTTTATTAAAATCTTTTTCTTGTATTAAAGGTTCAAGAATATCTTTAAAATCTCCAATTTCCCAACCAGATATATTCATGAAAATGTTTGAATCATCTTCACTTATGATATCTCCCGTTAAGACTATTGGGTCAATTTTTTGATATGTTGTAAAAAGTTTAGATGTTATTTCAATAAACACTTTGAATATAAGAGGGTGTTCAGGTATTTCAAATTTAACCCAAATATGCTTCCCATTCTCAAAACGAGTTAATCTTTGTCCCAATTCACCATCTTCTGAGACATATTTATCAATAAATGCATATACTTTTTCCATTTTTCTTCCATCCTTTCTTAATCCTTTTTAACTAGACCTCTATATCTTTTATTTAATTTATCGTTTGTTACTGTTGAAAGTTTTATTTTATCGTTTGTTTTCACAAGGTCGTTTTTCCAATCTGATAAGTTAAAATCTATTATAAGAGGTTCTGATTTGTTCATTTTGTCTAGTACTCTATAGCGTTTATCTTTATCTTCACAGATAAAGTCTTCATCATTTTTGTTTGTTATGTTTATGAGTTGATTGATGAATTTTTTATTTGATAGTATTTTTCCTTCTGGGGAATATTTCTTATACCAAGCTGTATATAAATCATAAAGAAATGTAAAGGGTAGTATATCCCATACAAATTCATCTTTAAATTCTTCCCAAAATTCATCAACTGTATCGTTATAAGTTTTATATGTTTTTAATTCTTCAGTAAGCACTTCTGGGATATCTAAGTCATAATAAGACGGAAAGTTTATAACTTTATATAGTACATATTCTAATACGTCTTGTCTTTTTAGATAATCTGATTTTATAAGTTTGTTTTCTTTTCCAGTAAAACAGTTATCAAAAGGTATGATTACTAAACGTCTTAGCATTGAGTCTGATGTATCTTTTAGTCTAGGATACTCGTTTATACATTGTATCATCACACCATTAAATACAAAGCTTACAGCGTCTTTATATTTACGATTGATACTTATAGTGTCACCTGTTATTAAAGCTTTAAGGTTTGCACATTTATCAACGTATATGCCTACATCATTTTCGTCAGTTATTACAGCTGATACATTCATAAGAGGTAGTAGCATATTATCGTCTGAAAATCTATTTAAAGGTATACTTGTATGATTACCTAGACCACAAAGATTACGAAGTAGGGAACAGAGGGTTCCTTTTCCGTTGTTTCCGTTTTCTGCATAAAACCAAAATGATTTATTCCAATCTACAGTAGGTCTTAGAACAACGCCTACAAGTAGCCAAAGAAAATTTACTATTTCTTCATCATCAGATAAAGACTCAAACCACGTTTCAACATCCCATTTAGTATTATCTGGGTTTGTTATTATAGGGTTTGTTGCGTTTGGGTTATAGTTTGTAGCTATTTTAGATACAAATACAATGTCTGGGTTATAGTCCATAACTTCTTTTGTTTTATAGTTAAGTATACCATTACCGACACAAATAAGATCTTTATCCTTACACAAAGGAGCAATTTCAGCGTAGGCTCTTAGAGATTTTAGCATTAGTTTATACTCTTTTTCTGTTATATCTGCGTTAAATTGTAGAGCTAACGACCAAAATACATCATCGCTTTGAGTGTAGATCCCTTCGTTCTTACCAGAGTCATTATATATTGCCAAATAACAATCGTCAGATGTTATCATATTTTCTGTTGACATGATAAGTTTTATATGATATAATGACACTAGGATGAGAGAGATTTGAGTCGGAGTTAGTGTATGAGCATAGCTCCACGCATCGGCTCTTTTCTTCTTCTCTCCGTTGTCATTGACATAATAATTTCTTTTGGTTATTAAATTATTTTGGAGTTGGATGATATTACTCGTAATTTCTGCTGGAGTGATATCATCTGACTTTTTTATTGTAGATAAGTAGTCTTTTACGACTTCTACTTTTAGTCTATCTATAGTAATGTTATTAATATCAATCATGATTAAATCAACCTTTTCATTTCTTTTTTGTAGTCTTCTAAATATTTGTTAACCAATATTTCTATTTGTTCAGAGCGGGATAAGTTATGCGATAGAACAGTTTTGTTCAACTTTTCCATATTATCTGCGTTTATAGAAACTCTAATTTTTTTTACTAATGTTTTTCGTTGTTTCATTTTAATTCCTCATTTTTTCTTAGTTTTAACTTGAAATTTCTTCAATGTTCTATATTTATTATATCAGTTTTATTGTTTTTCGTCAATGCGGAATAAGAGGTGAGGTTTGATAACGGTCGTTAATGCATAATTATATTTAAAAAATGGATAATTTTATCAATTTTGGTGGCCACTTTTTCTGGGACACTTCTGTCCCATCTGTCCCACCCCCTTTAGAAACGTTGAAATTTCAACAAGTAGGGTGGGACAGGAAAAAACGACATCTGTCCCTCTAATTGATAAAGTTTAACAATTTTTATCGTAATATATAGAAAACAGATAGATAATTAACAAACGAATAGAAATTTAATATAAAAAAAATGTATAATCATACTCGTGTCCCACTAAGTGACCACTACGTGTCCCACGTGTCCCACCCCTTAAAGAGTAGTAAAATAAGCCGTTTAAAGAGTGTTTAAAAATTTTCTTTACAACTAGGTGGGACAGGAAAAAAATGCATCTGTCCCACCTCTAAACATTGAAATTTCAACGTTTAAGACCTTTTTATTCATAGGTGGGACAGATAATTATATATAAAATAAAGTAGAATATGTAATTTAATAATATTTTAGTGTTTTTTTGCTTGTGATTTTTTTTGTAGAAAAAACTTTTACTAAAATAGTAATTTCGTGTCCCACCTAAAAATATTTTGTATACAAAATGTATATGCCACGTTCTTTTTCTTCTTGTGATTGTTTTTAAAGGTTAGGCGATTTAGTTAAGTTTTTAATTTTTAAGTTTTTAAGTGGGTTAAGTTTCAGTTGTGGAGCTATATTTTTTTAAAATGTTTGATTTTTGTGGTAAAATAGGCTATAATATAGGTATAATAAAAAAATTAAAAGAAAAAATAAAGGAGTGATTAAAATAGGCGGTAATACTAATTTGGCAAGAGCCAACAGAGAAAAGAATGACGAATTTTATACTAGACTTACTGATATTGAAAAAGAGTTGAGGCACTACAGAAAACACTTTAAAGGAAAAACAATTCTTTGTAATTGCGACGATCCTTTTGAAAGTAATTTTTTTAAATATTTTGTCTTAAATTTCAATAAGTTAGGTCTTAAAAAGCTTATAGCGACTTGTTATGCAACATCTTCTATATCAAATAAAGAGCTTTCTTTATCTAAAGTGTTAGGAAATGATGAAGCTAAAGAGGGTAGATCATATAAAGCTGTAGTTACTAAAATTTACGATGCTACAGGCGACGGTGGAATAGATATGCTTGATGTTGCTGAGCTTTTCAAAATGGGAGAAAATGAGTTAACGGAACTAAAAGAAGATGGAGATTTTAGAAGTGAAGAATGTTTGGAACTTTTAAAAGATGTTGACATAGTGGTTACTAATCCACCTTTTTCGTTGTTTAGAGAATATGTAGCGATTTTAGTTGAATATGATAAAAAGTTTATTATTATAGGTAATCAAAACGCTATAACATACAAAGAAATTTTTCCGTTGTTGAAAGATAATATAATATGGTTGGGAAACAACAATCCAGCTCCAAAGCTTTTTTATGTTCCTATACTTCTTGAAGAACGCAAAAACATAAAAAAAGATGAAAATGGTGATTTGGTGGCAATATTTGGTAATATATGTTGGTTTACGAATCTTGATATTAAAAAACGTCATGAAGATTTGATTTTAATAAAGAAGTACAATGGCGAAGACTATCCAACATATGATAATTATGACGTAATAAATGTTAATAAGGTTAAAGATATACCTTATGATTATGAGGGTGTTATGGGGGTTCCTATAACTTTTATAGATAAGTACAATCCTGAACAATTTGAAATTATTGGGATAGCCAATTCTGCTCGATGGATTGGGGATTTAGAATGTTTTACACTTATAGATGGTCGAAAGATTTATAATCGTATACTTATCAAAAATAAACATCCAGAAATAAGAAAGGAAAGTTAAATTATGATTATAGAAGAAAGAAAAGTAACCGTTAGAGAGGTTACAGAAGGTTATTTCAACGACGCTGAAGAAGGCGTGACGGGTTATGATGATAGGCTTGATATAAGACCTAAATATCAAAGAGAGTTTGTCTATAAAGATACTCAAAGAGACGAGGTTATTCGTTCTGTTTTGAGAGGTTTACCACTAAACGTAATTTATTGGGCGAAAACTGGAGACGATTCTTATGAGGTTTTAGATGGTCAACAAAGAACAATATCGCTTTGCGAGTATGTAGACGGAAGTTTTTCCGTAGATGGCAAGTATTTTATGAATTTACCTGACGATATTCAAAATAAAATACTTGATTATGAACTTTTTGTTTATGTGTGCGATGGAGATGATAGCGAAAAGCTTGATTGGTTTAAAATTATAAACATATCTGGAGAAAGACTAACAGATCAAGAGTTGAGAAATGCAGTTTATGCAGGAAGTTGGGTAACGGATGCAAAAAGGTATTTTTCAAAGACTGAAAGTGCTGCTGATGGTTTAGCTGGAGATTATTTAAAAGGTTCATCAATTAGACAAGAATACCTTGAAACAGCTTTATTGTGGGCAAGTGATAAAGACGGCATAGATATTGAAGATTACATGGGTAAGCATCAGCACGATCCTACAGCTCAAGAGCTTTGGTCTTATTTTAGGTCTGTTATTGAGTGGACTCAAGCAATTTTTCCTAAATATAGAAAAGAAATGAAAGGTCTTCCTTGGGGTTTTTACTATAATAAATATGGAAAGAGAAGAGATCTCGATCCTAAACTTTTTGAAAAAGAAGTTCAAAGGCTTATGGGTGATGAAGATGTGACTAAAAAATCTGGTATTTACGAGTATTTACTTACAGGCAAAGAAAAGTGTTTATCAATTAGAAGTTTCGATAGACGAGATAAATTATCAGCATATGAGAGACAAGGTCATAAATGTGCTATATGCAATCAAGAATTTGAGTTTGAGGAAATGCAAGGAGATCATATAATTCCTTGGGCTAAGGGTGGAAAAACTGTTCCAGAAAACTGTCAAATGCTTTGTACTGATTGTAATCTTAAAAAGTCTGATAAGTAGGCGTAAAAGCTCTCTACTATATAGTGGAGAGCTTTTTTAGTTTATATAAAGAAAAAAAGCGTAGAGTTTATCTACACTTTTCTTCAGAATTTTAGGTTTTTCAAATATAAGGAATTATATGCAATAAAATTCAACAAAAAATTGTTGAGAAAATCATTTACATCTATATTATAGTTTATTTTATGCTAAAAGTCAAGCGTTTTTTAAAGAAAAAACAAAAAAATGTAGACTTCATTAGCCTACATTTTTTTCCGCTTTAAATTCATTTCTGTGAAAGGAGTTTTTAATATCACGAAATTTAAAGAACAACATTTTTTATTTGAAAAGTTCATTACATTATTATTATAATTTGTTTTAGCTTATATGTCAAGTGTTTTTTTAGAAAAATTTAAGTTTTTTGATAAAAAAAAGACTGTAAACTTTGTAGTCTACAGTTCTTTTTTTTCTTTAATTTTAGGTAAAAAGGAATTTAAGTAACCAAAATCAATAAAACATTATTGAAAAAAATCTATTACATCCTTATTATAACTTGTTTTAGCTTATATGTCAAGCATTTTTTTCATATTATGATACAAAAAAACTGTAGATTATAATACCTACAGTTTTTTTTCCGATTGTTGAACCAAAAATAAAGGAGTCCCAAAATATAAGGGTGCGTGATTTTCATCACATCTTTATTATAACTTGTTTTAGCTTAAAAGTCAAGTATTTTCTAGAGTTGTTCTTTTAGTAGTGTTTCTAATTCTTGGATTAAGTTTTCTGGAGCAGGGGTGTTGGATATACCCATCACTTGACGTAATATAAATTTTCTTCTTTTTTTGATGATTTCTATTGTGTACTTTTTACTTTCGTGAATACAAGTATATATTACGCATCTATCTTTTAAAATTTCGTTTAGGTAGCTGTATACACAGTTATGTTGAATTATACCTTCTTTGAATAATTCATTTTCGTATTCTATTTTGATGAATTTATCGGGTAATATTAAATTATTAAATTTAGAATTTTCTTTGATTATTTTAATGTGTTTAGTTTTCTTATTGAATGTTTTTTCGTTACATTTAATCATCACTTTATCGTGATTTTTAATTAGATTTGATAGTGTTTTTATATTTGTATTCGGGTACGAGTCTAATTCAAATGACATTTTGATATAGTCAATAAGAATATAGTCAATATTTCTTAACTCTTCTATTTCAGATTTATCAAACTGGTTTGATATTAGCGTATAGTACATTTTTATAGCTATTTCTTTGTTTTTTCTAAAATCAATAGCGTAGTCGTTAATATTTGAAATATCCATTTGCCAGAATTTGTTTATCATATTTTCTTGGATATATTTTTTTGATTTAAAAATCAATATTGATTTGATTAGTTCGTATTTATTAGCTGATTTAGGAGCTTTCCATTTGTATTTTTTGAGTAGAAAATCTCGTTTGTTATAATACACATCTTCGTATAAATTACTAATTTTGACGGGAATCCACAAGTTATCATTCAAAATTTCTTTCTTTAAGTCTTTATAAAAAAGTTTGTTTTCGTTAAGAATATTAAGAGCGATAAAATTATAGATAATTTTTTTCAAATTAAAATCTGATACAAAATTGAAAACTTGTTGTTTTAAGTCTTTAAATGTTAGCTCTCTTACTGATCCTTTGCTTTTTTTCGTATTATCATAAAGCATAAGCTTTTTTTCTTCACGTTTATAATGGATTTTTTTAGTTTTGCATATTAGACTGGTATTATTATTTTCTGAATAGTATTTTACGACTTTAATTACTTTGATCGTTAAAATTAAATCTTCGTTTATTTCATCGTACATCAACTTACATAAAGGGTTCTCTGGGTAATACTCCATAGTATGATTTAAGCCGTCAATACAGCATAATTTAGACTTTTCAATTATGTTCGTTGTGAGGTTGGTTTCGTCATAATTTGCTATAGACTTATTATTTATAACAAGGTTTTTAGTATTTACATCGACTAAAAGTTTTTGCATAATATTTTCGGTCATTTTTCATCTTCCTTTTTTAAATAAAATATGCTCTTATTTATGTTTTATTATATCATATTTTCGGCTTATTTTCAATGATTTTTGAGTAATTGTATGAAAAAAAGCGTAGATATTATCCACACTTTTTCTTCAGAATTTTAGTTTTTTTTATAAATATAAGGAATTATGCAATGAAATTCAATAAAAAATTATTGAAAAAATCAATTACATCTATATTATAATGTGTTTTGCTTTATAAGTCAATTATTTTTTAGAATTTTTTTAGTTATTTTTAAGGGTTAACTTGCTTTTTTCGCTATGATATGCTATAATATAAGACGAAATGGAGAAATACCCAAGTTGGTGAAGGGGGGCAGATTGCTAATCTGTTAGGCGATTTCGATCGTGCGAGGGTTCGAGTCCCTCTTTCTCCGCCATTGTATTTAAAAAAGTCATATTATTATGGCTTTTTTTATTTTTCCTTGATTTTTTCCTAAAAATACGCTATAATGTATGTATAAGAGAACTAAAGGGTTTGAATTTAGTTATAGTGATTAAAAATGAAATCTTGATGGCACGCCCAATATGATGAAAGTCGTACGTTGGGTGTAGAGTAGGGGAAAAATGGAGACATTTACCTATTACTATTGTTTACGGTATTGCTATAACACAAATGGCGTTTTTCTCAGATCCTACTATATCAACTTTGACAAGTGGAACTATTAGTCAAAGTGTTGATATGAGTTCTTTAGCTTTTCCTAGAAAAATAGGAGTTAGATTTACAAACGAGTATATGAAAAAACTCGATCTTAAAACTATGATAGGTGTCTGGACTGCTTATAAAGATAAGAATTTCAGTCAACAGTACAAAGGTAGTGAATTTCAACACGAGGATATGATTACAAGAGAAGGTTGGACTCGTATGCTCTTTAAAGGTATATTTGAGACTGATGAAGCTTATCTTAAACTTGAAATCAGACACCCTCAAACAAATATGTTAATCAAAACTTTCTATTTTAAATTTAGAAAAGGCTATCAAACATCACTCGATGGCAAAACTTATGTTAAAAACCCTATATTAGATGAAAAAATCGTTAAAGACGGTTATCTCGAAGAAATAGTTAAGACTAAAAATTCTAAAGGGGAAATTGTATATAGGTTAGGTCACGTGCAGTATTACGAAGATAAACTGGTAGAAAAAAATGGTGAGTATGAAGTACTCCCAACTAAGTGTAATGCTATATGGCAAACTTCTGTTAGATATACAGAAAAACCAAAAGCTATATTCGTTGTTACACCACCTCATTTAGCAAAATATGCTAAGATAATATTAATTTTGTTGAAACAACTTATAGATTTGAACTTCGATCAAGCGTATTTAGGCAAGAAAAATCAAAAACCGTTGCTTTCAACGAGATTTGTTTTAGACGAAGTTGGGAACCTTCAATCAGATGGTCACGGAATTAGTGATCTTGAAAGAACTTTGTCTATCGGTTTAGGTCAAGAGCAGTTCTTGCTATTAGTTTTACAAACTTTGCAGCAATTGAAGGATGTGTACGGCGTAAAGATTTTATTAACAAATCGAGTCGCTGCCTACATGTAATGTGTGGGTACTATTACAGCAGTTAAATACTGGGAAGAACCTTAAGAGTCTATATGCCACAACGTAATTTGAAAAAATAAGCGTGATGGAGCGAAAGCAGAAAAAAGTTATAGAATGATTATAAGCTGAAAAAAATACTGAAAGGTGCTAATTAATCAAAACAAGGGTTTGTTCAGTTAGGAATACTCTAAGGATTTTAATCTATGAGTAACCTTCATCGACTAGGGGATTGCGTCCCCGTAGGGCAGTAAATCTTTAATGACTGTTCGAAAAATAGCTGGGGGAATCGCTTTTTAAAAAGTAGACCTTAACATATAGTCAGGGAGTCGTTGTAATGACGATAGTTATAATAAGGTGATATAACAAAAAATAATAAACAAAATTGAAAAAAAAACTAAAAAAAAAGGGGTGCTGATAATGCCAAAGCGATTATCTAATGTTAATGATATAGTTGGAAAAAAATTTGGTAAACTAACTGTCATTAAATATTTAGATTACCATGATAAAAATCATAGATATATTTGTTCTTGTGATTGTGGTACGACTAATATTATTACAAATAGATCTTTGCTTTTAAAAGGTGATAAAATTTCTTGTGGTTGTGCATATAAAGATGCTGGGAAGGCAAGAAAAGAAAATTTAATTGGTCAGCGTTTTGGGCGTTGGACTGTTATTGATGAAGCTCCTACTCGATATTCTAAATCTGGCAAAACAAGAAGTATTATGTGGAAATGCAAATGTGATTGTGGCACTATCAAAAATGTTGGTGCTAGAGCTTTAAAAAAAGGTACAAGTTTATCTTGTGGTTGTTTTCAAAAAGAAAATATTTTTAAAATCGTTACTGATGATTTAGTTGGAAAAAAATTCGGATATCTGACAGTAATCGAAAGAGACGGCACTTATGTAAACGGGAATGGTAAAACTGCTCTTTGGAAATGTAGGTGTGATTGTGGAAATTTTATTACAACTCTGGGTTTTTCTTTAAAAAACGGAGATACCACTTCTTGTGGGTGTAAAAAAATATCAAAATACGAATTATATGTAGAACAATATTTAATTAAATGTGGTTATATTTTGAATCAAACTTATTTTAAAGAAAAAACTTTTAATAATTTAACGGGTTTAGGTGGAGGTCTTTTAAGATTTGATTTTTTTGTTAAATTGAAATCTGGAGAAAATGTCCTTATCGAGTGTCAAGGAAAACAGCATTTTGAGCCTGTAAAATATTATGGCGGTATGGAATATTTTAACAAGTTACAAATACATGATATGTTGAAGAAAAATTTTGCCAAAAATAACAACTATCGATTAATAGAGATTGATTATAAAGCTGTGTTATATGAAGATATTGAAAAAGTTTTAAAAAATAATTTTGTTTATTAGTAATCAGAAACCAATTCGGTTGATAAGATCATCCAGGGGAACGTATCAGATATAATCTTCATTAAGTCTATTGACGAAGATTTACTACAAACCCTTGAAAAATTGAGTGGTACAACGCATCGTAGTTATGTAGACGGCAAGAACGTTTCAAGAGATTTAGAGAAAATCTTTATGAAGAATCAAGGTATGCTTAGTTATTCTAAGAGTACTGTTGAAGAACCAGTTATAAGATATAACGATTTGATGTTACTCCCACCTAAAAACAATATAGTTTTTAGAGCTGGAGATAACCCAATTTGGAATAGAGGTGGAAATATAATGCCTATGGCTTATAGATTACACAGAAATCAAATCAAACATCCTGGTCACGAGTACAATTTACAAACTATACCGTCAACATCAACAGCTAAAGACTTTGATGTCAGACGTAATCAACCTGATTTTTCAAGAATGTTAGAAAAGAGAATAAGACAAGCATTATCTGTGAAAAATATTGTAGAAAGTTATAAAACATATCATAATTACACTGATTATGATATAGAAAAACTTGATCCAGATGATTATTCAACAGCTATCATGGAACTTATCAGTATTGAATCTGATGGTGGTAATGTTGATATATCTGGGGAAAGTGTCTATGATATGGAAGAAGATATGAGAGAGTATGAAGAAAATAAAGGCAAGAGATTGATGGATGAAAGTGAAGTCAATAAAGAGCAATTAGATATTACTAATAAGCTTGAAAAGGAATATGCTGAAGAAATTAATAAAATATATGCTAATGGTTTGGTATCAAGAGGCGATGTTTATAATCGTAAAACGAATGTTGCTAATCACCAATTAGATAGTGCTTTGGCAAATGCTTATCATAATTGTAGATTTAAAATGCAAAAAGATAAGAATTACTTTACAAGTGATGAAAATGGTAATTTGAAAGGTCTTGATGGTACTTTATATATTGAAAGGAATAGTCAAGAAGATATTGATAAAATGAATGCTCTCATGAAAGATGCAGATTATAGAGTGTATGGTAGTGAAGATATTAGACATGATGAAATTGCTGTCGAAGGTTTATATACTATCAAAGACGCTTTCTGTAAATTCTTGGTTAGTTTAGATTCTTGGCGAGATATTTGCAATGGTGATTTCGAAAAAGAAGTTATCAAGCAATTAAAATCGTAATAAAAATAAGGAGAGGCGTGGTAACCTCTCTTTTTTTTGTTGATTTTCTTTGTAATTTATGGTATAATTCGCTTAGTAGAAGAAATAATATCAAGTGAGAGGTCTATAAAAATGATAAAAACTGTTGGCGAATTTCTAAAAGATAGAAGACAGAAGTACAATTTAACTCAAGTTGAGCTATCTAAAAGATTAGGTATTGATATTAATCGTTTAAAACGTATGGAAAACGATAAGATTAACGTTGATAGTGATACTGAAAATAGTTTAGCTGAAATTTTTGAGTTAGATGATTTTGAAAAAGAAGATTTACATATTTTGTGTATGACGCAAAATGATACTTTTAACGTTAAGCTTGACGATTTATTGCCTTATCAAAAAAGACTTTTAGTTAATTTTTTTGAGAAATTGCATTGCGTCACAAAAAAAGATTATTTAAGAATTAAAGCGATTTTGAATTTTCCAGAATTTTAAGTTGCTTTGATATAAATTATTCTATAAGAGAAAGGATGAAGAATGATGAAGAAGAAAGATTTACAAAAAATTGGTACGGGTTTGATCACTTGTTCTATGTTACTTAATGGGGTAGTGTCTTTTGCGGCAGATATGCCAAAAGATAGTACTGTTCCAACTAATGTATTAAGTGACAGTGTAAAGCCTGAAAATAGTAAAGTTATTAAGTTTAAGACAGTTTTTAAGGCTGATGATACTCTTAAATTTGGTGAAACAAAAGTTGTTCAAAAAGGTGTTGACGGAGAAAGGGACTCTAAAGATTTAACTAAGGTTGTTAAAGAGCCTGTTGATGAAATCGTTCATATCGGTAATAAAGAGGTTATAGCTAAAGATATAGATTTTAATACTGTTTTTACACATAACCCTAAGTTAAAAACTGATGAAAGAAAAGTTACTCAAAAAGGTGTAAACGGTGTTGAAACAACTGTTAATACTTATAGTATTGATGAAAAAGGTAAATTAGTTAAACCTGAAAGTAAAACTGAGATAACTAAAAAGCCTGTCGATGAGTTAATCGAAACTGGTTCAAAAGACATTGTTGAAAAAGATGTTGAATTTAATACAGTTTATAAAGTTAACCCTAAATTAAAATTTAAAGAAACAAAAACCGTTCAAGAAGGCAAAAAAGGCGTTCAACAAACAGTTAAAACTTATAAAGAAAAAGACGGAAAGCATACTGATACAGTTGAAACAACTACTACTAAATCAAAAGCTGTTGAAAAAATAGTTGAAATTGGTAACGTTGATATTAAACTTAAAGAAATTGATTTTAATACTGTTTATAAACCTTTGACTGAATTTGTAAAAGCTGAATCTAAAGCTAATACAAAAGTTGAAAACAAAGCTGAAACTAAAGCCGAAGATAAAAACAAAGCTAAAGCTGAGGTTAAAGGCGAAGTTAATTTAGATACTGAAGTTGTTGTAGGTAAAGATATAGTGCTTGAAAAGAAAGATGAATCAAAACCTGCTACAACTACTAAGAATATTATAGAATTACCTCAAACTATTGAAGTTAGAGAAAAAACTAATAATAAGGCTGAAACTAAAGCTCCAGAAAGAGTAGCAAAAACTGAAACTAAATCTGAAACTAAAAAAGATGAAGTTAAAAAGCCTACTATGGATGTATCTAAATTAAAATTAGCTTTCAAAGAAGAAAAAGTTATTCAAGAAGGTAAAAAAGGTTCTGAAGAAGTTAAAACTACTTATGAAGTTAACGATAAAGGGGAATTAGTTAATCCTAAAGAAGAAAAAGAACTTAAAGAAAATCCTGTTGATAAAATCGTAGTTGTAGGCAATATTGAAACAACTAAAGAGGATATTGATTTTAAAACTGTTGAGGTTAAAAATCCTGATTTGAAACTCGGTGAAAAACGTGTTGTAAGAGTAGGTCAAAAAGGTATTAAAGAACTTACTAAAGTTTATAAAATCGATGAAAAAACAGGTCAAATGACTGATAAATACGAATTAAAAGAAGTCGTTAAAGCTAAAGCTATCGATAAAGTTGTCGAAGTTGGTACAAAACAAGTTAAAAAAGACGACAAGAAAGACAATAAGAACGACGATAAGAAAACTACAGATAAAAAAGACATTAAGCCTACACCAAAAACTGGTGCTATGGTTCTTAAAGGTTTAGCAAGTTTAGCTAGTCTAGGCGTTGGTCTTGTAACTTTCGGTATTAAAAGAAAAAAATAATTAAATAGTTAATTCACGCTCTGAAAGTCGATGTTCAATATATTGATTTTCGGGGCGTTTTCTTTGGGCGAAAACTTGTTGTATGATATGATAATTATAGAAGAAGTAAGAATTAAAGAAAGGATGATAACTGTTAAGAATAAATTATAAAATGTTATAAATAGATATTGACTTTTATAAGTTTTAATGATAGAATAATATAAAAGATTATAAGGAGATTTTAATTATGAGTGAATATTATTCTATCAATAAATTTTCAAAAATTTTAGGGGTATCAGCACAAACACTTAGAAATTGGGATGCGAATGGTAAACTTCATCCTCATCATACTTCTAGCAATGGATATAGATACTATTCTCATGAACAACTAAATCAAGTTCTAAATATAAAACCTAATTTAGATAGAATTGTCATTGGATATTGCAGAGTTTCAAGCAATAAACAAAAAGACGATTTAGAAAGACAAATAGAGAATATGAAATTATATCTAAATGCACAAGGAAGACCTTATGAAATAATCTCCGATATAGGTTCTGGTGTAAATTATGAAAACAAAGGGTTAAAAGAACTGATTAAACGCATATCTCAAAACAAAGTAGAGAAAGTTGTAATTTTTTATAAAGATCGATTATTAAGTTTTGGATTTGAATTGGTTGAATATATAGCAAGTTTATACAATTGCAATATAGAAATAATTGATAATACAGAAAAATCCGATGATCAAGAACTCGTAGAAGATTTAGTTCAAATTATTACAGTATTTAGCTGTAAATTACACGGCAAACGTGTAAATAAAACTAAGAAATTAATAAAAGAATTGACTGAATCAATAGGTGAAACAAAATGATAAAGTCAATAAAAGTAAGACTAAAACCAAATAATAAACAACTTACTAAGTTATTTCAATACGCAGGATGTGCAAGATTTGCCTATAATTGGGCTATTGCAAGAGAACAAGAGAATTATAAGCAAGGAAATAAATTCTTAACAAATAATGAGTTACGAAAAGAATTTACACAGTTGAAGAAACTACAAAAATATAAATGGTTGAATGAAATAAGCAATAATGTAACAAAACAAGCAATTAAAGATGCTTGTAATACCTATAAGAGATTTTTCAAGGGTTTATGCAAATATCCTAAATTTAAGAGTAAAAAACATTCAGCTTTATCTTTTTATCAAGATAATGTTAGGATTCGATTTACAGATACTCATGTGAAAGTTGAAGGGTTTTCAATGAGTAAAAAACAAAGTAAACAAAAACTGAATTGGATTAAACTTTGCGAAAAAGGGAGAGTACCAATTGATTGTAAATATACAAATCCACGTTTTATTTATGATGGGTTATATTGGTATGTATCAGTTGGAATTGAAGTGGATGATAATGCTATCATTCCATCAAATGAGGGAATTGGAATTGATTTAGGTATTAAAAATTTAGCAGTTTGTTCTGATAAAAATACTTACGAGAACATAAATAAAACACAAAGAATAAAGAAATTAGAAAAAAGAAAACGCAGGTTACAGCGTTCCATATCAAGAAGATATGAGAAAAATAAGAAAGGAGCAAGTTACTGTAAAACAAGTAACGTTATAAAAAGAGAAAAAGAACTTTTAAAGGTAACAAAACGATTAACAAATATTCGTCAGGATTACTTACATCAAACAACATCTGAAATCTTAAAACGAAAACCAAGTTTTATCTGTATAGAAGATTTGAATGTAAGTGGAATGATGAAAAACAAACATTTATCCAAAGCCATACAACAACAAGGATTTTATGAATTTAAGAGACAGATTGAATATAAGTCTGAATGGAATAACATCCCAGTAATTATAGCAGATAGATTCTTTCCAAGTTCTAAATTATGTAGTTGTTGTGGACATATTAAAAAAGATTTGAAACTGTCAGATAGAATCTATAAATGTGAATGTGGAAACGTCATAGATAGAGATTTTCAAGCAAGTTTGAACCTAAAAATATATGGAGAAAATGTTTTAAAAAGGCAATCTGTAGCATAACACTTTCAAGTTATTACAGATATGTACCGAACGTTAATCGGGAATTTACGCCTATGGAGAGTACAAGAACTTGTGAATAGTATCTGAATTCATTCAGTATGAAAGCATACTCGTTGAAGTAGGAATGAAACATAAAAGTTTATAACTTTTTATAAGTTTTCAGTAACGGATAGTGATAGAAATTGAAAATAACTAATAGTAGAGATATTAACGTATTGTTCTATGAGTATTGCTTTCAAAACGCTATAGAAACTTATAATGAAAATCATAAAGATAATCTTATAAGAACTAGCGAAGCTCGTGAGTTAAGACGAAGACTAGATATGGTTATGAAAGCTAAAAATAAAATGATGCAAAAAGAATATTTCGATAAGTATGGAGATGTTAGTAATTACACAGAGTTGACTATGAAAACATGTCCTTCAAATATTTTTAAATCTTGTCTTAATAAAACTCTTAAAGATAGAATGGGTGAAAATTTTTACACTAATGAAAACCATAAAGCTCTTTTAAATAAGCAATATGGATATTTTATTGGAATGACTAAGTTTTCTAAAGGTATAAAGGAAATGAATGATGATTTAAGTTATATTCCAATAAGCCCTTATATGCCTGATGTGGCTTATAGAAAAGCTATTTTAAGTAATGGTAGTAGACTTAGTTTCGTTAAATCTAGTGAAATCGAAAATTTATCGGATTTATTTAATACTGAATTAGACGTAGCTGGAGAGGTGAAAAATTTATCACGACAACAAAATATAAAGCTTTATACAGAGCCATTCTTTTATCAAAATGGTGGAGATATAAAGGTAAGGACACGAGAATTAGCTGATAAGTTACTTGAAAAAGATGATGTTAGTGGTTTAACTTATGTTATGCCTTATATTAAGACTGATGAGTATAATGCTGTTAGAGATTGGGTTAATGATGAGTTTGATCTTAATAATATAACTAATACGGATCTTTTAAAAAGACAAACTGAAGGACTAAAATCTGCTACTATTTTAAGAGGTTTATCTGATTTAGGAAAAACTTATGTTATTGATAAAGACCTTGAGAAAGGTCAAATAAGAGCTAAGATTGATGGTACTAAAATCAATGTGCGTTTAACTGAAAAGATGGGCTTAGAAAATTATATAGGTTCTGTTTACGATAACGGTATGAGGCTTATTTATTCATCTACAAGACGTGGCTCTGATCAAAAGAATATAAGACCACATGTAAGTGGTATTGATGCTTTAAATCTCGTTAAGCTTGCTTTAGGAGAGCCTGTTAAAAGATTTGATAGTGATAAACTTGTAGGAGAAAGTGGTATAACTCAAAGACGTGTTAATGGTAAAGTAGTTCAAAATAATTCAAGTTTCTTAACTAATACTAGATTTACTATGGATTATGATAATTTATATAATCATTTACAAGGTACTGAGATTTCTGATGATTATCGTAAAGAACAATATTTCGGCAATAAGATGCGTGTAGTTTATCTTATGGAAAACTTATCGCCGTCTACTATTAATATTCGTTCAAAAGAAGAAGCTGAAAATTATCTTAAAGATAATATAAAGAACGCTCGTGAAACTTATGAAAGTATTTTTGATGTAGATAGGCTTATAGATGAAGTTGAAAAAAACTCAAAGTTTGAAGATTACGATTATAAGCTTGATATGGATGAAAATATAGCAAGTATTCAACAAGATTATATAGATGTTTTAACTGGTAAGAAAAAGACTTTGTTTAAGCCTGACGCTGATTTAAGCTTACTTGATAGTGCTGTTAATGATATTGATAGAAAGGCTATTTTAGAGTCTTTAACATATCCAGATAATTTGGACAGTCGAGAATTAATAAAATTACACTTAAAAGATTCTATTGATTATGAAATAGGTAATTTTGAGAAAGATTACAAGGGCTATAGATTCAATCCAGTTGGAGTAAGTAAGTATTCTGAAACAGGCTTTAGTGTTTTTAAAAATAATGCTGATATACTTGAGGCTATGAAGATACTTGATATAAACCCTGATGAGTTAAAAGGTAATGATGTTTTCTTAGAAACTATAAAAGAAAATATGGTTAAGTTTGATAAAAACTCAACTGTTAAAATGAAAGATATAAATGATAAATTTACTAAGGATATTTATGGTGAAATTGTTCAAACTCTTAAAATGAGTGGTTTAGAGTTTAATGAAAATGACATTTTAATGGATAAAAACGGTATTGTTGAGTATAAAGGTACTCTTAATACTGCTCAAGGTTTAACTGGTAAAAATGGTATAACAAAGCGTGATGTAGTAGGTCATGTTGGTCAAATATTTGTACCTGATGAGATGGGTGTTGTTAAGACTAATTTCAACAACGATAAGAATTACGCTTTCGTTCCAGGTTATGAAGCTAGTATTAAATTTCAAAATCGTGGCGAAAACAAAACGATGGAAGAAAGAACGCTTTTCAAAGGTTATAAACAAAAGATGATAGATGAAATTAGATACAATCTTAAAAAATCTATTATAACCTCTAAGACATACGAAGATGAAATAGGCTCTAATACGCTTTTAAACGGTTGTTATAGGCATATTTATGCTGAACGTTATGATTTAGACTTTGTAAAAGAAAAGCTTGAAAATGGTATGGATAAATCGCTTTTAGAGGCTATTATAAAAACACAAGCGAAAACTGTTAGATATAATAATGATATTCGTGACGGTTCTTCTATTATGGCTGATTTCTTAGCTAAAAATGTTGAGGGCTATGATTATGCTAATGATAATACTGGAGATACTTATAGTTTAACTGGAAATCGTAATATATCTGTTCTATCTAAAGAATCTGATGGTATTTTTGATCCGATACTAACAACTGCTACAAGTAGTAATCAAGGGGCGAAAAGATTTTTAACAGAAGATTGTGAGATAGATAAAGACGGTTTTGCTATAAGAGGAAAACTTGACGGAAGATGTCCTTTAATGGCTCACGAAATACTTAGATATTCTTCTTATGAACCTTTTGATAGACAATGTATGACAGGATCAAACTTATTAACTGCAATAAGTGTAAGTAAGCCTGTTAAGAGTATGGATGTAACTTTAGCTGGATATACTCAAGATGATGGTAATGTTATAACTAAAAGATTTGCGAAAAATAATCCTATACGAGATGAACAAGGAAATTTAAGAGATTTAACTATTCAAGATAAAATATGCGATTTACACGGGAATAAAGGTGTTGTAAGTTATGTTGTCGATTTGGATAAGAGTGTTGATGATATCAAAGAAGAATGTAAGTTGAAAAACTTAAACGAAAAACAAACTAAGATATTAACTAATTTACAACAAATGTGCTTGAATAATTCTGATGTTGACGTTTATATGGCACCATTTCCTGCTGTAAGTAGATTTAATGCAGGTACATCTAAGGAAAAACAAGAAAATTATAGTGATGGCGTTGATTTAGATGGAAATAAGCTTGATGGAGCTGTAGGCGAGGCTAGCTTTATCATAACTGATAAAAGTGCTGATATTAAAACTCACGTTTATGGAGAAGATAAGATCGGTAAAGGTAGAAGGGTATCTGGCCAATATGTTTGGTGTTTGAGCGCAAAAGATGGGACAAAGCTTATAGATGCAAACTTTTCTCATAATGATGCTGCTGTTAAGAACGCTAGAGAGTATTTTATAACTTGTGGTATGGATATAGAAGAAGATGGTACTTTAAGGTTAGGCTATAAACCTCATGAAAAAGAAGAACGTTTCTTATTTAAGCTTGATGAAGTTGAGGATATGAAGTTTATTACCTTACAAAATGGAAAAAATAAGGTTGACTTGAAGTCTATGAGTTCTACTTTCTTATCAGATTTAGGTAGACGAGGTGGAATGTTAGAGCTACCATTTAAGCTTGACTATATAACTGGAGAAAGCTTGAAAGAAACTGAAAATGGTTATGAGTTACCTATTTTGAGTAGTTATTTAAGAAGTGGTCAAGAGTTCGTTGATGGTACTTTATCAAATCACGATTATACAAATTCTTATATAGATATTTACAAGAACGCTTTAGTTTATAAATATAACGACTATTTAGTAGAAAATGGTAAAGTTGAAAAAGAGGATATCGAGGTTGAACAAAGAAGACTTGTAGAAAATTCTCAAAACAGTTTTAACGATATTATGAATGATGTGAGACAACGTAAACTCGAAGGAAAGCATAATATTTTCAAAGATTCTTTAATGAGTCATAGAGTAGCTAAATCGGCTACTGCCGTTTGGTCTGAAAATCCTACTTTGAAAATAGATGAGATCGCTATAAGCCCTAAAATAGCTGAAGTTTTAGATGTTAAAGAAGACGATTATATAATGGTTAATAGAGATCCTATGTTGAGAGATTCTAACCTTAGATATTTAAAAGTCAAGATTGATGATAATATTATAGGTTGTTCAATTAACCCAAATATAGCCAAATCGTTTGAAGGTGACTTTGACGGAGACGCTGTAGGTGTAGAGGTAGTTGAAGGGAAAGAAGCGCATAAGGAAGCTATGGATAAGTTCTCTATAAGAGCAAACTTATTAGATCTGGGTCATAAGATTAAGATGAATGATTTAGACGGAAACGAAGTTGAAGTTTATCCTTTAAATATGAATGATGGTCTTGATATACAAGTTGCGAAGTTCTTCAATAAAGATTTAGATAAAAAGTGGACTGAAATGACTTTGAAAGCAAATGATCTTCACAACATGAGTGAAAAGGGTATGATAACTGGAGTTAAAAAAGATAGAATGTTGCAAGATTTCGTTGATGAAATGAGTGATTTCTACTTTGACTGTAATATTGAGTCTACTGCTAAAAGTTATATAAGATATGACGGTATGCAAAATCATATTCAATCAGTATATGATGCATGTATCAAGACTGGAGCTAAGGGGTCTCCTAAAAAGCTTAGTGATTATCTAACTTATTTAGGAGTTGAAGGTGTTGAGGTTGATGATAATAAGATTAATTTCGATAATATGAAAGTTCACGATAAATCTCTTGCTACTCGTAGAATGAATCAAGACGTTATGATAGCAACAAACGTTAAAAACGTAGGTACTGGTATAGCAGGTTCGTTCAGTCAAAAGGCTATGAGACTTGTAGGTAATGATTGCCCTAAAGCTGCGACTGAGTTGACTTATCCATTGACACAATCAATACTTCAATCGAAACACAGTGCAGAAGATGCTATAAGACGTTTCTCATTGTTAATAAGTGCATCTAAAGGTTTATGGAGCGGTAATTTAGTTAATTACAATTCTAAAAATAACAAATGGGAAGTTGATTACAACAAGGATCACTTAACTGTAGATGGTTGGAAAAAGTCTTTTAAAGAGTTATATACATCAGATAATGGTATGGGTGTTAAGATAAATGATGATTATGTTGATGAGTTGGCTAAGCATTTAACAGATGAAGATGGTCTTATTAAATCAGTTGAACTTGATAAAGAAAATTTAGCCTCTTTTAATGGGCCTGTTATGTATAAGTGTGCTTATGGTGGAGGTTTCGATATGCTTAAAGAGTCTTGCAGAATGAACGAAAACTTATATGAGGGTAAATATACTTCTCATTTTGCACCAAATAGTATTAAGAATAATCAAAAACTAATACAACAACGTGAAGAATTAAGACAAATTCAAAAAGAAAGTAGTCTTGAAGATGAACTTGCCTGTCAAAAGGGTGAAAAGTATGTTGAAAGACTTAAAGAAGGCGTTGAAAATAAACTTTTAAAGACTTTTACTGAAAAGGATGTAAAAGGCGACTATGAAATAAAAAATACTAAAAGCAATGATGAGTATGGAAAATGGCTAGAAAATATAGAAATTAAAGACGAAGAAACGAAGGGGGACAATGATTATGAGTTATGATAAACCTTATGAAAAAATGGATTTTATGTTCGATAGAACTTTCATAAATGAATATGGCAATAATCTTGAGAGATATTCTCAAGATTATGGCTATGAAGATTTGGCTGAAGGTGATTTAAGAGCAAATTATATGAGAAATATGTTCGATGCATGCATGAACGTTTACGAATATGATGCAATTACGGCTGAAGATGAGCTTGATTTAGGTTTTAATGCTATAAAAGATAATTTTAAATATTTTGATTTTGAGGTTGAAGGTGATAGTTTTGATGATGTTTATTTAGATGAAATCGATGAATATATCAATAATTTAAGTGATGAAAAAAGTTTTATGTCTGAGGGTGTTGATTTATCGCAAGAGCCTGTTAATAAAGGTGTCGATTTAGAAAAAGAAATGAACAAAGAAAATGAAAAATCTATTAATATGTTTAAGCAAATGGCTAAAGATGGTGTTCATAAAAAGCCTCACAAAGAAACTGAATTAGAAAGATTAAATAGGATTCAACAAGAATATATTGAAAATTCTCAAAAAGCTGCTGTTAATAGATATGAACAAAGTTATTTGAACTCTGTTGAAAATGGCGTTAGTAACCCTGATTACGATTTCGATGAACCTGATGATGATTATGGTTTCGATTATTAAGAAAGAGAGATTTAGATATGTTAAAGCGAAGATTAGTTAGAGCTTTTATTAATAGCGCCTATGATAAGGATAGAATGAGAGAAAAATCTGAGAAAGAACAAGTTCAAAATATCCTTAAAGATGTTGAGAAGTCTTACGTTTCTATTGTAGATACTATGAAAAGAGACGAAGCGTGGTTAGATAAAAACGCTGATGTAGATTTTACAGCTAGAAATAATGCTAGAATGATGAATCAAAAGCTTGCTTTATGCTGTATGATACCTCTTATGAGAGGGGTTAATACTGAAACTGTTTGTCAATCATTAGGTATGGTTGTCGGTATGAGTGTGTTTAATAAGGGTTTTAGACAAGATATTAAAGATATCGTAGCAAATGGTCTACTTTCAACTACAAACTTAGATTATGATACTTTACGTGATAATGATTCGAAATTAATACCTGTTATAGACGGTTTATTTAAAAAAGGTCGTGATGGTCGTGTTCCTTATACTGATAGAACATTAGCTGCTAATAACGTAGCTTTGACTATGAGATATTACGATACTATGCAAGATATGAGTTTAAGTGAAGAAGAAAGGTCTAATATAACCGATAATTTTCTAAAACAAAGAAAAGAACTTTACGATTTGGGAGAAATTGATGGAATATCTGCTCGTGATATCAATAAAGCAACTGAAAAGACTATTAATATTTTAGCTAAAAGTGATGTTAAGTATAGAAAATATTTCGAGGTTACATCAGATAAAAATTACACAGAGCCAAAATATTATACTGATGAAAATTATGTTACAGATCGCCTTGGAGTTGAGGTATTTTCTGATGTGAGACGCCCTAGACTTTTTGTAGATAGTACAAGAGATTTAGTTTCTGACTTTAGTGATGATATTGCTAATACTTTTGAAAATGATAAAGATATTAGTGTACCTATGAGCAGTTATTTACAAGCTGTATCGGAAATTTATCCAGATGAAGAATCTACTGGTTTGTCTTTCGATGAATCTAAGGTTGATGAAAAATTGAAAGATAAGTATAAACTACAAATGATTGAGATAATGGATGATTCAAAGCTTGAGGATACGAGACTTTTTACTGCAAAGTTTTTCGAGGGTGTTAGTTTAGCGTCAAATAAGAATTTCGATTTGTATGTCGAAGTTCAGACTGAAATGAAAGATTTATTCCGTAGACAACAAGATGAGAACAGTTATGAGAATGAACATCAAGAAACTGAATACGAAGACGATAGTTACGATAATGATGATGATTATGATTACGATATGTAAGGAGATGAGGATATGAGTAAATTAAAAGACCGATTTTCTAAAGCAATGTTAAAATTAGGTTTAAGGAAAATGACTTTAAAAGAATATGTCAACAGTGATCCAGATTTTGTAAACGGTTATAAGAAATATCTTAAAGACAGTGAGAAAATAAAAGAAAAGTTTCTGAAAGAGCAAAGAGCGAAAGAAGAAAAACTCAAAAAAGCTCATGAGCAAGAAGTGATAAATAAGAAAATGAACTCGGATAGGGAAAACACATCTAAAAGTGATGGTATTAATTTAGATTTAGGTAGTAATGAATACAGGGAGCTTTTAATGGATAGATCTGGGATTGATGAAAAAGATCAAGACCGAGCTAGGGACTATCGAGTTTACGACTATAAAGGTCACAACCAAGTTGAAATAAGCAAAGACTATAAAAAAATTGACCCTGGTATTGTTGAACGTCACGTTCCACCTAGTAGAGATAGTTATTATGCAATAAAGAAAAACTATGATTCAAACGTTAATAAAAAGTATGCTCAACGAGAAGGCATATTAGAGGCTGGTCAAGCAAAAGTTTTAAGTACTGAAACTAAAGATGATGATGAACGCTATAAAAAAATGGCTGATGAAATGGTCGGCAGAATCCACGAAGAAAGTGAACCAGTTGCTGATTTTTACCCTGGTGATGGGTTATTAAATAAATATTTGTAAAGTGTTGATTTTTTATGGATTAATTGATATAATAAGAGTATCAAATAATATTTGTGCTTTTGGTAGAAGAAAAAAAGCTGAGGTGTACTTTGTATGCTTGGGCTTTTTTTCTTGATTTTTTGATTAGAATTTGATATAATATTCTACGATAATTGTCTATGATTTTTTAAGATGATTATTTAAAATTTGAATGTTCGTCGTTGAAAAAAAAGCCTTGATGTAGTTAATATGTTAGGGCTTTTTTTGACTTTTTTTGTTTAGTTTGTTATAATATTAATGGCGATACAAAAGTGAATCTGTTATGACTTTAATTTCGTAGTGAGATACGAAGTGTAAAAAAAGTTTAAATTTGCTTTTTTTAGGACTTAAATGCATTTTATGCGTTTAAGTTCTTTTTTTTTGTTTGATTTTTCGATTGAGATTCGTTATAATATAAGTGTAATTAGTTTTGTTTTGCTTGTTTTTTAAATAATTTTCTATGAAAGACATTGATCCTTTCAATCTTTCGTTAAATGGAAAAAAAATGACCTAGAGGTATTTTATACTTCTAGGTTATTTGATTTTTCAGTTCAGTTTTGATATAATAATTATGCTAAAGCGATAATAAGTGTTGAGGAGATACTTATATCGAAAAAGAACCTAGACGTAATTTACACGTTTAGGCTTTTTTTTGTTTGACTTTTTCAGTTTCCTTTAGTATAATATAAGTGTGTAGATGCTGTTTACACATTTCAACAGTCTCGTTGAAAAAAATTTGTAATGATTGCTAACGGGGAAGAAGACACTTTAAAAGGTGTCTTTTTTTCGTTTGATTTTTTGGTTTCTTTTTGTTATAATAAGAGTGTCTTAATATAAAGACTTTATATTTTTTTTGGCGTTATTAGTTACCTCGTGAAAAAAGATTGTTTACGGAAAAAAAAAGAGATACTTCATAAGGTGTCTTTTTTTTTGTTGAAATTAATTATTTGACTTTTTGCTTTTTCTTTGGTATAATATAGTTGTAGGGTGGATGAATAATACCATCATTTTACCTCACATGATTTTTGTTATAAATGTTAGAAAAAAAGATGCTATAAAAAGCGTCTTTTTTTTTGTTTAAAAAAAATAAGAGCATCTATAAAAGACACTCTTAATTTTTTTTAGTTTTTTTCCTCGTTGATGATAAAAATAAAGCTCCTCAGAGGCTCGTAGCGAGACTTTTGAACTGAAAGACGCCTAGTTATATAGCTAAGATGTAAAAGTCTCTTAAACGAGCGTTTAGAGGGTTATTTTTGTATATTGGATATTTTAAGCTTATTTAATATCGTTTTTGAGGAAAAAAACCACACCAATGAAATTATAAACAAAAAACGCCCTCTTAGATCGAGAACGTTTTTGATATCTCTTTCTACAACATGGTAGACGAGTTATTAATGACACCTGAAATCTTTAGTGATGTCAATTGACGCTTACCGTTTCTGTCTAACGTATTTAACAGACTATACATTAGTTCAGATTTATCTTCAATGCATAATGATCTTAAGTTCAAAGACTAAGGCTTGATTATACACAAGCGAGGTGTACGGCACACCCTTACAAGGTCTTCCCAGAGATGGAAAGTCCAAGTTTCTTGTTTTAATAGATACTTTTTTAGTATATTTAAACTACCATTAACATCAGCATTAATTTCTCTACCATCAGATGCTATAAACAATCCTCTTTTCACACGTTTACCTAAATATTTTTCATGCTCACATATTTCTTCATTGTCTAAAAATGAACATTTAGAGGTATAGCTTTCTTCATTGGTTTCTACTGTAATTCCTTTTAAAGCGCACTTATATTTAAGCATACTTATAAACTTATAGAATGGAATATAAGCAAAATTTTGATTATTTCTTTTACTCATATTAATGTCTTGTTTCCACCCAGAGTTATATCCTATCACAAGAGTATTAATCTGGTTTGAAACTAAACGATTCACTATATAAGTACTTACTTTATGAAAATAATCATTAATTTTATTTTCTCTTCTTCTATATAAGTTGCTAATGTATTTTGAACTATATATTCCTACAGGAAGTTTACTTTTCTTTTTAGTTATGCTCTTATTGTAATAACTATTTATAGATTTAATAGGTCTACCATTAATGATCAAAGGTTCAAAAACGTTAGAAGTTATAGTTGTTAAGTTATTTACCCCTAAATCAATAGATGCATATCTGCCATTGTCAGTTTTTGGTTCTTCTCTCTTAGCATTATATCCTATTTCTACTACACAATGATTTCCCTTTGGAACTATTCTTATATATTGTATTTTCTCTTTATTTATTTTGCTCTTTATAAATATATTAGTTTGAGACAAATGTATATAACCTTCTTTTTTCTTGAATGACAAAGCTTCCTTTGGATATCTGGCAATATACCTACCTGTTTTACTATCTAAATAATGAGGAGGTTTTGCTGATAAATCACCGTTCTTTCGTTTAGCAAAAAATGACTTATAGTTATCATCAAGCATACGCATCGTTTGTTTTGCTACTTTAGTTGGTAAAGCTCTATAGTCTACTTGATTTTCCTTCACAAACCTATTGTTTAAAGTTATCCAACCTATATATTTTTTGTTTTCTTTATATTGTAGACGTTGATTATATATACAGCTATTGTACAGATTCTTGCTTAGTCTACATATTTCATTCATTTCATCAAAGTATTCATGTTGGTCTGTAAATATATGACGTTCAACTAATATCATGCTTTACCTCCTTTCTTATTTACTAATTATTCTTATATATTATACCAACAAAAAAAATTATAATTATCAAAAATAGTTGCTTACCCAAGGCGACCTTTTTTTGAGTGCGCATTAAGGTTATTTTTCATGAGTTGCTGATAAGCTATCTTTTATGAGTAGCTTATTTTCAAAACGGGGTTTTGGCAGATGGTAAAGGACTCGAACCTCTGACATTCGGTTTTGGAGACCGACGTTCTACCACTGAACTAACCACCCTTAAAATGCCACCTATAGGTGGCTGCCCCATGGTTGACGATCTTACAGATCGTTTAAACTTTCATTCAATACCATGAGTATACAGCGTATTTCTACCTGCTGGCTCCCAGGGTGGGACTCGAACCCACAACCTATCGGTTAACAGTCGAGCGCTCTGCCGTTGAGCTACCTAGGAATATATTTGATATCCGAAACCTTTAGAGATATCAAGTGATGCTGAACCAAAGCATCCTTTTTTTGCATACGCCAAGGCAAATTTTCAGTAGCTTGAAAGCATCGGTTCGAAAACATAACTCGAAAAGACTTTAGTCTTTTTTTTGTTATCTTAAAAAATCAGTGTTTTTATCTATTTCGATTAATAACGACACCCAGTCGTTTCTTTCTTTAATTTCTTTTTTTAATTCATTTATAGAATCTTCATTAAGTTCAGCATTTTGATATTTTTTTAGGAATTAACGGGGTTATTTCTGATAATAATTGTTTTTTACCACCAACCCATTTAAGAATTGGGGTTAATTTAATGTTTTTTTCCATTTTTTTACTCTAAGTTCTCAAAGGCTTTGTTGAATTTTTTGACAAATATTTCAAAGAAATTATCAAAAGAAAGCCAATGACCGAAATTTTTGATAAAATCGTCTTTATTTGTTATAATCTTTTATCATCATTACACTTCTTTTTTTCTATGTATTAAAAAGTCCACTATTGAATAAATAGTGGACTTTTTCAAGGTTTCTCTTTATTTTATAAGAGAGGACAAAAAATGTCATTTCAGAAAGACAAAACATCGACCGAGACATCATCTTTATGAAAAGCCAAACAAAATTAACTACATCTATATTATAGCATAGTTTTTTAAGTTTGGCAATTTTTTAGATTTGATTTAATTGTCTGTAGTCTTGTAGTACCATAAAGGTATTTCTTATGTTTTCTTTGATATAGCCTTCTAATACATTTCTAGCATTTTTTGAGTTAACATTGACAAAGCTTATATTCACAAGTTCAAACATCATATCAATGTCTTTTTTAGTGCCGTTCAGTATTTTATTCATATCGAGTAGAGCGTATTTGTCTTTTTCTGAAATTGCTGCTTGGATTTCTTCAATAAAGTTTGTTATTTTAACGCCTTTTAGTACATCTAGTATTAATCTAAACGGTTCTTCATCTTTTAGAGCAAGCCTTACTGTAAGTTCGTTTATATTTAGAGAATCTTTGATAGCTTTAATGTTTTGTGTTAATTTATCAGAGAAGTCTTTTTCAAGGTAACTTACTGTTATTATACTGTCTGTATCGAAAGTGTCACAATCATCTAAATATTTTCCTTTATAAGTTAGTTGATGATTGTCGGTATCGAAAAACTGTGGACTCCATATTATTTTATCGCCTATTGTCATAGTGTTTAATCTTAAAAAGTCTGTATCAAAATCATTAATTATGACATCCATATCGTCTAATTTTGAATAGTCTTTACCGTCTTCTTTAGTGAAAATTAAAGAGATGTTTCTTTCCGTTAAAAGTTCTAAAAAGGTTGATACATCAATATTTAATCTTAGGTTACTAGCAAAGTTTAAAAATGTTTTAAAATATCCAACATCAATATAAACTGGTTTTTCATCTTCATCACGTAGCATAAAATCATTTGATGAGAAAAATAGGAATAATTCAGCGTAAAAATCGTTTAAAGATTGCTTTTTATAATCTGTTTTAAAACCCATTTTTTCTAAAAGTTCTTGTCTATAAGTTTCGTTTACTATTATTGAGTTGTATTGTTCTTGTATATCCATAGTGATTTCTTCAAAAACTCTATTTTCTAAAATATTTAAAGCATCTTTTAGTGATACGTAGAATAGGGAATTAAAGTCTTTTTTATAATGATTTAAATCATCTTTATTTAAGTCTGTTTGTTTAGCTGTTTTTTCTATATCTGATAGCATGAGAATTAGTCTTAATTCAGCAGTTATTCCAGCTACACGTTTAGGGTTATTTGTTAAAGCTCCAAATAAAGTAATTGGCATATTGTCAAGTTCAATTTTACCATTTTTATAATCTAGTAAAGTGTCTATTTTGACATTTGTTTTTTGGCTTAATGTTTCTAACTCGTCTGAGTTTTCGTTTATATTTTGCAGAGTTTTTTTAAGTTTCTCAAAATCTATTTTATAGTTTTGACAAATTTCTTCACTGTATGGTTTTTGCATTTTTTTCTCCTTTTTAAATTTAATATTAAAAAAGTTAGTAGAGTCTATCTACTAACTTAATAATTTTTTCCTGTTTTATTTAGTAGGTAAGGGGCTTGAGCATAAAATCTAAAAGTTCTTTCTGTATCCATAATATATGGATCAATTCTATCTGGAGCTTTTGTTGAGTCTTGATAGAAGTTTCTATTTTTGATTTTAATAACCTTACCTAAACAATCAATATCTGTATGTTCGTTGATACAAAGCTTTTTTCTTCTTGTTATCACTGTGTTTTTCTTTTTTTTCATGTCGGTTCTCCTTTTAATACCAGCAAAGGTATACTATTTTTTGGTTGTCTTCTAGTCTATCGTATTCTTTTAGTATTTCTGTGAACTACCCACCACTTAAAGCTTAACATCTTTTGAAGTGGGGGCTTCTTGCTTCATTCTCTACTGCGATAAATCTGATTGATAAATCAAAATAGATAAATCGTCTTACACAAAGTCCACAAGCGTAACTTCGGCTAGTTCCTAGCCTACGATATATTATTTTAGGCTACCATTTCTTTTAGTAGTCTTAGACCTTCTCTTTTTATGTTTATTGCGGCGTTCAAATCTCTATCAATAGTATTTCCATACTCACAAATATAAGTTCTTTCGTTTAATGATAGTTTCTTTTTAGAACCACAAACACTACATATCTGACTTGACGGATACCACTTATCGACTTTGATAAAGTATTTACCTCTATCATTTAGCTTGTATGCTAAGAAATTTAAGAACATACCATATCCGTTATCCATAGTGGCTTTTCCGTTTCTAAATCCTTTATTAGACATATTTCTCATGTTAAGATTTTCTACACACACAACATCATAACGATTGGCTATCTCATTTGACTTTTTGTGTAAATTATCTAGTCTTTGGTTTGCGATATGTCTATGAATTTTATTGACCTTTTTAAGTTGTTTTAAGTAGTTATTTGATTTCTTTTCGTTCTTTTTAGAGCCTATTTTACGAGACAAACGTCTTTGTTCTTTCGCAAGTTTCTTGTGGCTTTCACGATAGAACTTATGATTAGTTCCTACATTACCAAAGCTATCCATATACAAACCATCTGACTTATAATCTAGTCCTATACAATTATCAAAATTAGTAGTCTTATCTATATTTTCTTCATACTCGAATATAACAGACACAAAATAAAGACCATCTGTAGTTTGAAAAACAGTTGATGATTTTAGTTTCCAATCATGTTTTGGCTGTCTATGAATTTTAGCTTTAATGAATCCTGCTTTTGGTAATTTTATTGCATTATCCGTAATAGCTATAGTTCCATTTTGATTGTTAGTAGTATATGATTTCCTTGATTTCTTTAATGACTTATACTTAGGATAACCACTCTTTTTATTGAAAAAGCTTTTATATGCAAGTTCTAAATCAAGATATACATTGGCAAGAGCTAATGAATCAACCTCTTTAAGATAAGGATATTCAGATTTATATGAAGCAGGGGTATTTTTAACAGATTTACCCGTTTCTTTATATGATTGTTCTCTGTCACAAAGCATCAAGTTCCAGATTTTTCTACAACATCCAAAGCACTTAGAAAAGTATATTTTCTGTTCAGTCGTTGGATATAATCTGTATTTTATAGCTTTGTTTTTTACTCCTTTTTTCTTTCCCATCTTTTTCTCCTTGCTTATGTTGTAACTTTCTTAATGCGTGTTGAAATGACGTTCAAAAAAACCTTGCAAAATATTCACTTTTCTAAAAGAAGCTAGTGTTTTTTCTTCACGATTGTTAGTTAATTTTATTACATATTGGTCTAAGCCCATAATTTGTCCTTTCTTATATTTAATCGAGTTCTAATTCTTTATCTTTAGTTATACTTTCTTTGTCTATTCTTATTTTCTTTAATCTATCCTCATTAACTTCTTTTTTTAAAGTTTCAAGATTTCGTTCTTGTTTTTCTATATATTGTTGTTCTTCTTGGTAATTTAAGAGAAAATTGATTCTTTCATCTGCTCTTAGATTTTTTGTAGTCCATTTATTATTTCTGAATGTATCGGTATAAGCTAGTTTGAGGTTAGAGTAATCGTCTGATAATCTCATTTGATATTTCATATTATCAGATTTTTTACTTGGAAAATTGATGGATAGGGTATTATATGACGGATCTTGTTTATGAAAGATTTGGTAAGGGCAATCTGTTGTGGCAAGTTTTGCAAAGAGTCTTGCTGTAGCATTGCCATTTTCGTAAAATTTTGTTTTATTTACGATTTTAGATAAGTCCTTACCAGTTTTTTCTATATTTTCTGTTATTAAGTCTGGATAGCACGTTATAACGCTCATCCCATAAGGACTTTTCTTGTCTTTCATAAGCATTACACAGACCTGATTTGTGTCTACTTCATAGACTTTCCCATCCCTCTCACGCATTATTCCTTTGTGATGGGTGTTAAAGTCTACGGGGTCATCGGATTGAAATAAGTTGTCATCAAATTTTGTTGTGACAATAAATCGTTCTTGATCTTTTCGTTTCCTTAGTTGTTCTTTAATTTCTTGAAAGTTATCACAAATGGTGTATTGCAAACATTCAAGATAATCATTTTTGTCTTTAAAAGAGGATACCGATTTGTTTTCGTTTAATGCTCTGTCTAACATTTGAGTATCAGACCAGCCTATATGTTTTTGTTCAACGTGGTTGGATAACTCAATTTTTGTTAGAAATTCATTGTTTCGTATATCCTCATAAATATCGTTTAAAGTTAGTCTCATTCTTCTTCATCGTCATACAAATAGCCAAAGTCTCTTTTTTCGATTTCTTCTTGCTCTTTTAGTTCTTCATCATAGCTTTTTAACTCGAATGGCTTGTCTAAGACTTTTAAGAATTTTTTATCTATTTTTGTTAAGCTCTCTTGTTCTATATCACACTCTAGTAAAACTGGTAGACCTTTGTCGTGAAAGTCTTTATAAGTATTTTTAAAAAACTTATCTATTTCAGAAAACTCGTTTTGAGGTAGAGTTCTCATTACTTTTAATATAGATTTAGCGTTTCTTGGATTTAGATTATTATTTTTTAAATAATCAAATGTTTTTTCAAAAGACCTTGAACTAATTATTAAATTTTTCAATGACGTGTTCACTCTCCTTACTTTGAATATTTAGAGATATTTCTCTATATATTCATTATACCATAGTTTTAATTTGACTTTAAGTTTAAGTTATCTTTAATCGCTTTTTCGATTTGTTTCATTTCATCCTCGTTTATTGAGGTTAAAGTTTTTGTTATTCTTGATTTATCAATGCTGTGTATTTGTTCACAGATTGCTATTGATGGTTTTAAGAGAGAGTGAAGTCTTATATGAGTTTTCATATTTTCTTTATTTATCTTAGTTGACGTATATACTATTTGTAATACGGGTGATTTCTTGTTGTTAATGTCATTTGATATTATTATAGCTGGTCTATCAGCCCACATTTCTGAACCTGTAGGCTGATAGTTACTGGCTTTCACATAAATGACGTCTCCTCTTTTTAAATTCATTTTTATACCAACTTCTCTAATTCTTCGTTATATGCTGATACTATAACTGGTTCTTTGATAGTATCATAAGCTATTACATATTCTGATTTGATAGCTCTTGTTAAGGCTACATAATATAGTCTTTTACAATCTTCTTTATTTAATTCTGAGTTTTTTATTAGAACAATTACGTTGTCAAATTCTAAGCCTTTTACACCGTGTATTGTTGATATTATAAAGTCTTTACCTTTAGTATCTTTTAAGTCTTCGTTTTTACCTGATAATAATCTTTGCTTGATAGCGTTAGTTTTTATTTCAAAATCAAGCATATTATCTCTTACATATTGTCTTAGTTCATCTTTTGTAATGTTTTTAGCTTTGGCTTGTTTAGTCCAGTTTCTTAATGTTGTATCTTCAGATGTTAACCATTTACGGATAAAATCTTGAAGGTTATCAATTTGATCACCATAAGTGAAGTAGCTTATATTTGTATACATACCTTGCACAACGCTTGGGATAAATTTATCTATATCGTAGAACTTAGTGTCTTCCCAGAATCTACAGATAAATTTTGAGAAATAAGTTATGTTTTTAACTTTTTTACTTGTTATATTGATGATTGATTTATCTGGATATTTTTCAGCTATTGCGTTTTGCATTATTAAACCATGAACTTTTGAGAAGGCTAGAAGACAGATTTGTTCTTTGTTATTTAGTTTTTCTTCTATATAATCTTTTAAGTTTTCTTTTATGATGAGAGGTAAAGTATCGTTTATGTCTTTTTGCACTCTGCATTTTTCATAGTGTATTTTAACTTTTTCTTTAAAAGTATCTTTTGTTACTTTAGTTAGATTATTTGCCCTTAGTTGTAGTTTTGCAAATTGATTAGCCTCGATGTTTGCTAGTAGGTTATTTGCGAAATTTAGTATTTCTTGATTTGATCTATAGTTTGTTTGTAGTTTATAAGTCGTGAAAATACCAGAGTTTTCCATAACATTAAGAGCTGTTGGATTTGACGCTCTAAATTCATATAAACATTGGCTTGCGTCGCCTACAATAAAAAGTGTTTCTAAGTGTTTATTAACATATTTTAAAGTGTAGATAAATTCAAATACAGAGTTATCTTGTACCTCATCAATTATTAAGTGTTTTGATGTTATTGATTGAGGTTCTTTTAAAGTATCTATTGAACTGTAGCAGATGATAATTTCAAGCTCTAATGTTGTTTGATTGATTTTATCAAGGATTTTAATTACTTCATCATAATTATCTTCCACAAAATTTGTTAGTTCAATGAAGCTGTTAGATCTATTTAACGCTAAATTATTTAATAGTGATGCAAGAGGGCTACCTACAGGGTGATTTTTAAAGTAAATCATAATGGTATTTGCAACAGTTGATAGCGTTGATAATTGGTGATCGAAGTTTTCTTGATAGATTTCGTTAATCATCTTGGCTATTGTCATTGAGTTAACACCTGGGTTTTTTAATGAGATGTTGTCGGCTGCTGCGTTTGTGAATGAAAGCACCATTATATCTTCTGGGGCTACACCTGAATCGACCATATATTTGATGTGGTTCAATACCACAGTAGATTTACCACTGCCTGCTGCTGATTGAACCATTACTAAAGGTTCTGTTGACATAATAGCGTCTTTTTGAGCTTTTGAGAACATTGGGTTAACTTTTGGGCTAGGGTTTGTTTTAGGGCTTATAGTTGGAATTTTTGATTTATGTGATTTTAGACTCGCTAAAGTTTCTGCTAAAAGTAGATTTAGGTTTAATCTACAGATACTATTTAAATCATTATCTTTAAAATATGTTTCTAATATTTTAAAGAGTTTTGTATATTGTTCAAGATCCAGCATATAATTGTTCATATTTTCTACGAATGTTATAGCGCCATCTTTCATAAGTCTTATATTATTATTTGATCTTTTTTTAATAAAAGCTAAAGTACTATCAAGTAAAATTGCTAAGTCTTCATTCCAAACACTAGCTTGTTCTGATAATTGGTCTACTATGTTTAAATCGTCAATATAATCTTCAACGATTTTCATATCAATAGTTTCTTTTGGTTCTTTTTTTCGCATAAAGTTTAAAGCGTCTTCTTTTGATGTTATAGCAGAATGTTTTATTCTTTTTAGCATACTTTGAGAGTCTTTGTATACTTTAAATATTAAATATACTGTTTTAACAGTTGTTACTAAGTCTTTTACAGCCGTAGGGCTTGTGTCTTTTGCTTTTGTAATTCTTATAGATGCTGGCATTATTGACATGTATATAGTTTGGTCTGATGTTGGTACTTTTCCAACTTCAATGTATTGTTTTGGTAGCATCGGTTCTAAATAAGTTTGATCGTTATAAAGTATACTACTTACTATAGGGTAAGGAATAGGTAATAATGGCAAAAATATTGTTTTAACTGCATTAAACTTAGTTTCAAGCTTTTTATACTCTAAGTCTTCGTTACGAACAGTATCATTATCTGGCTTAGCACCTAAGTTTTGATGGCTATTTAATAGTCCTCTTTCTTTTTTGCCTGATCCTGTTAAATCTTGATGAAAGAATTTTTGATCGTATGTTTTCTTTTGAGGTTTTTGTCCTACTATTAATGGCATGAAATTTCTCCTTTGTTTATTTTGTTTGAAGAAAAGCTCTATTATAAGAACTTTTCTTCTATATAGTTTTGTATTATTTTTTCTGCGGGTCTAGCACCAAATTCGACTTTAAAGTCTTGTGCTAGAGTTTCTGTATCTTTGTCTGATAGAGTATCATCTAATTTTGTTTTTCTGTGATATTCTTTTTTGATTCTTTTAACGTCTCTTTCATAGACTGATTTTAAGATTGTTTTAAAAGTTTCTTTTGAGATATTGTTAAAAGTTAAAATAGTTTCAAAACGATTTAATAACTCTATATCGAAATAGTCTCTTAAATCGTCTATTTCATCTACTTTTTCAGTTTTGTTAAAACCTATTGAGTTTTGCTTTTTAACTGTTTTATGAGCATTTGTTGTTGCGAAAACTATAGCTTTTGAAAAGTCTATAATTTGACCTCTATTATCTGTTATAAAGCCTTTATCAAAAGCTTGCATGAATAGTCTTTGAACAGACTTATCGCATTTTTCAAATTCATCTAGTAAAATTACTTGATAAGGATTTGTTTGTAGAGAATCAAAAATCATTTCTCTGTTTGTTTCAGAGCCTACATAACCTATATTTGATCCTATAATACGATTAATTGATGATGAATCTTTAAACTCTGTTAAGTTGAGATATATCATCTTTTCGTCTGTTATATTTTCTGCTATCATTGATGCAAGTTTTGATTTACCAACACCTGATGAGCCTAAAAATAAGAATGTTTGAGGTTTATCTTTAGGGTATATATTAAGTGATGAGCGTTTGATTTGTTTTATAGTTTTTTCAATCACTTCATCTTGACCTTTTAAAACAGCTTTTATGTCTTTTTCAAGTTCTTTAAAGTTTGTTTTCTTTACTTTTGAGTTTCCTTTTAAAGCTTTTTTTGCAGTATTTTCTATTTGTTCATCTGATAGTATTATTTGAGGATTTTGTTTAAAAGCGTTAATAACAAGCTGATTGTTTTGTTCAACTGCTTTTTGTTCTTTTTCAAGTCTATCAACTATTGATTCACTCATAGCTTTATCAAGTAGTGTTATTGCTACATCTGGTCTATGTTGAGATTTTGATTTATACTTATCTGATATATTTACAATAGCCTCGAGGGTTTTATCGTCTAATAATACTTTGTTGTTATGAAAGCTTTCAAATTGGGGTTTAAGTGTTTTGATTATCTCTAAAGTTTGTTCTTGAGTTAATTCATCAACTATGATTTTAGAAAATCTTCTTGAAAAAGCTGGATCTTCCATTAGGTTTTTTGATTCTTGAGTTGTAGTTGCGCCTATAACTTTTATATCTCCACGTGCAAGGTAGGGTTTAATAGTTTGAGCAACTTCTGTATAAACTTGGTTTCTTGATACTAATCTGTGTATTTCATCTATGAAAAGTATTGCTTTGTTATTTTCGTCAGATAAAAACGTAAGCAAATCGTTAAGCTTTTTTTCCATTTGTCCTCTATACGATGTATCAGATATAAGGGAAGTTAGGTTTAGTTCATATATAGTTGAGTCAAGTAGGCTCGGTGGTATAAGAGGATTGTCGTTTTCTATCATTGAAGCTATAGTTTCTACTATTTCGGTTTTACCAACACCAGCTAAACCTACTAAAATGGCGTTTGGCTTATTTTTACCTATTAGAGTTGATAGAGTTTGTTTTATGACTTCGTCACGGAATAAGCATTTTGCTTTGCTTTTAAATTTTTCATTGTAGTTAACCGTCAAAGATTCTACATCAAAATCGTCTTTATCTTGAGGTTGGGTTAGAAACGGGTTGAATAGTGGATTTGATGAGTTATTGTTATTGTTGTTACTATTGCTACCGTTATTGCTAAAATTTAGAGCCATTTTTTCTCCTTTTAAACAGGTATATTAGTGTTATTATTAAGTTTTTCTTTAGTTTTTTCGAATTTAAAATGTAAATTTCGAATTAGTCTATTAATAGTGAATTTATTAATTTTTTCGAGTTTTTCTTTTTCATTTAATATGAGTTCTTTATATTCTTCTGGAGTTTTTGATGCATCGACTAGCAGAATGTCGTATTCTATTTTTGGTTCGTACATATCTACTAGAGTTATAGTTTGTTGTTTCATTGAATTTTCCTTTTTTTTATTTACAAATTTTATGCTTGACCTGTAAAGCTTTTCCACCATGCAAGTTGGATCAAAAATAGTACAGTGAAAAGTATAGCTATAACTGTATACTTAAACTTTCTTATATTGTCTTTTTCATCAAGTAGTCTTATAATAGCACTCATTGCGATGGTCGGAGCGATAAATGTAAAGGTTATAACACGAAGTCCCACAAAAATAAGCGTTAAAAATGCGTATTTCATCAATTTAAAGACTGTGAGATTCTTCATGAATGTTCTTATTTCGTATCTTATTTGATCTTTTTCATATTCATTCATATTATCATGTCCTTTTCTAGTATAATTTAGGGTGAAATCCACCTTATAACTAAAGTCGTGGGTGGATACACCCATTTCATTATACTATGATTTTGAAATTAATGAGAGGATCAATATGACTCATTGATTTTGTAAAGTATTCTATATCGTTTTTTATTATATCCCAGTTTATTTTTGATACTGGCACATAATATAGATTTTTAGGATGCTTTAGACTTTTGTTAGGAGCTGAGTATTCAAAATCTGTTATCATTATTGATATTTCTTCTTTACGTTTATTTGAGTCGTTTATATAAGTCCAAACTTGGTTAAAATCTGTTCCACCTGATACTTTATCTATTCTTTGAATTTGATTATATATTTGGGCTGCTGTTCTATCTTTGATTTTTAATTTCGTCGCTGATGATATAACGTGAGAAAAGCTGTTAAAGTATAAATCTACGTTAAGTTTTTTAGCTAGTTTTATTAATAGTCTTACACAATCAGCGTAGTTTTCTTCAGATATTGAGCCTGATGTATCAGCGTAGATATGAATATCTGGTTTATATACGTTTTGTTGAGATACACCTGGTTTGTTAAAGTCGTTAGGGTGACGTCTATTAGCTTTTTGGAAAGTTGTATGTTTTTTCTTATAGACGTTATGAGATTGATTAACAAATTTTTGTTTTTTCAATATTTTTACAACGGCTTTGTAAATATCCATATTTGCAGGTCTTACGTTCGGGAATTTTCTCTTTTTAATTTTACTTACAGCTTGAATATTTTTAGTCATGCTTGAAGCTTTTTGAGATAATTTTCTTATTTGTTTTTCAACTGTAGTTAGTTTTCTTAAAGATTTTTTAGATATTATCTTAGGTCTATTGTTATTAGCTCTTGTTATATCTTCCCATTCAAGTTCTATTTGAGATTTCGTTGCGTGAGCGTGGCGTTCAATGTTGATAAAAACTATTGATAGGGGATTGAAAAATTCCATTAAGCTAAAAGGAAATATTCCTACGTTTTTATTTTGATAATACATTAAATACGTTATAAGAGTTCTTGCGAAAGAGTATTCTTCATTGTTGTCTGTATCATTGTTTCTCAGTATTAAACTTTCTGTTAATTTGTTTAGTTCTATTTTATCAAACTCTTTTAGTAAACTTTGAGTATTTGGAGAAAATTTATTTATGATTTTTTGAGTTTCTGTTTTGAAAAAAGTTTTAAAATCGTTAAAATCAGATTCTGTTTTAAAATATACAGCAAAGTTATCAACGTTTGTAGTATAAGCAAAACTTGCAAAAACTGTATCTTCTGATACTTTATCTGATAAGAATTTTTTGCAATTCGGTATTATATCAATATCTGGCTTATATACTGGTAAAGTTTTTTGAAAAGCGTTGACTTTAATTGGCGTCAACGGATCTGGTAGTTTTGCTATTGTTGCAGCTTGAGTTACAAATAGTTTATTTATTGTTTGATTATTTATTGTAAAATCTAGTAAAGTTTTACTGAATAACTCTTTTAATGTATCTTCTTTTGTTACATCTAATGTATCTTGGCAAGCCTCTAAAATTAATTGTGTTAGACTATCTTCATTGATAGGTGTATTGTCTAAATCTATTTCAACTGGATTGTTATTAATTTGAGAGCTAAATATTTTACTTGCTATGGTTTGTTTGATAAAATCTATTGGATTATAATCACCCGAAAGCCTTATTGGGTATTTAGCAATAAGGCTTATTGGGGCTTGATTTTTTACGTTTATCATATTATTTTTTCCTTTGTTTTGGTTAAATTGACAACAATAATGCAACTGATTGAGTTAAAGTTGAGTTATTGTTTAAGAAACATTCAACGTTATCTTTATCAAAGTCGTTTGCTTGAGATATAGCCATTAAGTTTTTAACACCGTTAGGGCTAAATGTTGTCATATAGTTGTGTAGTATTGATATGATATTGTAGTTATCTTCTTTTTCTGTTAAAGCATAGATTAAGCAATCTTCTTTTTCTTTTTCAGTTAATTGATTTTCTACCATATCTTCTATATCATCTACTGATTGTTGATTCTTTAAATCATCGTAAATGTTTGGTTTTGCCATTTTAAATTGTTGAGCATTTGTTACAATGTTTTTATTTTGAGATTCTATGATTTCTAATAATAATTTAGCAGAAAATAAAGTTTGACCTGTGAAGCCTTCAATTACTTCTTGCAAAATACTTTTTTCTTCGCCTCTCACAAAGTCTGTTTGTGTCATTAGATTTTTTATATCATCTTGAGATAAGTCGTTTAAAAATCTTGATAATTTGGCGATAGTTCTAGGCGTTGCGATTTGTTCCATATCTTCATCTATTTCAAATAAGTCAACGTCTTCGTATATATCGTTATTTGTATCAGTATCTTTGTTATCGTCTTTTTCACTTATAGTTACTACTTGTTTACAGAAGATTAATTCTGGTTCTTTTGTTAATACATTTTTGATATAAGGGTTTAAGTCTTGATGTATTGAGATAAATGTTTCTGTCGATGGTTCGATATGGTATAAGTTAAATCTTGAAATTGATGCTTGATCTAAAGATACTACATTTCCTTTATCATTACCAGCTATAATCATTTTTAGATTATTTGGTAGTTTCTTTGAACCTATCATTCTTTGAGTTGCAAGAGATAATAGGGCAGATGTAACATCTGCTGATGTTCTGTTAATTTCATCAAGGAAAAGTAGTGATGTTTCTCTTGGATTAAGCTTGGCGTATTCTATAGCATCACTTATAACTTGATGAGGGTAGAAGTATTGTTTATATTCACCATCATCATCTTTAATAAGTCTAGCTCCAGTTAAGTCAGCTTTTTCTGCTAATTGGTTACAAGCAAGAGTAAAGATTTTTACGTTTAATTCGTCTGCTAAACCTTCAGCCCAAGATGATTTTCCAATTCCAGGTTCACCTAATAACATAGGTATTGAGTCGTTTTTAATGTTGTTTTTTACTAAAAATTTTAAAGTTTCGTCTAATTTCATAAATTTTTCTCCTTTAATGTATCATTTTGGTTGTTTTTCTTTAATTAATGTATTATTTTTGTTATAATTTAGTTAAGAGAGGTAGGTGATTAAGTGTATGCTTGGTAAAAATCATATAGTAACTTCAGAGGCTTGTGCTTTAGGGTTGGCTGTTACGTTATTAAACCCCTTAAAGTCTATAGAATCTGTCCCCTTGTTGCAAATTATTAGAGTTGAGGTTATGAATCATTTTTTCGATTTAGGTTTTTCTCATATTTATTTGCAAGCGGCTATTATATTTGCTTTAGTATATTTTGGAGCATTACTTCCAGATATTGATAGCAATACTTCTATATTGGGAAGATATGTTCATTTACCGTTGGAACATAGGGGTTTTACTCATAGTTTCTATTTTCTGTTACCGTTTTTGATAATTGGTTATTTTAACGCTTATGTTTTATGGATAGCTTTTGGAATTTTTACGCATTTACTTATGGATAGTTTTTCTTATGCTGGCAATTGTTGGTTTAATTACAAAACTGGATATATAAGATATGGTAGTGGAGCCATTGTTAAGAAAAAGCATTTGTTTAAGTTATACAGAGTGGGTAAAGTGAGTGAAGGTTTTGTCGTTGCTATTGTTATAGTTTTAAATTTATTGTTAGTTTACATTGCATTTAAAAAATAGGTCATATTAGACCTATTTTTGCATTTTTAAGTGATTGTTTACTATATCTTGATTAAGTTTATCATTTCTTATTAAATTTTGATTAATCAAGAGTTTTCTTTTAGTTTTCGTTATCATAGCTGGTACTTCTTCTATATTGTATTCATCAACGAGTTTTTTACCGTAAATGGATCTTGATTCGATAAAATATATATTTTTATTTGGATGTCGTTTTTGAATATCTTTTATATCGTCATAAATTAGATCACAACTAGGGCAACCATTTCTATATAAAATAATGGTAAAATCGTGTTTTAAAAAGTTTTCGTTAAAAGGAGATTGTTTAAATCTACTTTTAGGTTTATTTACAATGAATATCAACGGTATCAGTAAGACTATGAATATTGGAATTAAAATTTTTTTCAATTGTCTACCTTCTTTTTTCCCACTAAATTTACAGCGGCATAATACAAGTATTCTTTGCCGTTTATTGTATGTTTATGATATTTATCCCTATCATAGTTTTCTGTTAAGAACTCTTTAGCTTTATAAAATATAGCTGATGCAAGTTCTTCGTCTGTATAAGTTACGTTTAAGTGTTTTGAACAACTTATTATTTGACGGTAATAATAATTACAAAGTCCAAAATCAAAGCTTGATTGGTTTATCTCACCGTTGGCTTTTGTGAAGTCTTCTGGAGTTTTTTCGTATTCTGCTATATTGTCTAATATATATTTTAAGTCATTATATTTAGGTATTTTTTCTTTTTTAATCGGTTTATCTTTTATTTCTTTAACAAAGTCAGAATCGTTATAACTGTCAACTTTTTTAGTGAGAGATTCATAATACTCATAGAAATCTTCTGTTGGATTGTTGTTTTTTGGTATGATATCACCTGTAAAAGTCACCCAATGTTGTTGTAGTATTTCTACTGATATTTCATCATCTTTTAATACTGGTTTTTGCACATGTCCCATAAATCTCGGATCATATGCGTCTGGAGCTTTGAAAATTAAGTGATAGCCTTTTTTACTTAAACTTCTTTCACCATAGAGATAATCCATTTCTAAAAAGTATTTTTTAACTTCTTCTGAAGCGTTTGGCTCTATGTCTGCTACAACTATATTATCTTGAAGCGAATTTAACCAAAATACAACATTCGGTGGTATCCCTTTTGTATGTTTTTCAAATTTTTCATATAGCTCTATTAAGCTATAGCAACAGCAATCATAGGGGTGATGTGCTAGAGGGTTATCGTATTTTGTATTATCTTCCCTTTTTATTTCTTCACCAAATAAGCGTCTTATATTTAGAGGTTTTTTTAATGTTTTACCATTTTCATCAACTTGACCAGTATTAATAGTCCAAAGTTGTTTTTCAGCTATTTTTTTTATTACGTCTAAGTTTAGTGATAGTTTCATGTATTTTTTTCCGTTTAATACTAATGTAGAAAAAAGAGCCTAATTTTTTAGGTTAGACTCTCTTTTTGTAGTATTTATATTGGTTTTGCTGTTCAAATTTAATTTGAACTTATTGTGAACTAGGCGTCAAAATCGCCGAAAAGTGTTAAATCTTCGTCTGATGTAGAGCCGTCTTCGTCTTTAAAAGCATCATCAAAAATAGATGAGTTATCAACGATATCTTCATTAAGTTTTTCAGCATAGCTATCTAAAGCTGCTTTATACTTAGGATCAGATTCAACTTCTTCATATACTTCTTCTTGATCTTCATCTTCTAAAGGTATAATTTCGATATTGTATCTCTTTAGTTGTTCTGTGATGTCTCTACTTCCAGCATAAGCTTGAACTTCTTTGTCTAAAATTAAGACTGTGTGTAAGCCTACACCGTTCATTCGTTTAGTAGGGTAAACTGAACAAATTAGAACAACGTTTGAATCTGTCGCCAACTCTTTATTCAATTTTATTTCATCGAATTTTTTATCTTCGTTGATATGAGCAACTCTCGGCAAGAATCTTGATTTAGAGTTGATTGAGTATGCTGATGAGCCGTCGTTTCTTTTATAGATTTTTCCCTCAGCGTATGTTTCCGCTTTTGTTGGGTTAGCTTTATCGATGTGAATAACTTTTGGATCTTTAATTGATATAGTAGTATAAGGAACTCCTACAGCGAACATCCCTTTAGATTCTAACTCTTTATCTCTTTTTTCAAGTTCTTCACCTTCGATTAACTTTGTAATTCTACAATATGATACTTTTCCTTGAATTAAGAAAATATCACCTGGTTTTAAATCGTTAGTTTTCATTATTCGATTTCATCCTTTCTAAAAAATTTTTTTGTTATAATTCTTTTAAAACAATTATATAACTTAGCTATCAGTTTTTGATAGCTAAATTATTATGGGCTTATTATAACCATATTGGTGTTATATTTATGTTCGAAAAAATTTATGAAATATGTTAAACGTTTATCTGATTGGAAGGTATATGTTCAAATAAGCCCATAATAATACTTTATTTTTCAAAAGAAGGGTGGCGTGCAGAGTTTAGTGCAATTAAGTTACATTATGTCAATCAAGTTTACTTTAGGAGGTAACCTAAGTTGGAAAAATTATGTTTACATGTCACTCCACACGCCGAGATATGAAAAAATTACTTATTAGCTTTTTTAAATATTTTTTTATATATTTTTGAACAGTAGATTTACTTAGAGGCTACTACTCATAATTAATCTCGTGCGAAGACTTTCGCACTACAAACTTTTTAGAGTAGCATCGAGAGCGTCAAGTAAATCATCTTGTGTCATTTTTTTCTTTTCTAAGGCTTTTGAAGCCTTGGTATCAATCGTATCGTCAACAATCAATCTATGAATGATAACAGATTTTGTTTGACCTGGTCTATGAAGTCTTTTATTTGTTTGTAGATATAACTCTAAATCAAATATCATAGAGTACCAAATCAAAACATTACCACCAGTTTGAAGATTCATGCCGTGACCCATAGATTTTGGTTGAACTAACATAACTGGTATTTTGCCATTGTTCCAATCATCTTTTATTTCAGCCGAGCCATCGAATACTTTATATGCTATTTTGTGTTTTTTAAAGTATTCTTCTAGCATATAACGGTCTGTTTTAAAGAAGTATGCGATCATAACATTAGAACCCGTTCTGTTGATTATATCTTTACACATAGCCAATTTTTGTTCATGTATTTTGATATAATCTTTATTTTCGTTTATATACAAAGCACCACTCGCCATTTGACAAAGTTTAGCATGCAATGCACCAGCAGATCTTGCTATAACAGTTATATCTTGTTCATCTTTTTTAACACCTTCAAAAATAGGTTCGTCTACTATTTTGAGTACTTCTGTTTTTGCTAGAGTTTTGTATAGTTTCTTTTCTTTATCAGATAGTGATAAGTGAATATCGTTAATAATTAAAGGCGGTAAAGATAAGTTTACGTTCTTTAAAGATATCGCTATATCTGATATTTTATCATATATTTCTTTTTCAGCATGAGGTAGAGGTACGTAGTTTATAGGTATACCGTTTATTACATTTGTAGGTCTTAAATATTTAATCCTAAAACTTGTTAAAGTTTTTCCTAGCCTTTGTCCTTTATCAAGTAAAAATATTTGTGACCATAAGTCTTCAATACTTCTAGGAGTAGGGGTACCTGATAGTTCTACAACTCTATCTACTTCATTTACTATTTTTTTAAGAGCTTTAAATCTTTTCGCCCTAGGGTTTTTAAAAGATTGTGACTCGTCAATTATTAAAAATTTAAACGGAAAAGAACCTTTAAAATAGTCTACAAGATCACATACAAGTTCTAAGTTTATGAAAAACATCGTAGGTTTCATATTTTTCACTTCATCGTATAATTCATAGCGTTGTTTTTTCGAGAGTTTTTTATTGTTCTCGTTTAGAATTAGTGACTTGTAGCGTATGTTCATTTTCCACTTTTTGATCTCATCAATCCAAACGTATCTTGCTATATTGATAGGGGCTATTACTAAAATATGATATTTTGGTTGTATGTCGTAAAGACTTGCTAAGGTTGATAGAGTCTTTCCAACACCCATATCAAGATAAAGACCACAACGTTTATTTTTCACAACGAACTCTTTAGCTTTGAGTTGATGAGGTTTTAATGTTTTATTTAGTTCTTGTTTTGTAATATATTTTGTTTCTTTCATTAACTTTCCTTTTCGTATCTTTTGTCTATAAATATTATAGCATATTTTTAGGGTTTTATCAAGTGTTTTTTGGGTTAAATAGGGTAGAAAAGTATGATTTTGATACAATAGTTTGAGATTTATTGTTTAGAACCTTTATTTAGTTGATTTTGCTTGATTTTAGGCTGATTTTGTAGTATAATTTAGTTAAGATAATCATAAGAATCGAGGTCATGTATGATGGATAAAATAAAGAAAAATTTTTTTATAATTTTGGGTGTTATCTTAATAGTTATCGCTCTTGGAATTGGGGCGTTTATTTACAAAGACGTTTATGTTGAAAATCAGAAAAGAAATGAAGATGCTCAAATTTTAGAGTCTTATGGTATAAACGACGTAAATAAAAAGGATAAACCAAACATTAAAAAAGATGTAAAAAGTAAAAATGGTTTGGAACGCTCTGAGACGGCCGTTAAGGATGGTGATAAGCCTAGCCTAACAAGAACCCTAACAATGAAATATAAGAGCAAGAAACCTATAGCATATTTGATTGTAGGGGATAATCTTATAAGAGAACCTGTTGGGTTTGAAAGTTATAAAGGTGAGTTTCTTTGGAGAGGCTTAGATGGAAAACCTAAACGTGATGGTAGTGTTTTTATGAGTCTCGCAAATAAGGGTTTTGATGATAATGTTATAACCTTATTTGGGCATTATGTTGATATAAAAACTATGTTTTCGCCTTTAGTTGATAATACCCACGATAAGTATAATAGAGCGACTTTAATAGTTAACGATAAAGCTCGTCATTATGAGTTAATACGAAGTGGTGTTATCAATGAGAAAAAACTCAATAGTGTCGATTATACCTCTATTGAAGGTGTTAAAGACATTGTTGAGTTTAATATGACTGATAGTTTTGATAAAAAAGTTGATATAAACGATACTGATAGGTTTATGATTTTAACTACTTGTTATACTTATGATGGTTCTAATCGTAAAGTTTGTGTATATAGAGAAATAGTGGAATAAATTTTATTCCACTATTTTTTTTATTTGTTTTATTGATTACTTTATATGTCTAAAGTTAAGGCTATAAAAACTTTTTAAAAATCCAGATTTTGCTTTATGTTTAATAATATTGAGCTATTCAGAATAATTTTTTCTTATTGCTTTTTTAAGTTTATTAAAAAGATTTTCGCTATATTTTTTAGAAATTAGTTTAAATGAATAATCATTTTCTAAGTTATATTTTTCATATAGTGAGTTGTTTTTAATTTTATAAAATTTATTTTCTTCATCTAAATAATAACTTTTGTTTTCTTCCCAACCTAAAATTTCTCTAAGATTAATGATTTTATCATAAACTTTTATGGAGTTACCTTCTTTGTAAAATGACGGCTCTCCAGTACCTTCAACGGTAATATATGGAATGTCTTCTACAGGTGAATTTTTTAAAAATTTTATAAATTTGTCTATGTCAAATTCTTTTTTACAAGTGCAATGTTCACAATGACATTCTTTTTCTTTTTTATTATTTATTAATTCTAATCTTATTTTGTTCATTTGATTGGCATTAAATTTAGGATTGGCGTAGATATCCACATCAATTTTATAATTTAAACCTTTTAATATTTCATTCATTTGATCGGCGTCAAATTCTGTTTTTGCGTATTTGCTAACATCAACTCCTGTACTTAAACCCCACCTAATTTTCATCATTTGTCTAGCGTTAAATTTAGGGTTAGCATAGACGTTAACGTCAATTTTTGATTTTGGCATATGCTTGTTGTCGATTAAGCCAATCTTGATTTGCTCCATTTGACTGGCATTAAATTTAGGGTTTGCGTAGATATCTACGTTGATATCTTGTTGTAAACCGTCTTCAATTTCCCACATACTGTCACAATCAAACTTTGGGTTTGCGTATTTACTTACATCCAAACCCCACGCTAAACCTAATCTGATTACTTCCATTTGGTCGCAATTGTATTCGGGATTGGCATATATGTTTACATCAAGATCTTTTTCAATCCCGAATTGGATTTGTTGCAATTGTTTTTCATTAAATTTCGATAAATCTAAATTGTTCATATTTACTCCTTTTAATATATTTGTATTTTTATAATAATAGTTGGGTGGGCGTAAGCCCACCCTTTTTAATATTATTTAAGAAATTAATAACAATCAAGTACGTTGTTAATTTCTTTATTTTCTTCAACTTCGTAAACAGTGAATTGGTCTATTTTATTTTGTGTGATATTTTTTATATCGTTTATTCTTTGTTTGTCTTTTATATAATATGGTGCAAAAGCGTTAGATATTCCTTTATTATCAGCGATAAATTTTAGTTTTGTTGCGTATTCTAGGCGATGGTCTTCGTAAAAAGATAATTTTCCTTCTATTGTAACAATTATCTTTTTTTCTACACCTAGAAAGTCTGTATATATAAATTCTTGTGTAAATTCACCACAACCTGGGTCGAAATTTATAGATTTTACTATTTGTTCACCTACGCTATGATATCCGTTACTATCTGAGATTGCATAAATTTTTTTCATTTTTAGCCCTCCTAAATATTCAATATTTCACATATTATCTCGGGTGAGCTTTGCTCACCTTTTACTAAAAGTAATCTAATATTTTTTATTCATATTTTTAATTTGCTATAACAGTTATGCAAGATTAGTAAATTTTAGCAGATGTTATAAAAACAGTTTGCTTTATCAAATTATTTTTTTACCAATGATACATATCTTTGAGATTATCTGCATCACAAATAAGTAAGTTTCCGTTATCATCTTTACATAGCCAATAGTTAGTGAAACCACATTGTGTTTGTAATTGGTCTACGAGTATAACATTAGTTTTGCTTTGTGTGTCGTAAGCATTGATATCAATATCTGGCTCGTCAACGTAATACTTTGTACTCATACTTAATCTCCTTTTTATTGAATTATTATTTATATTATTATTTCTCTGCTAATTTCTTCTTTTTCAATCTTTTATCCAAATTCATACCGAACATTAGCAATCTTCTTTTTTCAAATCCTCAACAATTTTTTCAAAAAATTTAATCAATGCCACTTTTCTTTCTTCTCTATTAGCGATTGAAACAAAGGTATCGGTATTATCATCAAATTTTCTAAAGGTGTTATTTACAAATATATTTGTGAACTCATTAATTATACTTTTAGGTGTATCATATTCACATATAGTTAAATTTTCCCATTGACTTCCACATAGGCATTCATCATCTTTTATAATTAATTGATATAATTTTTCAACGTTTCTTTGATTTATCATTTTTTTTCTCCTTAATATTTTTAATAGCTAAATGATTTATTATTTTTAGATTTTTATTTTTTTAGTAATTAATTAAAGTTATTTTATTCTTCGCACTCTATTAATTCCATTTCTAAATCATTTATAAATGTGTCTAATCTACTGTCGATTTTGTTTATGCGATAGTCTAAATCAGCTACGGTTGATATTTTTAAATCCCAAACATCTGATTGAATGTCTTGGATTTCTTTTAATAACATTTCTTTAGACTCTTCTGTCATTTCTATTGTTATCATTTTTTTAATTCCTCCGTTAAAATATTTTTTTTCTAATTTTTATTTGAGTTTTTCAATTTCTTTGTCTATTGATTCAAAGATTTTAGTAAAATGATTTGCTGTAGTAGAAACTTTTGAATTTATATTGATTTCATACACGCCAGACGGTTTAATCTCAATCTCATGTTTATTTTTATATTTAAAAGCGATATATTTAAAATCAAGATATTTAATATTGTTACTGTTAGTTTCTACATTAATTTCTTTTGTATTTTCATTATTTGCTATTTCTTCAAATGTAATAGATTGATCAAAAATGAAATTTAATGTTTCTATTTCATTTGGTTCGATTACATACATCGATTGATTATCGCATGTACATATATTATATGGTATAGTTGCTATTTGTTTATTGTCTAATGTCACTATAATTCGATTATCTTTTTCTATCAATTCAATTTTAAATGAACTTAGAAAATCATTTTTAACAAATTCTCTTAATTCTGTTATACTGTCAAATTCGTCACGATTGTTATAACCTTTGTTGTATTCTTTAAGATAAACATTATACTCAGGTAAATTACTATAGCCATTATAATCTGACATTATGTTTATGAAGTCAAAATAAGTTTTAAGTGTATTTTTATCATAATTTTTTGAGTTTATAACAATCGGGAAAAATGATGTATCATCTAATGATTCATAATTCGTGAATCCTAAAATATATCCATTATAAGAGAAAATAGAAATATTTCCTATTTTTTCTATATCTAAGCTTGTTTTTTCTAATTTCATAAAATTTTCACCTTTCTTTTAGTTTTTCCAATTTTTTAACTTTTTATCGAGTTTTTTCTTGATATTCTTTACTTACATTATCGAATAAATTCGACACATCAAGAGTTTTAAAATTTGACTTTTGATAAAATTCACTTTGATTAATGTTAATTTTAGAAGTATTTTTAGAGTTCAAAACAATTTTAATACTTGTAAATGAAAGTATTATGCTGATCACAGACATTATTATTGTCAATGTAGTTATAAAATGTTTTGTTTTCATTTACTTTCCTTTCTTTTATTTTTTTAAAATTTCTATTATTCCCAACTAATTACAATCCATTGATTTTCTGTATTGTTGGTATCTTTTATTAGTTTTTGCGATATTTCAAAATTATTTTTCAAATCGTCTTGCAAAATTCTTATTAAGGTATTTGCCTTAATAGGGTTATTTTTTAATGATTTTTCGAATCTTTCTTTATTTCATATTTTTTTTTAATTTTTATTACAATACATTTGTCACGAGTATTATACAAGATTTGTGACAAATGTTTGTCCCGAAAATTGTATAATATTCGGGACAATTTTATAAATATTCAGCTAGAAAACCCATTACCTTTAGGTGATGGGATGAATAGCATTAAATTGCAACAGCTTGTATCATTTGAGTTGTTCTTGCCGTAACACGATTACAATTACTTAATTTTGGTGTTTTGAAACCTTTTGGCATTGCTGAAAAATCAACCTTATTTCCATCAATATCCATAAGAACTGCATATCCCGTAGACATTCTTCCTTTGATAAAGTAATCTTTTCCAAAATAGTGAACTTTGTCAAACTTTCTAAAACCACAAATCTTATCTGTAATAATAAGCTGTTCTGAGCGAATACCTTTTGTCTTTTGAAAATCACCATCAGAAACACATTTCTTTTTGTAAAGATTGCACTTTACATTAAAAGCATTTCCTTGTGTTGCTATAGTACAAGCATCATAATAATGTTCTTTGTCTACCTCTAAACTTAAACGATTAGCCTTTGTTACATATCCGAAAGTTTCTATAGCATTTGGATATAATCTTAAAAGTTGCTTACGGATAGAGTTCATTTGTGTAGCATATTTAAGATTACCTTTAACTTTGCCACTTAATTTAATATTAATTTTCCCACTGTGTAAATCTTTATGACAAGTGTGACATAAAGTAATTAAATTACTTTCTTCATCAGAACCACCTTGACTACGAAATATAATATGATGAACTTCTAATTTGTTATCCTTATGCTTGCCTTTACAACATTGACAAGTATAGTTATCTCTATTAAGAACGAACGCTTTGGTATTTTCAAAACCGTAGTTTGTTCCTTTTTGATAACCCCAATGTCTTATCTTAGGATTAGCAAGGCTCGGGTTTTTCATAAGATGAGTATCAAACTGACCTGTTTCAAATACCATTTTTGTAACTGGTAAAATAGATTTAATATATTCTATTTCCTTTACATGACTATGAAGCTTACTCTGCATTGTAGGACTAAATCTATCATTTCTAATAGAATTTGCACGATTTAAAAATCTTGCTTTTCTATAACGAGTTTTGCGATTTCGTCTGTTTCTACGATAAGAACGTCTTCTGTCCATTTTCTTTTTGATGTCATTTCTTACAACAACTTCTGCCATATAAACAATATCACCATTATTTTTACTTATAGCAGTTCCAATAGTTCCACTTCCAGTATCTACACCAAGGGTTAAATCTTGTGTGTAATTAGTTGTTTCATAAGTTAATTTAATCGTGAATGGTTCACGTCTTTTAACTTTTGCTTTACCTTGCTTGAGTAATAACCTTGCAATAACATTACTACAAGGCATTAGTGGTTTATTATCTTGAGAAATTACATAAACCATAAATAAGTTTCTCCTTATAAATACTCTACCTAATGGTAGGTGATGCGTACTTTGTTGCACTATTACCATACAACTGTTTCGACTTCAACTCGACAATGATATAAAGGCTTTTTGTATACATATCACAAGGCTGTTCTTATTCTGACCTAACTTAAACACATATGATAGAGCAACAGTCTGTTGCGTCAACTGTAGGTATCATAACCTAAATATCGTAGCATCCATTTCTGAATACTAAGTCTGGTGAACCATTTAACAGAAGCCCACTACCTTTAGGTAGTGGGTAGTTCACTTAAAATAATCTTTGATTTCTTTGTCTTTTTGTTTTGCTTTTTTATCCCTATAATCCTTTCTGTATTCTTTTATGATATGACAACTGTTACATCCTGAAGGATTATTACACCACCAACAATCATCATTGATATAGAAATATGATCTAGGTGGGGAAGGGCGTGGTTTTCTTTGCTTGATTTTTCTGCCCGTATGCTTTTTCATGAGTTTTTCCTTTCTTTTAAATTAACGCTTGAATGATTTTTTTGTTTCTTAAGTCTATTACTACATTTTTTGTTTTATGGTCTTTATAAATATATTTTACTTTTTCAAGTTTTTCGCTGTAAATTATTTTTTCGTTACTATTTGTATAGTTTATATACCAACAATTTGAAGATTGAATAAAATTTATTGAGTTTATTGTCATAGTTGAATTGTCACTAAATTTTGCTGAATATTCTGTATTAGGATTTAGTTGAAATAATTCAGAAATTTGTAGTGCCAAATCGTTTGTGTTGACCTCAGATTCTTCTTGTTGGATATAATAGTCTCTTATTCTAGGCTTTAAAATTCTATGAGTAAAATAATTTATATATTTTCTTGATTGTGAGGAACTTATATTGAATTTTTCGCCTATTCGTTTTTGGCTTTCGTTTCCGATGTAGTACATTTCCCACATTTTTAAACGCTTTTTGCCAACTTCATTTGAAGATTCTTTTGAATAATCAGGGCTATCTTTGATTTCTTCAAATATTTTTAATATTAAATCTTTATCTTCAAAATAGTCTGAATTGATTTTAAGTCTTTCCCACTTATCGCTCATCTTTAACACTCCTTAATAATTCTAGTTTTTCTTTTATTTTATTTATGCTTTTGAGGCGATTGTAAGTATTGCACTAATTATCGCAAAAGCAGTTGATATTGTTATAAATTTTTGAACGCCTTCTTTTTCTTTTTTGAGTGCAAAATATGCGCTTAAAATTAAGTTTAAAATACAACTACCAAGAGCTAAGTTTTTGGTTATTATTAATGCTGGAGCTATTGATTTTAACATATTTTTTTCTCCTTTATAGTTTTATTTTTTATATTTGCCCTGTGAAAAACATAAATAATATTTGAAATCCTGCAATATCTGCTAATATTAGTAAAAAAGCTATTACTATTAATATAGCAGTCATTAGTTTATCAGATGACGCTATATCAAATATACTTGTTAATACAATTTTTAACAAAATAGTTGCTGAAATAATTAGAATTATTATTAGTATAAAATTTATTATATCGGGAAATCCCATTATAATCCTCCTTTATAATTTTATTTTTTTCTTGCTCGGTTCAACTTCAGTTGGACTTTATTATTCAATTGTAGTATAATATAAGTATAATAAACAAGAATTAAGAGGTAATAACATGAAAAATATAAAACAATTAGTATCAGAAAACGCCAATATAATTTATTATAATATTAATCAAGTTAATTTTAATTGTTTAGTTAAATTAAGAACAAATCTTGAAGGTGTTAATTTAAAACTTAATTACAGAGACCTTGAAACGATTCGTGATAAAAATCAAAATCTATTAGAAGACAAAATCGCAGGTTTTATGTACCACGAATCAGGGGACGAAGCTTATTTAATAAATTACGACAATATTTTAGAAGTAAAATTTAACAAAGACGGTTTCAAATTGCTTGAAATTTGGAACGACCTTGACAACAAAATAAATCACATAATTAAAATTAATTTAGGTTTCTTTGACGAAGACAATAAACATGTCTTTGATGAACTTAGTGATTTAATTGAACAAAAGAAACAAGTATTGATTGCTCTTAAAATTGATTATGATAAATAACTCCAAGTCTAGGCTTGGAGTTATTTCTTGCTATATTTTTCTGCTGTTTCGTAAATGTCTTTTATGAGGGTTTTATAGTATAAATGGTATAATCATATCGCTAAAGCATTTAAACCCTCATAAAAACCTTCTGAGTGTGTTTAATCACAAATTTTTTTATTATTTATTTAATACCAACAAGAATAGTAATAACCTTCATAATCTGATAGGTCTTCTTTTTCTTGGTTTAAATTTCTAAAAAGTTTTTGAATTTCCATAATTGAACCGTAATACCATAGATTTAAGTCATATTCTCCGTAAAAGAATCCTTCTGTAATTGGTAGTTTTTCGTTTATGATTTTTTGACATTTTTGGTTATTTGATACTATTTTTGTAAATTTTTCGTCTAATTCATCATAATTATCTGTATATGATTCGAAAAATTTATTTGCTTGTTTTTTAAATTCTTCATCAAATTGATTTAAAAATTCGTCACAAATATTCAATAAATATTTTATATCTTCTTCAGTTATCCTGATATATTCACAATCTTCTATGTTATATTTTCGTTCGAAATAGCCTTGTAATAGATTGTTTTTTCTAAGATATCCTATGTTAGACAATTTAGGGCGTTTATCGTTATGATTGACATAGATGTTGTTTGGGAGTTCTTTAATATTTTCAACATCTTTTTCATCTTTTATCCAAAAACGGTCTGGAAAGTCTTTGAAAGTTTCCACGTCTTTAAAATTTGCTGTATAAATATATTGGTCTAATCCCATAAATTTCTCCTTTATAATTTTATTTTTTATTTTTTCATTGTTCAATATTGTAAATGTAGTATCATAGTCAAAATCATCTGCACCTAGAACTATTTCTTCGTTAGAATGCATTTCTCTGATTTTGTCTAGGGCGTCTTCTTCATTTTCTGCGTCTATTTCTACAACTCTACTTAATGTTTCTAAAACTTTTATTTCATATGTCATAGTTTTCTCCTAATTTTTTTACTTTAAAGTCTTATTAAATTTATATGCAAATTGCTCGAAAAACATATCAAACGAAAGCCATTTTTCAAACGCTTTTTTAAATGTTGGATCATCTTTTAAAATGTTGAATAAATTTATTCGATATTTATCACAATTTACTTTATTTGAATCGTATGATGCTTGAAGTCTTGCATTTCTTATGTCTTCTTCTGTTGCGAATTTTTCTAAGTAATCTGTATGCCACCATTCATCGAATTGTGAAAGTGCTCTTTCTTTATTTTCCCAAATACAAATTTGATTTTCATTAAATGCTATTGTGGATTTTGAGAATATTTTAATATCCATATTTTTAGTGTCTGCTACCATTTTCCATTGGTTATTTGAAAGCACGTCTTTTAACAAAAATTCTTTAAGTCCTTTTTTTAATTCTTTTCCCTCAAATGTGTAATTATTGTAGTTTTTGATTTGAGGATTATTTGTACTTCCAAAACCACCAGCGCCTCTTTCAGTTTGGCTTAGTTCATCTAATGTATCTACTTTTTGCAAATCAACTGAAGTATATGGCACTATAATCATTTGTGCGACATACTCACCGTTTTCAATAGTGATGCCATTATTTCCATAGTTGAAGAATTTAAGTTTGATTGATCCTCGATAATCAGAATCTATAATCCCTACAGTGTTTTGTAAAGCTAAGTGTTTTTTAGTTCCGATAGATGAACGGGGAACAACCATTCCGAAGCAACCTTGTGGTATCTCAACATGAATTTTTGTGTCGATATCTACATAGCTTTTACTGAACACTATGATTGTATTATCTAAACAAGCTGGAAGATCTATTCCTGCACTGTCCTTTGTTCCTACTTTTAAGTTATGTTTTTCTGTAAAATATTTCATAAAATTATCCTTTCTTTGTTTTTTATCTGATATTATATAATATCAACTTTCCACGTTTCTGGATAAGATATATCTATTCCCCTTATATAACTTCTATCTTTGCTTGTTAGAGATATGTTTAAGACTTTTGATATATAATCCAAAACTTCATCAAAATCACTATCGTCCTTAAAATCTTTCATTAAAGTTTTATAATCGATGCCCTTAGATTGAAATAAACTTTGTGGTGATTTGTCTTCATCACACTTTTTTACAAAATAATCCATAATTTCACCTATCTTTTCTTGATCCTTTAATTCAAAAAGCATGTTATTGTAAGGTTCCTGATAAATCGAACTCTCTTCTCTCTTTTTATCAGGACTCCACACAAATTCTACTACCAAAGGGTTCTCGTCAACTTTTAATCCAAGTAATATCATTTAATTTTCTCCTTTCACATTAACGTGTGATACGATTAACCATCTATCTTCGTATGATATAATTTTGAATATATCATCATGATTTTCTTTATCGTAGTCTCTGACTAAGTATTTAAACTGATTGTTATATAGTTTAATTACGCCAAAAGACTTTGGCTTTTTGATTTGTATTACTTTACCCACTAAGTTTTTCGCTAAGCTGTCGTAGTTATCTTCTTTTACATCTATAGCGATTAAGTCTTTTTGTATAAGTTCATCAATGATTTCTTCTATTGATTTTTCGTGATATAACTCAAGTTTTTCTTTATCCATAGGATTTATTTTAAAAGTTATTTCTTGAGTTTTTAATTTTTCTTTTGTTTCTATTAATGGTTCAATGTTTTCTTTTAGTTTAGCCATAAGTTTTCCTTTCTATTAATTCTTTTTCTTTTCGTATTATATCATCACATTTTTCAAAGCTATTTATATTTTTATATACTATAGCTCCTTCTTTTTCCATTTGTTTTACTATTTCTATTTGTAAAGCTCTCATAGTTTTTCCAGTAGCTTTTAGTTCAACGAAGACTGTTCTTTTCGGGGTTATGAGTATTCTATCGGGTACCCCTGATGTGGAAGGTGATGTGAATTTATAATAACCAAAACCTTCTTTTTTGCATAAGTCTTTTAGATATTTTTCTATTTTGGATTCTCTCATAATAACCAAATAAGGAATTTTTTTTGACTTTAGTTGTGTTTAGGGTTTTTCATTCCTTATTTATTTCCTTTCTACTTATTTAATTGATGAATATTTTGGATCTAATGACATTCGTCTATATATTTCGTCTTCTAACTCTTTCTTGTTGTTTGAAAATGTGTTTGAGTTACTAATTTTTCTTTTTAATTCTTTAATTCTTATTTCGTCTTTTATTGGTAGCTTTTTATCTAAGTATAGATTACAATCTCTTATTTGTTCTTTAATTTTGTCGTTTTCACTACGACTAATTAATAAAATTGTTACACAAATCTTATCGTATTGACATAATAATTTTGGATAAATTTGTAATAATTCATCTGAAGAATAAGAATTGATGTTTTTAAAAGCATAATCTGAGTCTTTTAAATATTCTAAGTTCATCGATTTACTATTTTCGTTGATTTTATTAGCTTTCGTTATTAAGTTATGATTTTTGAAATCTTCTGTGTATTTGTTTATTCTATAAACTGGCATAAACATTGATAAAAATAGTGCTAACCCTAATACAATGGAGAAAATTATTGCAATTAAATCATCTTTAGTTTTTTCTGATAGTTTTTTTGTATGCATGAGTTTCACCTTTTTTTTTTAATTTTTTATAATAATGTCTGAACCACCCATGACTAAAGTTACAGGATTTTGAAAATTTTAATATCAAATACAAGTCCTCGACTTTAGTCGTAGGGTGATTAACTTGTTCTGATGTTGTAACCAGAGTCTCCAGCGTGTGTTTTTCCGATTTCGTAGTCTATTTTATAGTTAATCATAATTTAATTTTTTCCTTTGTTTTTTAAGTTATAAATTTTTAATATTAAATTTAGCTAAATCTGTTGAATATTTTGAGTTATCATACGATACTTCTATTTTCTTATTATCTTTTTCTCGGTTTGTTTCACTTTTAAGTTTAATATTTTGCCATAAGTCATGAGCAAAGTAAGCTATTAATATTATATTCATTAATATTATAACTGTTAATATTTGCTTGAATATTGGTCTGTCTCCACGTAATATAAGGTATCCACGCATTACAATAAAAGCAATAAGTCCCGAAAATAGTATACCTAACATCAAGTAACCATCATGTATTTTATCTTTCATACTTAATACTAAATAGAGATTTTGTACTCTAATCATTAAATTAATACATTCCATCATTTTTTGTCTTCTCCTTTATTTTTTTAAGTTAATTCGTATAGTCTGCAAGCGAAATAAATTATAAATATTACATGCACCGATATTATAAATCTCGCTATGTGTGTACTCGTTAATTGATCTCCATATAGCAAGTCAATGATGCGTTCATTGTTTATATAATATGTGATGAATAAAATAAACGTTAAAACAAATACAGCTAACATAATTTTAATTTCTGATACATTATCAGTAAATATAGACCATTCAAATATAGGTCTTGTTGGCATTTTTGTTAGCATTTTTTTTCACCTTCTTCAATTTATAGTTTTTTAATCAAAGCTTTTCTCGTGCGAAAAACTTTTCGCATTGAGAGGATTAAGCGTTTGATATTTTTTCAATTTCTACATGATGTTCCACATAGTATTTAAACATCAAGCCGTCTTGAATTGTCACAATTAGCCCTTTGTAAGAGTTTGGCTCGATTATTTCATAGAGTTGATTTTTAGTCATATGTTTATTTTTTAATATTTTATTTATTAAGTCTTGATTAAATGGGGTGGTTACTAATGGATCCTTTTCTTTGTATTTTTCAAATAATTCTTTTTTATTTATGCCTGATTTTTGTTTAAGAAAACCTATAGGTTTTAGAGTAAAATTGTTTATTTTCATAGTGAAATCTTTGTCGTAATAGGTTGTTGAAAAATAAGCGTCTGAAAATTTTGTTCGTATTGATATTTTCACGAGAATCTTCCTTTCGTTAATTATTGAGGGGTTGTTATGTATTTTTTGTTTTCCTAATAAATTGTTTTTTATAAACGAGAATTTGTTATATTTTTAGGTTATTTCTTGACTTTTTTCTATTATTATTATATACTATTCTTAGATAAAGTCAACGGTTTGCGTTGCAAAT